CTTTCTAAAACTCTCCTAGTTGTTTTCCAATCTTCCAAATCAGGTCTTGGATTCGGTCGTCGAGGAGCAGCCCCCAGCTGCGACGGCGCTCAAGAGTGTCCCGAATCTCTTTCAGTTCCTCGAAAGCATACCGAAGTAGCTCAAGCGATTCTTCTAGTTCTTCTCGTTCATTCATCGTTATTCCTTTGCTCCTCAAAATAAGCCGCTTTTTGTTCATCGGTCATCCAATAAACGACTTCCCCCTCATCATCGAGTCCACACTCGATTTTGCCTTCAGAAACAAGCATCCAGAGAGTTTTTTCCAGTTCTTCGTTGATGTCTTCCATGTTAGTTGAATCGGGTGCGGGTTTCGTCGTAAAGGAACACGCCGCAGTCTACGGCGGCTTCAAGGTTAGGCTCTTCGTTATCGAAGAAGTAAGTGCGGAACTTGAGAGAAAGCTCTCGAAGAAGCTCTGCTTTGTAGGCGGAGACTTCCAACCCCTTATCTCCCACACAGTAAACTTGCTGAGCGGTTACACCGTATTGAGAGAGAAGGCTCATAATCGTCTGAGCAACAATCGACTGGCGAGCGGTCAGAATGTAGACTTCGTGACCCTCATTAGCGACCGTGCGAGCGAAATCGAGAAGAGGAAGCGGCTTGCTCTCAAGAGCGAGCTTTTCGCAATCGTTGAACTCGATAAAGGCATCAAGCCCTTCCGCCTCTTCGTGAATCACGGCAGAGGTTTCAAAGAGGGTTCCGTCAAGGTCGAACACGAATGCTTTAGCTTCTTCTTTCATGTGGGTCATTATACCAGACTCAGGCGGTCTGGTCAAGAGATTTTTGGAGATTCTGGCGAATTTTCCGCCGAACATAGCGGGAGTCCTTCGGCTTCGCCTTGCGCGGGGACACGCGCCACAGGTTGCAGCAGGTGCAGCCGAAGCCACCGATACCGTGACGGGTGCGGAGTGCCTTGTCGTTCGTAAGGTCGAATCCGTTGTTCTTCATGCGTGTATTATACCACACTATCAGGGGATTGCAAGCCTTTCGAGGAGGAAATACAAAAGTTTTTTTGCGTGACCTCCTAAGTCCTTGCTATGCATGGGTTTACGACGGGACGGAGGCCCCCGCCAAAGGGGGTGTAGACCCTCAAACTCGGGCGCTATTGGCCGATTCAGTTCCAGTCGTCGTAGCTGTAGGAGTCGTCATCTCCCCAGCCAGCCGAGGTGAAAGCGGACTCGTCATCCCCATCGTTGCAATCGGGTTCTTGCGAGAAGGACACGCCCTTGTCGCAGGTGCAGGCGACTTTATCGCCGTAGTCGTCGTAATCGTACCCCGTATCGTTGCAGCGGTTGCACTCGAAAGGGGTCCAGTTCTGGGAAGCCTCGAAGGTTTCGAGGTAACGGAAATCGCCTTCGTACTGGCTAAAAGTGTTGTCGTTCATCATGCGTGTATTATACCAGAGGTTAGTGAGGTTGTCCAGTCTATTCTTCGGAATCTTCCGAAAAAATATCATCCTGGCAGGACTGGCACATCCCCGAAATCTTGTATTCGGCCAGGGAGAGCGCATCGCGCCAGTAGCCACCATCGCCAGGGTAGGCGTCATGGGCAGGGATGCCCTCTTGGTCACAGGTGACGCACCATCCCCGCTCGATGCACTCGACACGGTTGGAGCCAGTAAGGTTGAAGGAGACGTCGAGCACGGGCGCTTTGTCGGTTGCTTTCATGGGTGTATTATACCACATCCTCGCAGGATTGCAAGCCTTTCGAGGAGGAAATAAAAAGTTTTTTTGCTTGACCTTGTAAGTTCTTGCTATTCATGGGTTTACGGCGAGCGGGTGGCCCCCCGCAAGGGGGCGCGTCAAGCAGAAAACCCCAATTCTTGAAGGTCTTTTTCAATTTCTTCGGCGCAAGGCTTACAGCAGTCCGTGTAGCCGTTACGGGCTTTCTCGGTCACGGAAAGGTTTTGTTCGCACACTTGGCAGGTGAACCACGTTTGCGCGAGCTTGGTTTGGTCTGCCAGCCACTCGGAGTAGTGTAGGTCGTTGTAACTCATTATTCGTTAGAGGTATCCTCTTGCCGTTGAAGAATAGGGTGAAGTCGGTTAGAATACTCCAACTTACCATAGTAGTAGTCGTAGTTATTCATAACTCGGATTCGAGCATCCGTAAGCGTACGAACGTCTTGAATGTTCAGGTAGATTCGATTAGGACCCATCGAGGGGATGGACACCTGATAAGCTCGCTCGCGGTCTTTGCGTTCCGCGATGACGATTTCGCCTACCATGTAAATGCTTTCGAGAGGAGCGGTATTCATGTCGTTTTTCATGCGTGTATTATACCAGATGGGAGAGGGTTTGTCCAGAGGAAACTTGAGAAAGTTAGAGGATGGGACGCTCTTCGACCTCAACCTCAGCGTTAGGCCATTCAGCCATAAGCTCAGCCTGACGGACAAGCGCGGTCGCCTTAGCGGCGTGGAGACTGTCCAGAACCTCCTCAGAGGAGCTAAGGGAGATGAGGACGACGAACACGGTGAGAGGGGTGTCTTTCATGGGTGTATTATACCAGAGGGAAGAGGGTTTGTCCAGAGAAAACTACAGAAAAGCTGCGAGTTGGTACAGAAACAGAATCGCCAAGCCAAGACCGATGAGTTCGAGGACTTCGAGGAGGAGCTTCGTTTTCTTCATGTGTGTATTATACCACACTTCCGAGAGAATGCAAGCCTTTCAAGGAGGAAATAAAAAAGTTTTTTTGCATGACCTTGTAAGTTCTTGCTATTCATAGGTTTACGGCTCGCCGGGGGCCGCCGTCAAGAAAATTTTGGATTTTTTTCTAGCGGTCTTGCTCGCCTTGTGAGGCGGCTACGCACAAGGACCAAGCGACGAACGCTAGGCCAGCGCAGATGATTCCGAGAGCAACTAGCATCCTGCGTAGGCGCTCTGCGTAGCTCGCCAGGGCTTCATCAGGCTACCGTTGTGGTTGCCGTAGTGCTTGCCGCACTTCATGCGAGGAAGCGACTGGCGAAGGCTGATGTAATGCTCCAGCAGAGCCAGGACGAGCTTGTTCTCGCTCGGAAGCGCCTTGTAGGTGAGGGCGAAGAGGGAACCGATGAGGTGAGAGTAGACGTTGATGATGTCGTTTTTCATGTGTGTATTATACCACGGGTTAGAGAGTTTGTCCAGAGGAAACTTGGATTTTTTCAAAAAGAGGGGAGCATCCGAATAAGCTCCGCAGCGCGCAGCGCAATCGTAGCGCATACCGTCAGGGCGAGAGCGAGGACATCCGAGAACATAACCGTAAGAACGCCCAACAAGACCCATTTGATGATTTTTCCGTTTTTCTTCATGCGTACATTATACCACGTTCTTATAGGATTGCAAGCACTTTTTGAAGAAATATGTCCTCCTAACCCCCTGGGGGGTAGGCACTTACGTCACCGGAGAATTTCGCGTTTTTTGGTACCATAGACGCAGCGGTTTGCGTATTACTTCCCGAAGGTTCATCTTTGTAAGGGACTCCTAAAAACAAACAAACTCTAAAATAAAAAAATAACTCATGGGACTCCTAAATAACTACATGGAATCTTCAGTAAAAGAGCTACTAGCTGAAAAAGCTAAAGGCAAAAAATGCGAAGAAGATGAAAAAGTCTTCGCACTGCCGGGAGTGGGACTGCTAAATAATATGAGGTTTTATTTATGTCAGATATAGGAAGAATATGGGATGGTTATTGCACACTAACCGTTCAAGCAATTATAAGCATTTATGAGAAAGAGATACCGGGCAATCCTGGAAGCCCTCCAGCTAAAACATGGAGAGTAAACATTAGGCTCATAGCTATAACAAGATGCGAAGAAAAAGAAGGCTGGAAAGGTAGTCGGGTTAGAATGGCGAATGAGGTGACAGACAAGACCGCGCAGGCGACTATAGCGAAGCGTACAATATGCTCGATGTGCGATACCTCTTGTGGAGAGGAGACTATAGGAGTGTGGAACCTAAGTGATAAGGGAAGCGGCAATCTTCCAGCAAGATTTCGTAGGCTAAGAAATTCTTTAAACGGACAGTGTTTTGAGGAGGGCGGCGAGCCTTTAGGAAGTGAAAGTTTACGGAATAGAATTGGTCCCGATAACCGCAGAGGAGAGGATGTTATTCAAGATATAGGTGGTGCGCTTGAAGAACTTATGGGAGATGCGACTATAGCGAGTGTAATACCTGACTGTGATTCTAGTTCTTGTGCCTGTGGTGATGAAGACCCCCCGCAAGTTTTTGGACTTGCAAACACAACATTCCCAAGCATAGTGGACTAAATAATAATAAGGAGAAACCCCAATGCCCATTCAACCTATTTCTGCCATCCCTGCAACCAACCCTTCCTTTCAGTATTCTGCTTCTTCAACAAGTGGAGCAGATTATATTGCACACTATCAGTACCTTAATGGTACTTGGCAACGCAAGTGGGTGTATGGCTCTGTACCCACTGGAACCTCTGGTCCTCCTACAATGTCTTACAGCTACATTGAGTTGTACTTATCAGTATCCGTTGATACCTCTCTACTAGAAGATATTCAGTTGTCGGGTACGGGTCCATATATTATCAAACATAACGTCGATTATGATTCCGATAGCTCGGCAGGTGGGTTCGGTACGTCAGGAATATTTTACACTAGCCAAGCCGGGGTTGTATTAACCTTGGCTCCTTCGGGAACGACATCTGCTGATGTTAGTGGTAGCTGTACTAAAACATTCACATTGAGAACTGCCTTACAGCAAGGTGGTTATAATGAGTCGTTAGATACTAGTGGAAGCCTTGGCCCGTACTTCACGCAAGATGTTGTTGGAGCAGCAAAAAGGCTATGTAGAGACTTCAGAGTTGACCTACTTGACATTTAAAAAGTAGGCGTAGTGTTAAAATGAGCTACCCCTCCTGCACCTGCGTTTATAAGAATGGAATCTACATTTAAAGAAGCTCTTATGGAAGCTCTGAAGAAAAAGAGCAAGAAGAGAATGAAGAAGTCCTCTCGTTGTTGGGCGGGGTACAAGCCAACTCCAGGAAAGGAACCCTTCTCGAAAGGTTCCTGTATGCCCGAAGCGAAGACTCCTGCATGGCAGAGAAAGGCTGGAAAGAGTGAAGAAGGTGGATTAAATGATGCTGGTATTAAATCCTATCGTGCTGCCAACCCTGGTTCCAAGCTCAAGAAAGCAGTAACAACCAAACCAAGCAAACTCAAAAAAGGTTCAAAATCTGCTAAGCGCCGCAAATCATTTTGCTCGCGTATGGGCGGCATGAAGAAGCGTCTCACTTCCAAGAAAACTGCGAGCGACCCGAACAGCCGTATCAATAAGGCACTCAGAAAGTGGAATTGTTAAATGGTTTCCTATCCCCCGTCTTTTGTTGATGAATACTCCTATTCGATGCCAGCATACACCTCTGGCCTTTCTGCTACTTTTAATGTAGTAGGAACCTCAGCAATTTTTGACGGGTTGAGTGCTGTAGAAGGTCACTCATATGCCATTTTCGGATGGCAAGCAGTTTTCGATACAGCAAGCGATAATGACAAGGGGCATCTCATTCTTAAACTTACCTGTAATCTTGGAACTTGTGCGGGATTAATGCATTGTTCAGATGACGATAATACGGTAGTGATGTTGCCTCAACCGTTGCGCCTGCCTTCTGGGTCTGGAGTATATCGAGTGACGGTTGCAAATAAACTAAAATCAGGAACTAGCATTCATCTCAATGTTTTCTATGCTCTGGTTCCTGACCGCTAAGCAGGGAGAAAGAGTTACGTAGAGCATACCTCAACGCTCGGCCATGTATGCTTCGTCGTAACGGTCAATCATAGCGTTTCAAAACTGTAAGTGCTTGTTTGATACAGTCGTCCATATCAAGATACTTATAAGTGCCTAAGCGTCCTAAGAAAAGAACATTATTCTTTGGAAGCTCCTTATACTTGTTATAGACCTCCTGGGACTCAAAAGGCTTTGGATAAAACCTCTCAGTAGTTGGATTATTCAAGCTAAACTCCTCTGGAAATTCGCGTGTAAACACACTCTTCTTTACATCTTGGTCATACCAGTGAGAATGGTCTACGGTGCGGGTATGTTTAACGGATTTATTGCATTCGTTGAGTTGCACCCAATGAGTTCTCTGGTCTTCGAAGATTTCAAACCTGAGCGAACGGTATGTTAGAGGACCGTAACAATAATCGTAATACTGGTCAATGGAGCCCGTGTAAATCAGAAGGTCATAGGGATATTTCTTCCATTCATCTGGGTCGCAGCCGAGGTGTACCTCGCAACCGTCAAACATGTTTGTGATAAACTGCGTATAACCCCCAATAGGAACGCCTTGGAACTCATCGGTGTGATAGTAGGGGTTGCGGTCATTTCGCTTCTTCGGAACGCGACCGCTGATACTCTTAGGGAGTTTATCAAATGGGATGCCCCAATGTTTCTCACTGTAATCTACGAACAGTTGTTCTAGAATCTCCTCCGAAGACCAAGCCCCCACAATATCTTGACTGACAAGGTTGTAGGGGATTGGAATTACTTTATCATTACGAAGTCTGGCGATTGCGGTATGCTTGAAGTTGTTAAAGGCTGCATACTTGTTTACGAAGTCCCACACATACTGTTGGTCGGTGTGGAATGCATGAGGTCCGTAGTTGTGAACCTGAATGCCTTTAATGCTCGAATCAAAGCAGTTACCTGCAATGTGAGGTCGGCATTCAAATACTTGAATGTCGTGTCCTTTCTCCTTCAAGGTTGCTGCCGCCGTAGCAGCAGCCAACCCAGCCCCTACGATTGTAACTTTCATAGCGTATACATGAAAGAGCTGAAGTGTTCAAACAGAAAGTCTTCAACTAGTTCGTCCCTTCCATTGTGGTTATACATTCCTAGCGAGTTATCCCACATGTCTAGGATTTGTTTGTAAAAGCTTCGGGGATACTTATGCAGAACAGCCCTAGACGCGATGAACATCCCCCCTGCACCAAAGTAGTATTCAAAATCTTCGGGCAGGTTAGGGAATAGAATCTTACGCGCCTTCATGAGATGCTCAGTCATCTCAAAAGATTGCATGTGGTTTTTGCCGTGAACCGGAGCCCCAAGACTACAGTATTCGTGAGGTCTTAGATTGTTCTCCAACATCATCACGGCAGCGTATCCATTCTTAGGGTCGCTAAAATATCTCGCCCTGTTAGGGTTATACAGTACCTGTGTTAGATGTTCTAATGCACCAGCCTGAAGAAACGCAGTATGCTCGTCTAGGTTGTGATAATTATGGTAGATGTGGGAGTAGAACGTATACTGCTCTCTTCCGATGTTCGGGGTGTTTACAATCTCCACATTCTCGCCTTTTCGAGGCGGTTCTAGTTTTTCTCCTTTATTGTAGATAAGTACGGGGAAATGCGCGGAGGGCATCCAACCCACCCAAGAAACATCCTCGTTATACCTAGCAATTACGAGTTTAAGGTCAAGCTTGTATTTTTGCATTACATATAATCGTCTTAAACAACTCTGAAAGGGTCATAGTTCACATACTCCTCCAACACAATCCTCAACGGCTCCCGCCTGTTCCTCGTAAACGCCTTCCCTCATCATCTTGTCGATGTTAATCGCCGTCCAATCAACAGCCGTCAAAGGCTCGTTCCCGCGAGACCCTGCACGGTAGAAGGTAAAGCCCTTAAGTTCGCTCGCGTACTCTGCAAGCTGGTCTTTCACTTCTTGGGTTGCTTGATAGTCACTGGGAAGATTGCATGTCTTTGAGACAGCCGAGTCAATGTAAGATTGTACCACTGCTTGCACTTTGATGTGTTCTTCGGGGGTGACATCGTAGGCTCCGACGACATGGCTGATGTCTCGTCCTCGTTCGTAGAGGTCTTTGAAAAGGGAGTCCACGACAAAAGTTTCGTTCCATACCCCATCAGTACCAGTACGCCAACGCCGCTTATACACAGGAGCGAAAATAGGCTCAATACCAGTAGATGTGCCAAGGACCATACTAATCGTCCCGGTAGGAGCAACAGTGAGTAGCACAGCGTTACGAAGTCCTTTACTTCGAATTTCGTTTCGGATTCGGGAGGGGAGGGTTTTGAAGAACTTTTCATCTTTTAGCTTATCCCAATCATAGGCAGGGAAGGAACCTTTTTCAGCAGCAATCGCACAGGAAGCCTTGTACGCTTCGTTTCTAAAAGTAGCGCAAACACGGTCAAGGAATTCCAGACAGCTTTCCGAGCCGTAGCGATACCCTGCTTTGATAAGGAAATAGTGAAGACCCGTCAGTCCAAGTCCAACACGACGAGAACGGAAACCAGCATCACGACACTCATTAATCGGGAAATGGTTTACTGTTAGAATATTATCTAGATAACGAACACCTGTACGAATTGTACGAGCAAACTTCTTCCAATCAATTTCTCCGTTATCATCTACCATATTCGCAAGGTTTACATGTCCAAGGCAGCAGTTGCCGTAATTGGGAAGAACCTCTTCACCACAAGGGTTGGTGGATGGCATATACTCGAAGTACGATACATTGGTGTACTCGTTGGCAAAGTCGATGTTGAAGATTCCAGGCTCTCCCGATTCAATTGCGTTCTCAACTAGACGACCCCATAGTTCCTTGGCACGAATTTCAATCTTACGAGCGTTCTCGAACTTGTCTACCCAATGCTTCTTGTGGAACATATCCGCACGACCAAGAGCGTCTTCCTCATCAAGAGCAACGACCTTTACAGTATCGTTACCCTCCTCAGAGATACGGTCTACTTCGTACTGATAATACTTCTGGTGACGCCCACCCCAAGTAAAATACCACTCCTCATCATTTTCCACGGCGCGAAGGAATCGCTTTGTAATTGCTACCGAAACATTGAAATTGTTTAGCTCATGAAGGTCAAGCTTCACATCAAGGAACTCTAGAAGGTCAGGATGAGTGATATTGAGAATTGCCATCAGAGCAGTACGACGATTCTTGCCCGCACGTACATGATTGCCAATCTCGTTAATCATACGCATCACAGAAATTGAACCGGGCGCGCTATTGCGAATATTTCCGATGTCGTTTCCTTTAGGACGAATGTTACTAAAATTGAACCCGATTCCCCCGCCACCGCAGGAAATCTTATACATATCAGCAATCGTCTTACCAATACTCTCTACGGAATCTTCAGGGTCAAGAACATAGCAGTTCAGAAGATTTTGATGAGTTCTTCCAGAACCGAAAAGAATGCGACCTCCAGGACAGAAATCTCCAGAACGAATGGCATCGTAAAACTTCTTTTCTACGGCAACCCGTTTTTCATCACTTTCCGCGCCAGCAGCGTGAGAGGCTGCTCGCTTTGCACATTCTTTCCACGACTTCTCACCGGGGAAAGCATATTTTTCCATAAAGATTTGGTGTCCAAGACCAATAGGTTCAAAATTATTCATGAGATTATCTAGTTCGGATAGCGACTCGAAAAAATTAGGCGGTTGACCCGCCTGCTCTACATAATAGTCGAGAAAGTGTCTACATTCGCATCCTTTCTCACTATTATATTATACCATGTGGAAAACAATTCTAGAAAAAATTCAAAGTGGTATCCTGGCTTACTGGAGTCAGGTTACTTGGTTCGTTCTTGGCGTTCTTCTTGGAACGATGCTTCTTGGCGGTCTTGTTTCGTGTACGTCCGCTGAGCAGAGTGGCTCTTCAGCACTTACCGCTGCTGAGTAGTTTTATCTCAATCTTTTTAATAAGCCGTGATGGGATTTTTCCTGTCATGGCTTTTTTTGTTTTTGTGGCTATATAAAATAGGAGCGCGAGTGCAGGGCAGGAGCGCCGCCAGCATGAACTTCGTAGAACAAAATAAGATAGTCGGGCATTTAACAATTGTTAAACGAGATAGCCGAACTAAAAAAGAAGAGGTCGTATACGACGATTCAAACGTCATTTGCGGCGGCATGGGTAGAAGCATAGCTCAGTTCATGTCGCTTACAGGATGTGATTTAAACGAATGTGGTGTAGACATTCCTGGGGGTGAGGCGTGTGACCTCATACATTACCAGATTTCAAAATACCAAGTTGGTATTGGCGCTTCTGGAACAACAGCTACGTCCTCCGTGGTAGGTCTCGTTTCTCCTTTATCGTATGAGGATTATGGAGGCGGTTTAAAAAGCGTAAAGCTCTCTAAAGCCGATTTATACTCCGACTCAGATGTAAAAATTTCTGAGGACGAAACCTTCGGTGTCCTTGAAAGAGTAGGAAAAAGCACCTCATCTATTACGCATATATGGCTTATGGATGAGGAGACAGGGAACGGCCAGCGAATTGATGAGGCTGGTTTGTTTGTTGAAAATCCCTATCTAAAAAAGAAGCAGTCCTTTAGCGATTTATCGCGGGTTCGAATTTCGTTGTTAGGAGACCCTTATCAAGACCAGACGGTTATTGAACTCAAAGAGGAGTTTAGTCCTGGGCATATTCTATGCGCTTATAAGCAGTTCACTCCTATCTATAAGGAAACCTACTTCAGTCTTCTCTTTCGTTGGAAGATTACATTTCTGTAAAGTATTCTTTCGGTTTGCCTGTCCCGAACGCAAATCCCTTTGGGTTGGGAGGAGGCCAAGGAAGGTTTTTAGGGTCTTTCACAAATAGATAACAACAACCTTCAATTTCAGTCTGTACAACTTCACAATCTTCGCGAAATGTAAGTGGAAGCCCTTCAAACGGAAATCCATTCCCCGGAACTACACGCACAATCCAACTTCCTTTCTCCCAATGAACAGGAGCATACGAACGAATCAAATACGGAGCATCATACCAATCCCAGATAGTGTAGAAGTTTCGATTAGAAGAGTCTTGCATGGTAGTATATAATAGTGCTTATGCAGAAGAAAATATTGTCTGTTTTTGGAGATGAATCCTTTCCTCGTACAGGTCTTGGCGGCTTGCCTACAAAACGACAGGTTGCGACAGACAATATTATGATGTTCTTTAAGAGTCTTGCACCAGACTTAGTATACATTGTTCCAAGGAACGGAACTTGTGCTTATGCAGCCGCAGTGTGCAAGATGATGAATATCCCATACATCTTAGTCTGTCCGTATCCTGGATATTTTGAAAATCTAAAGATAACTGACGCAAAGCTTTTATCTCGGGTAATAGATTCTGCTAAAACTCTTATTATTCTAAACGAGACTCCGATTGATAAAAACCAAGCAATAAAGGAATCAAATCAGTTCCTATCAAATGTCGGAGCGTTTATGGTCTTTTTATATGATTCAGAAGGAGACCCAATGTTTCAAGAGTTTATGGACAAACAATGTGAGAAGTATTTTGATTCAAGGGTTCTGATGGAGTTAGCGTACAACGAGCGGCAAGTGTTTAGATAGAATTTTTTGCCACGTTGGAATTGCATCGAAAAATTCTTTCGGGTAGCGCCCTGGGGATTCATGCCGAATTGGTAACGCGATGGTGCGGTTTTTAAACTTCTTAATGTGGGCTTGTACTGTATAAAAGAAATCGTACCAATCCCAATTGCATCCAGGTTCAAGTGCTTTTGGTTTTGCAATCTTAATTGAGTTTAGAACTTTTCCCGTAGTTGCAAGGAATAATCCGTCGAGTGCAATTACTGGTCCTACATGTCCGAAATGACTGTAAAACATGTTGTGGGCTGAATCCCCATGATAGCAGCCTCCATGTCCGCTTTGATTGTTCACCGCACATTGAAACCAACCAATATGCTTGTCGATGATTGAAGACCCTGCAACTCCAAGGAATCCAGTTTCGGGGTCAGCGAGGTGTTTACCGATAAGCATATTGAAATCTTCTTTCTGTAGAAGAATCTCAATATCATCATGGCATAGAATTACTGCGTCTTCGTCTTGAACATCAAACTCTTTAACTCCTTTTCTGTGAGCAGCCCAAATTGAACTCTCATTTTCCATGAACTTTACCTGCCAACCAGCCTCGGTAAAATACTTTTCAAGTCGTGCTACAGTCAGCTTGGAATCGCGTCTATCTTTCTCGGTCGTGCGAGTTGCGATAATTACGTAGTAGTTCATGCTATATAATAGCGTGGACAGACAAGAAATTTTATCAGAGTTGGATAAATGTTCTAAAGACCCAGCTCATTTTATCAAAACTTACGTAAAGGTAATTCATCCTGTAAAGGGAGTTATGCCGTTCGATTTGTTTCCTTTTCAGGAACGAATGATTGGCGAGATTCACGGTAACAGATTTACCCTTGTAAAAAAATTCCGACAGGCGGGAATTACAACTCTTGCAGCAGCGTATTCATTGTGGACTGTTATTTTCAACGACCATAAGAACGTCATGGTAGTATCTATTGGCGACCGCGAATCAAGAGCCTTTCTAGCGCGTGTAGTAGCCATGTACGAGGACTTACCTGCATGGATGAAGCCCAAGGTCTTGGAACAGAACAAGCACGTTCTGAGGCTTTCTACGGGCTCTCAGGTGAAGTCTCAGCCCGCAGGTGCTGGTCGTGGTGAATCGGTATCTCTGCTTATTGTAGATGAGGCTGCTTTCGTAGAGAAGATGCGTGAGTTCTGGATGGCAATCTACCCTACGATTTCGACTGGTGGTGCTGCGTGTATCATCTCCACAGTGAATGGTATGAGTAATCTGTACTACGAGCTGTATCAAGGCGCGTTAAAAGGAGAAAATAAATTCCATATCGTAGATATTGAATGGCAAGAACATCCGTGGTATACTCCTGAGTGGTATGAAGAAACTCGTCCGAACATGAGCGACAAAGCGTGGCTTCAGGAATACGAATGTGAGTTCCTTGGAACGGGAGATACTTTCATTGACCGAAACACGCTTGGAATTATGCGAGAAACAACTTCCGACGATTGGGATTCCAGATACACTCACAGAATGCGTGTGTGGGAGGAGCCTATGCCGTATTACAATTATCTAATTGCGGTTGATGCTTCGTACGGTCGTGAGCGAGACCATTCTGCATTCCATATTATAAATCTATATAATGGTCAACAGGTAGCAGAGTTTTACTCAAACGTAACTCCTTTAAGTAAGTTTGCTGAGATTATATGTAAAGAAGGCTATGCGTACAACACCGCTTATGTACAAGTTGAGCGTAATGGTTTGGGTCTGGCATTGATTGAGCAGTTATGGGAAACTCTAGAATACGATAACTTAGTAATGGACGAGAAAGGCGAGTTTGGTCTTATGCTCACCACAAAGACTCGGGAAGTCGTGTTGGCAGATTTAGAGGATTGTCTGCGTAAAGGACGAATCAAAATTAATTCTGAGCGAACTGTAAATGAATTACTAACTTTTGTTATTGACGAAAAAACTGGTAAAGTTCAAGCAGACGAAGGCTATAATGATGATTTAGTAATGAGTCTTGCTCTTGCTGCTCATACTATGGATGATTTGTATAGAGGAAGTCCTGAACCTCTATCCTCTGAGGATATCAATAACAATTCAGCACCAATGCCTGTTATTAGTACTAAATACTCACAGGACGAAGATATTAGAGATTACCACAAATGGCTGAACAAATAAATGAAGATATGGGCTCGACAGAGTTCCCGTCCACAAATACCTACGGAGATGATACCCCTGGTTATCGCGGTAGATTCTCTGCGTTTTTCCAAAAGTTTTTTGGAGAAAAACGCAGAGGTCGTCCGTTACAACAACAACCATTAGCGGGAGATGCGAAGTCGGCTGCAATAGAAACACCGGAAGATTATTCAGGGGGGTATGGTAAATCTCAAGGTGCTCATGCTATGCCTCGCGTTGAAAGCGAGCGAAGACGGCGCTATGCTGATTATGAGCGAATGGACCAGGAATCCGAGGTCGGCGCTGCATTGGATATTTATGCTGATGACGCTACTCAGGAAAATACCCGCGAAGAACTCTTTGAACTGAACACCGACAACAGCCTGGTGAAAGACGAAGTAAATCGTTTCATCAAGCAATCGCGATTGGACAAGTGCATTTGGGATATTGTTCGAAATGTTGCAAAGTACGGGGATTGTTTTGTTGAAAATGTTGTAGACCTTAATAACATTGGAAAAGGAATTCAACGCCTTAAGGTACTTAATCCAAACTTTATTTACCGCGTTGAAGATAAGTATGGATACCTGAAAGAGTTCTTACAAGAGATTCCAGACAAGAGAGCTTCGGGCACAGACTACTCTCAGTCCTTCCTTCCTGATAAAAAGAAGAAGAACATTATAAAACTCAACAAGGACCAAATTGTCCACTTCCGTAGAATGACCTCGGATGCAAATTTCTACCCCTACGGAAAAGGTGTTCTTGCTTATGGTGTTCGTGTTTTCAAATCATTGATGCTAATGGAAGATGCGATGCTTGTGTACCGCATCCAACGCGCTCCTGAAAGACGCGCTTTCTATCTGGAAACAGGAAACCTTCCACAATCAAAGGTAGAAGCCTTCGTTGAACGAATCAAAGCTAAATTTAAGAAGCAGCCTATGTGGAATCCAGGGTCGAATACAATCGACCATCAGTACAACCCCCTTGCCGTAGATGAGGATTTCTTCATTCCTATTCGAAACGGTCAAGGTACAAGAGTTGAAGTTCTTCCTGGTGCTCAAAACCTTGGCGAGACTGAGGATGTTAAGTATTTCCGTGATAAGCTTCTTGCCGCTCTAAAAGTTCCGAAAGACTTTATTGTTGAAAAAGATAAGTCTCCCGAGAGAAAGGCTAATCTATCTCAACTAGACGTTAAGTTTGCAAAAGCTGTTCAGCGCTTGCAGCGCGATGTCGAGGCTGGACTAAATGTACTTCTACGTCGGCACCTTACCTTAGTTGGTCTTCCAAAAAGCTTGATTGATTCGGTTGACATAAAACTCACTTCACCGTCCGATATGTTTATGAAGCGGCGTTTGGAAGTGGATGAGCAGAAAGTTCGAATCGTACAAGCCGTAAAAGGTTTAATGCTTTTCGATGATGAGTACCTCTACAAGGAGTACTTCTCAATGACTGATGCCGAGATTGACGATATGAAGTCGCGGGTCGAGAAGCAAAAAGAAAAGGATGGCCAGGCGGGCGGAATGCCGGGAATGCCAGGAATGCCAGCGCCTCCAGGAGCGCCTGGAGAACCCCCTCCAGAGGGTGAAGGTCCACCAGAGGGCGAAGGTCCTCCTCCAGAATAACCGAAATAATTTTTTAATTTTTTAAAAACTGCCAAATAGGTATCCTACATAAAGATACCTAGGCTTATTATATATTATGATTACATCTACATTTTTTGGTCGTGACCAGTCCATTGCAAAAGTAAACCTATCCATGAACTATCTTAGTCGAATTGTTCGTGAGAATATGGTTCTTTTTGATTTCGATGCGAAGAACGATAAAGCATCTTTTCTTACAGAGAGCAATCTTATTGTAGACTGCACGATTATAGAGACCGCAGTCGGTGTCTGCTTACAGAATATTCAGGTAAACGAGGCAAATAACCTGTACTCGAATCAAAGTGTAGATACTAGAGTAAATGAGTCCATTCATTCATTTATTGGAAGTCTTCGTGATGATGAGTATTCGGACGCAGAAAATAATTTTTCTACTATTCTTAAATCATTTCAAAGCCGTAGTCGAATTAGTGAGGTTCGTGCTAAACTAGAAAGACGCGCCTTATCATTTACCGATAACCAGAATATTTTAGAGACGGCTGAGTATACAAAGCTTGGCGAGATTCGTGAGAAAGCAGTAGAGTATCTTAAAGAAAATAAAGATACTCTTCTTTCTTTTGAAGAGATTTCAAACTCACTAAAGCTTGCCAACGCTCTTGGTAAGGCATTTAATGTTCCTCGTAAAACTTGGGAAGAAGTTGTTTCTGAAGGCGAACTTAAAGTTCCTTTTGATACCCAAAAAACAGTATTCGAAATGGTTTGCTCTCAAGAGTTAATTCGTTCCGAGCTTAGCGAATCAAAAGAAAACTTCTCTCGGTCTTGGATAAAGAACGAAAAGATTGCTGCTCTTGCTTCGTGCATTTACAATGACGATGATACTGTTTTAGAGGCTCTTCGGTCGGCTATCACGGCTGTACCCTATCTAGCTCTCGCTTCTAAGTCCGACATTAAAACAGTTTTCGCCTCGATTTACGAAGCCTCAGATGTTGCCAATATTTCTCAGAAAGATATTCGTGAGTATGTTGCCCGTATCTTTGAATTTAAGAAGCCTATTAAACAAGAGATTCTTGGCGAGTTAAACGAGTCGTACGGTATTAACGTTCAGAATATGAAGTTTGTTCCGACCTTCTCAAATCTTGCCAAAGCACAGTCTGTTCTCTTCGAGGCATTGGCATCGACTTGTGAAAAAGAAAGCGTTGTTCGTGATGTGTTTGAGGCTTTCTCCAAGTGTCTGCGAAAGAAAGGCGGCATTCAAGCACTAGATGTTAATGATTTCATCTTCGGTCTCTTTGATGATGCGGAAGTAATGTCGGAAGGTGTTCTTTTCCGCGAAATAGACTTAGATAGTCTGGTCGAGTCGCTCTTTGAAGCAAAGGAAATGCCAAAGAAAGATATGAAGAAAGAGGAAGAGCCGATGGAAGACGAGGAGCCTGAGATGGAGAAAGGGGGTAAAAAAGCCTCGAAGCCTATGGGCAAGAAGAAAAAGAAGGTTGAGAAAGGTGAGGAGGATATGAATGCCCGCGCCGACGAGAGTGCCGAAGAAGAGGAAGACCTTGATAGCCCTGAAGGAGGGCTTGGTTTAGGTGCCGACGAAATGACTGACCTTATGCAAGAGCTTGAGACCCTTTTCAAGGATATTGATTGGGATGCCCTTGCCGAAGAAGAGGAAGAGGAAGGTGAAGAGGAGTTCGAAACTGCCCCTCAACCTGAGCAGGCTTAGTCCTCCATGTAACCCTGCTTTAGCCAAGTAATGTTGTAAAATACAAACCTACCATAAATTGTAAATAGAAGACTAATAATCTGATATAAATCTTTAATCGACTCTTCTGAGATATTGGAAGAGTCGATTATTTTTTGAATTCTGTCTCGTACAAATCTAAGGTCTTCAGCATCTTCGGGTCTAAGTTTACTTAATGCCTTTATATATTCTTCTTTATTCTTAATCATTGTATTGTAATCTTTAAGGATTTATAGGCTCTGCGTCTCGCCGCAGCATGTTCTTTTAGGTACGGTACTTGGTCCGCGAAATCGTATATATATACTTTGCTTTTGCTTTCGTGAATACGCAGCGCTCTTCCAAGTGCTTGGAGCGTAGCAATCTCAGACTTAAGGCCGCGTGCATTGATAAGATGCGTAATCTCTGGGATGTCTACACCAGTCTGTAGAATCTTAGTGCCAATCAATACTGAGCGTTGCTCATTCTTAAAGGCTTTAATCACTCCTTTTCGGTGTGTTAAATCATCTTTCCCTTCTAAAGTGTATGCTTCTGGAATCATCGCTTTTAGAATTTCCAGATGCTTCAGATTCTTCACTAGAATCAATATTCTACCAGTCTCGATACTATCGCATACTTTTTTGATTTTCCCATTTCTAATGTCGCTATGAACGACGTGTTTCTCATATATGTCGCTATAACTGGAATCTAGTAACGAATGGTCTCTGTACTCTGGAAGTTCGAGGAAGGTTACTGTAGGCGGTGTGAGAAACCCGTCATCAACTAACTGAGCGACATCAACCTCCGAGATAATATCCCCCAGATACGCTACTAAATTTAGCTTTGCCATACGGTCTTTCGGCATCGTAGCAGACATTCCAAAGCGGTATACGGCGTTCGGAAATGACTTCACAACCTTTGTAGAGAGTTTTCCTTTGGAGAATTCATGAACCTCATCAAAGATGATAAACTCAGACTGGTCGAGATGAGTGTCTAATACCTTGTGAATCGACTGTACTGTACAGAGAGTGATAGGCTTTAACTCTACCCCATCACCGAAAGCAACTCCTACATCAAACCCTAAATTAGTAAGAAAATCGTAAGTTTGCAGTAGCAGCGTTTTCTGCGTAAAGAATATTAAACCTGTTTTATTTTCTAACGCTTTCAGTATCCCTGCCAAAATGACAGTCTTGCCCGCGCCCGTAGGAGCTTTAATAAGCGCCATTCGCTTTTTTAGCGCAAGATTAATCAGCGATTCTTGATAGTCACGATACTGAATTTTCTCTATATCTATATCATGCCTATCTACTACTGCATCTCGGTGGTCCTCAAGTTCGTAAGAAATCTCTGCTAATTCAAGGTCTTTAAGGATGAATGGAAGTAGTCCTGTCCCGAAACTGCCTTTCTCTGTAATAAAGTATTTTGCACCATCCCAACCACGACGATAAGCTTTACTATATCTCGCGCCAGGAATCTTTGCACTATACTTCTTTCGTAGAATACTTAGAAGTTCTTTATTGTGGGTTTGTAATAAAGAATTTACATTTTTTACGATAATCTTCAAACCGTAACTATAATAGTCTAAAATATTAAATTTTTATCATGAGTAACGAATCTATTGTTGACCTTGTACAAAAACACCAAGCCCAGATGGGAGCTTCTGCACCTGCACCTACACCGACCGAAGGTTTAGAAAAGGTTGATAGTGCAGCCGTTCAGCACAAATCTGCTATGATGGCTGGGAATATGCCGGAAGATAGAATGTCTTCTGATGCGTTAGATAGGCTACTAGCTAACGTCAAGACAAAAATGGCCTGGATAACTGTTGAACTGCCATCTCAAGGTCTTCTTTATCAAAATGGGGAGCGGGTCGCAGAAATTCGCCCATTCACTTTTGATGATGAGCGAATTCTAAAGTCTGCGCGCTCAGTATCGAAACCAAACGAAACAGTCGAGAGACTTCTACGTAACTGTGTCCGTGGTGTAGAGGTTTCTGACCTTACTCCATATGACCGTTTATATCTTCTCTTCAGAATTCGTGGTATTTCTTACGGAGATGATTATCCCATTCAACACGATTGTAGTAACTGTGCAAGAACAAGCAAGCTAACTCTACAAATCTCTACCCTACAAACAACACCGCTTACTGAAGACCATATGCGGTTTATGCTTCCTGACTCGCAGCAAGAAGCAGTTATCAAGCTGCCTAGGGCTCAAGATGAGCACCTTTATAGCAGCGCCGAACGCCTCATGGAGAACCTGTACCAGTTTGTCTACAGCGTTGGTGGCATTACTGACAAGACCATTCTAGAGGCGTTTATCCAAAAAACAACTGTTCGTGATATTGATACGTTGCGTAGAAAAATCTTTACTCCTGATTATGGAATGGAGGACCATTTCTTCTACACCTGTAATGAGTGTGGTTATAAGAACCGAGTGAACATTGGTCTCAACGAAGATTTTTTTACCGCGAGCTAACTAGTTTTTGGAGAGAAGATGACTTGGAATCTCAAGCATATCTTCTAGTTAAGCACGCAAATATCAGTCTCTCCGATGTAGGTGATTTAACATTCATCGAAAGGCAAACCTATATACAATTACTTAAGGATGAATGGGAGCGTGAGCGTCAAGAATTTGAGAAGCTCCGTAAGAGATAAATCCTAAATAATATTATCATGGCTTCTTTCAACGGATACACAGTAATTAAACGATATAACCGCCCAAGCATTCTAACTCGCACGCAGCTAGACATGATGTTTACGAATAACGGGTCGTACTTTAACCCGTATTCAATTAGCGCGGTTTATATCCTGCCTGATACGACAACTACGAACGGCAGTCCTGATATTTACATTAACCGTACAGTTAGTGATTTAGGAACACCTGAATACGGTATGCTTAATGCTACAGGTCTCTCTGCTGTCGCCGCGTACTATGATGTAAGTAACGGAGCGGAGGTACAGGTTCCAGGGGTGTATGACCCCGATACATCAGCGGCAAGTGCAATTTACAGTCTAACCACCGGACAATTTGCAGTTATTGCCGATGGTGCAGCCCATCCATCATTTTCTTCTTTAGGGTTATCTGATGGAAAGTGGTTTGATGTGTGGCTTGTCAAAGACTTCGAAACAGTAGATGCCTCAGCAGGCTGGAAGCTGTACTGGAATAAATTTGAAACATACAATGACAGAGTAGTTACGTTCACAGAACCTCTTCAAATTACTACTCATAACAAACTGCAAAATAAGTATATTCAACTAAGCTCTATTGAGACTTTGAGAATTACAACTGATATGTTTGTTGCTAACAAGGAGATGGGGCAAGACCTTAAAAATATCTGGCGTCAAACTGTAATTGATAATGCTGAAATTAGAATCCGTAAAAGAAATCCGCGAACTACAGGTCTTTTAACAGATATTGTTGCTTGGACTTCTACGGGAGTTAATGTGAGTTCTGAAAGTACGATTCTGTATACCTGGGATACTTCGGCGCTAGAGAAGGGCGATTACATTGTAGAAGTTAAGTATACTCTTCTTGAGCAGACCTTCTACAGTGAAGAGTTTAGTTTAGTGCTTCGGTAATCTCGTACTCAAAGTCTACGGGCTTTAGTCCTGCAACAAGAAAATCTCTGAACTGAGCTTTAGAGTCGCAGTCAATGTGAAGCTCATTCCAGTCTTTGTAAGTCTTGTTTAGATTCTGTGGAAGTCTTGCAATACAGAACTCATTTTTATTTTTGCTTAGCATCATACGACGGGCTTGCCGTACCCCCTCAGCCCCAGCCTCGTCGTTATCATAAGCAAAAATAATCTGCTTGGTCTTAAGCATTTCTGCCTGCGCGTGGGATAGTCGGCTACCTTGTGTACAAGTAGCGTTAATGCCGTTTATCTGTAGTGTGATAGCATCTAGGGGTCCCTCTGTGATAAACACATAATCACAATCCTCTTTGAATGGGTACAGAATATCAGAAGCTTTTACTCCTGTAACGCCGCGAGAGGGGTTGAGATATTTCATACCGACAATGCTAAGATTACGTGCCTGAAAGTAGTAGGGCTTTTCATCTTTCATGTACGGAATGATTAGCCTGTTTGCGTACCTTCCGCTGGTGCTTACATAAAAGCTACCTTTTTGTAATTTTCTAGACAGGATAAACTTTCGCGCCAACCTTTCCGTGAGGTTGCTTTCGTTAATAGCGCGGGGGTCAAACTTCTTAAATGAGTTGAAGATGTCTTGGATGTTACTGTTTGTAACTGGTTCTTGTTCGAGACGAATAGAGGATACTTCAAACAGAAGTTCTGGAGTATCAAACAGCTTACTACGTAGATAAGATAGTGCAGATTCATATGGAATTTCTTCAACAGCAGCGATTAATTGTGCGAAGTTACCCTTTTCCTGTGATTTGAAATCTTGCCATAACCCTGTATCCATATTGATAGACATATGGAGTTTTTCGTCCTCGGCAAAGATGGAATTGGTCGTAAATTCTTGACCAAATACCTTATTTGTCGGGAACTTCGAGTGCAAATACTCTTTAATAAGGTTGGACGGTAACATCATGTATATTAAAGGCTTCTCCCCCTCAAAATTGAACACTTTCGACGAATGCGAGCAAAAATATCGCTACAAGTACATCCACTATCTCCCAGAGGAGTATAATGAAGGGCTTTCAACGGACGCTTTGCAGTTCGGCTCATATATTCACAAAATCTTTGAAGACGGCGTGGAAGCCTCGACCATCGAGGAGCTTCAGGAACACGCCACGCTACTACGTGATAGTTATCAGTTCGCGGGTCGTGGCGAAGATATTCAAAAATGTATTCGTAACTTCCATTCCTTTAACAGCAAGCTAACTGAAAACGTCTCTACAGAGATGAGGTTTGCCGTAGAGGTTATTCCAGACCTCGAAGTGAACGGTATCATTGACCGCGTGGTGAAGGGTAGTAACGGCGGCTATCTTGTAATCGACTACAAGACGAGCAAGAGGGAAAAAACCAAGCGAGAGCTTTACAACGACCCTCAGCTTATGATTTATACTGCCGCTATCTCAAAGATGTACAAGTGTGATATTCGTAATATCACGGTCGCACACTACTACCCGCTAACTGGGAATCTGGTCACAATCAAGTACCTTCCGAGTCATGTTGCGGCTTTTTTGCGGAAACTAGACGAAAAAAAGTGGCGAATCCGAAAAAAGAAGGCGGATGAATTTAAACCAAGAGTAAACCAGTTCTGTGACTGGTGTGGCTACAAGAACCTCTGTCCTAAATTTGGCGGAACTCCAAAAATGCTGGAAGAAGCTATTGAGAAGAAGAGCAGCGGTAAATCATCGGGTAGTAAAGACTGATATCTATCATGTAGAGAAAATCTCTTACTTGTAGTAAATCATATCCATGTTTTTTTATGAAATGATTTTCTAGGTAAGAGATTTTTATAGGCTTTTGTTGTTGAAAAGCATCAATCAATAACCCTTGAAAGATATTAATAAAAGCTTCAGAATATCTATGTCTCCATTTTTCCTTAAACTCTAAAGATAAAGCATAGTTTATTTGTTCAAGGAACTCTTCAAGCTCCATCTTGTCGTCTAGGTTCAAACTCATATCTATATAATATAATAGATTATAGTCTGAGTAATTCAAAAAATGCCGAGAAAAATTCAGTCAAGTTTACAGCTTCGAAAAGGAACTCCCGGAAAAAGCTTAGGTTCTATCCGTAACATGGCTAGGTATGCTGGCCAGCTATACACTTTTGGGTATAACAGTTATGGTCCTAGCGAATCTAGGCGTCGTCCAAATTTGGACAAACAGCCTTTGTTATTGTTAGCGTATAAAGGTGGTTCTAAGGTATGGAAAGCGAAGAACGGCAAAAGCTATATCTATGGATTTAATTTAAATTACTTAGAAGGTCATCGACGTTTAGAGGTTATTAGAAATTTAATAGATGCTTTCTCAGAAAAACCAGGAAGAACGTTGTCCTATCAAGAACTTAAAAATGAACTGAATCTTCCAGAAGGTAAAGAGGACTCTATATTCCGTAAGTATGATGTACGTGGGAGCAAGTTACGGTCATTAAAACAGGTTGACCTAAATACCTATGAGTCTTATCTAGACGAAGCATTAAAAGAACAGGACGAGTAATAAATGGCATCCTCAGAAGATAGGCAGTTTTTCGAAGACCTAAACAAAGACCTTGCTAATTCCCTTAACGACGCTATTTCGAGCGCATTCTCGGACTTTGGGAAAGCTTTTGGCGATAGTGCTTCTCAAAGTATTTCCTCTGCTATATCCAAAGGATTTGAAGAGTCTGGCTCTGGAAAGTCTGGTGATAAAAAAGAAAAGGACAGAGGAGGTTTCGATAAGCTTTCTTCAGCTTTAGGTAGGTTTGGAAAAGCGTTTGGTACGTTAAAAGCTATTGCCAGACCTTTAGACGGCGCAAGCTCTCAAATTAAACAGTTCGGCAATACAATGGCCAGGACTGTTGCTCAAACAGGCAATCACGCTCTTGTAAACGCTAGGTTACAAAAAGGCGCCATGACTGAGCTAAACAAACTCAATGTAGGTAGTTTAGCACAGACTATCAGTGGCGAGTTCGCAGATTTTGGAATTGGACTAGGGCAGACTGGTCAGATTTTAGATACCGCCCTAAGAACTAATGCTAAAGTAAATGATAAGGGAACTCAAGAGTTCTTAGCGAGAGCCGTTGGACTTGGTAATAATTTAGGGCTTGCAACTCAGGCAATTGCAACAAATACAAACTACTTAGGACTATCTACAGACGCTTCGGATAATTTTAATCAAGGCTTAATCCAAACTGCAAAAGCGAATGGCCGTTTAGCAGACACAATTTTTCAAGCAGTAGAAGCCTTCAAAGAGAATACACGTTCTCAGAATATTGTATTTGGAACTCAGTTTGCAGGAACTATGCGAAGCGTGGTAGCTGGATTACAGGCCGCTATGCCGGATACAGGAATTATTGATGCTGTTGGTAAAATCACTGGAACAGATTTTAAACAGCAACAAGCAACTGCCGCCCTCCTCGCTCGTCTAAATGTCGGAGCTACAACACAAGAACTTTCACAAGACCCAGCCGCGGTTCTCGCGAAAATGTTCAAAGCTATTGAAGCAGATTTAGGAAGATTCCAAAATGACCCACGGGCTATGGCTTCTCAAATGGAGCTTATGGCTTCTCAAGCAGGGTTAAGTAAATCTGATATCGAAGCCATTCTAACTCAAAGTGCAGGCAAAAGCACGGGCGAGCTAGAAAAGATTATGCGTAACCAGGCTGGGCAAAAACTTCCAACCAGAGAAGAACTTAAGGGGGAGCAGACTGTTGTAGGTGGTTTGAGCGTAGATGCTGCCGAGGCGATGAAAGATGCTAAAATAGCAATTCAGGGTGCCGACGTAGCGTTTAACATGCTTTCAACTACAACAGAGGTAGTACGAACAAGTCTTGATGCTTTTGATGGGGCTCTTGCAAAAGTTATGGGAACTATGGCAGGAATGTCAACAGGCGTTCAAATGGGCGCGCAAGCCACGGGTGTTATGGGTATGGTCTCAAGTCTTGCCGACATTACCAGTATCGCCGCTGATATTTCTAGATTTCGTAGAGGGGGAGGTTTTGGAAAGATTGGCAAAAGTGCGAAAAATATGTTTAGTCGAGTTCGCGGCGCACCTCGTGCAGGAGTACAAGGATTTAAAGGACTCCTACGGGGTGCAGGTGAGGCGGTTGGAACTAGCCCTGCTATGGCGGGAGCAGGAGGGTCACGCTTCTTAGGCGTAGCAACCCCCTTCACCAAGACAGGCCGTGAAATTATGAAAGCACGTTCACTTACGTCTGGAGGTCTTAAAGGAGGGCTTAAAGGCATTTCTAAAAAGATTCCGCTACTTGGCGCTGCTATTGCAGGCGGTCTTGAGTTGGCTGAGTCTGGCGATAAAAGTAGAGCAGCCGCTACTGCCATAGGTTCAGGTGGCGGCGCAGCCGCAGGGGCGGGTATAGGAGCCGCTATCGGAACTATGATTTTCCCTGGAGTCGGAACCGCAATTGGTGGGTTGTTGGGCGGTGCCCTCGGCGCTTGGGGAGGTGAAAGCGGCGCTAAAGCTATTCACGATAAGTTCGACCCTGAATTTGTTGCAGACCAACAACGAAAAGAACAAGAAGCTGCTGAAGCTGAAAGAGATGCTAAAACTTTCAAAGGAACTCCTGAAGAGCTTCGGGCAGAGGCAGAGGCTATGGCGATTCAGCAGATGCAGCTAGACGAACAAACCCGACTCAATACAAATATCGAGAAAATGATTGATATTCTAAATCAGCCTGGGTACTATGAAGGGGAGAGGGTTAGTGGTATAGGTACTGGCACCTTCCATACTAAAGAGGCATCTTCGCGGTTTGATGAAAGGTATGACGATGCGTGGGAGCAAAAAGCGTTCTTAAATGCTTACCACGGAAAGTATATGGAGATTAAGCACGGAGGGGGTAACTGATGGGACTTCTAGACGGAATTACAAATAAAATAGATGAGATTTTAGATAAAACTATAAATAAACTTCCTACCCTAGGAGCGTCCAAACCAATGTACCAACCAATTCCCAAAGGTACTATGGAAATCAGGGATATCAGCCCAGGGAGTGCTCCACAGTTAGGAAGCGATGTATTGAGTCCTCTTCCGAGCGCTCAAAATAACGTTGATGAAGTTTCAGATTTCACCAACCTACCGCCTAAAGGGTCGTTGGTTAAAAGTCCTGTAAAAACAATTTATAACGGTACGGAAGCTCAAGTCCCTCCTCGAACGCCTAATCAACCCGAGACAGGAGCAGGAGCAAAGCCTGGTTCAATGCTCCGTCCAATTCCAAGAAGAGTTTCTTCAAACGATGCAAATGGAACAATTCTAGGGGTTAATGAGATTGGTATTGTTGATGATACTATCAAACGGCGATACCAAGAAGCTGAATGGAACGGTATTATTAAAGAGAACACTGCAAGAATTAATACTGTATTAGAAGAGCGGTCGTATTTAGATTTCTACTTTCCAAACCAAGCACTAGGTACAAGGCGGGTTGCATTCTTTGAAAACCCTTCGATTCAAGAACAGCGTTCTGCCCGATACGCACAGCAGAATATTCTTTCTCGTAATGAGCCCGTACGTTTATACGTTGGTTCTGATGCAAGACGAGTAACTTTACGCTTTAACTATACGCTCCCTCATGTCGCAGCATTTTGGGCTGAGGTTGGAAGACCCCCTATTGGAAAGTTTAATAAAGAGGTGCTAAACCAATATAAAATGGCTACAAAGCTTGCCATTGAGAAATTTTTTATTGGAGTAAATGTTAAGCTTAATGACGGGGGTAAAACAACGTTTACTAACTACGGCTCAACAGGCCCTAGACTTACAGATTCAGATGGAAAGGGTAGTGGAAATTCAAGTACTGGATATTTAAACGTTCCGTTTGTTGTTGGTCTTTTTTCTAATTGGTCTACAGACGCTAACTCGATGGATACTCCTATTATGGCAGCAGCCCACTATACGCAGTACGCTATTGATACTATCCGTGCATCTGTTGTAGGCGACCTAACTAAAATTGGCCCTCAAGGACCTCCTATTGTACGGCTACGTCACGGCACGGTGTTTGATGAAGCGCCTTTTATTGTTAAAACCTTTTCGATAAGCTACCCCCAAGATAAAGGTTATGAAGTGAAAACTCTATACCCACGGGTAATTTCATTTGATTTACAGTTAGAGGAGTTCAGACAAACTCATGGCAGTCATCACGGCGATACTTTAGAGCAATTACCGGGAGCTTCAGACATTATTGATTTAGGGCTTAAGTTCCCTCCTGTTGACCCTGGTGATGGGTACAACACAGATAGAGCAACATACAACAGACAGGTATAGTTATGGTAAAGGTAAAAACATCTCGCTACGTATCGTACTCTCCGCTCAATCGTCAACACCGGGGTAAACCTTTTTTAGATTTAGTTAATTCTGAATCATGGAAAACGTTTATTACAGAAAATTTAGATAAGTATCAGTATAAGATTGCAGTGATTCCGGCTACGATGGAATATCGCCCTGATGTTATCTCTTTTTCAATTTACGGCACGGAAAAATTATGGTGGCTTATTTGTGCGGCAAATGGAATTATTGACCCGAATACAGAATTAGTTGCTGGAAAGCAGATTAGAATTCCTATAATATAACACATGTCTAGGATTGGTTACAGAACGACTGCGCCCGCACAGGTATTTTTATCCTTTAACTATGAAGCGTTATTGGACACGGGTGCGGGTATAAGTAATTATGATGACCCTCTGAACCTGAAGGATACTTTTTTATCCTTTGAGTACACCCCCGCAAACACTCCGAATGCACAGGGTAGTCACATTAAGATTGTTCTGATTAACCCGAATACAAATATTGAAAAGCTTCTATTCTCAAAGTATGCCGCATTTACTCCAAGAGCTTGGAAGTCGCAAGATGAGGTGTTTCAAGAGCTTCGCGAGAATAGCCGAAAACTAGACACAGCGTACATTCGCTGGGGTTACGTATCTGACGACCCAGATGACGCTACAAAAGATAAAACAGCTTTATCGCATATCCATAGAATTCATCTCATTGAGATTGATTACGATATTAACAGCAATCAAGATAGACTTGTTACTCTACGCTTCTCGGACTCCTTTGATACTTTCCTGAGAGGTTATATAAAATCTAACATAGAATTACCTCCATTCTCGGTTACTTTAACTGACAACGACAATAAGCTGCGTAAGATTAGTGATGTGGTAGGTGAAAGGCTTCTAAATGTGCTTGGCATGGCGGACGGGTATGAGTTTGTAAACAACATGTCCAGCGCGCACAGAGATTCTTTAGACGAAGCTTTACGAGGAGCTTTAGCGACTCTTACAAATAAAGAGCTTGATTCGGTTCCATCACTTGCAGGTAAGCAAATGCCCTCACTGGTTGATATGCCGCTTGTTCTTGCCCCCCAAGAAAATGTTAATGATGACGACGTAAAAAATACATTATCCGCATATCAGAAGTTTTTGCACTTTTTAGGAGGGTCTTTACGAGTTCCTACAGAAGATGGTGATGCGATTGCAACTGTTGATGGGGAGTCTGTTGAGCTTACAAAGATTCCAGAACCGCAGCCTTCTTTAAATTCTGAGGGAGTAGAAAATGCAGGAACTTTAGATAACCCGAACACAAAAGCAGCCAGCCAGGCTAAGGTCGCGGCAACTGCTGACCCAGACGAAAAACATCATGTATATTTTGAATCAATAGGATTTCATCATATTGACAAGAATCCATATTCTCGATATCCAGGAGGAAACCCTGATGAAACCCCCTACTCCGCGCCTTTTAAATACTTGTATTTTTTATGTACGTATGATTCTGAAACAGGTATTAAAACCAAGTTTACTTTAGACGAGCTTAGACAAATGTACGGGGATATGGTTAGCCCGTACGGACCAGCAGGGCAGACCAACAATCAGAATTATAAATACATGTTCATTAATCAGCCAGCCTACAACGCTTCAAAAAAAGAGGAGGGCGGCTTCTGGTGGTGGTCGGATAGTGCAGAGAAGGCTCAAGAAAAGTTTATTGCATATAATGCAGACGGTGATAAGATGATATCATATGGTGCAGCCCGTGCCCAGCTTTGGACGACGATTCAATTGCTTGAAGCAAGATACGCTGAAGCTGCCGCCCCTGTTGAAGATGTCGAACATGCAGCCGCAGTACAAGATACGTCCGAAGCGTATGAAGAATCAGGAGGGCAAAAAGAAAAATCCCCAGTCCCTGCGGCTGAAAAAAAATACACCGCTCTTTTTGAGAATCAAGGAAATCCCATTCAGATTCTGGGTTCGCTCGTCGGAATGTTAAATGAGTCTATTCTCAGGTATGGCTCTTCTAAACTTCTCACCTACGCAAGATTTGAGTATGCGAATATACCTCCTGACCGACGAGAGGATTTTACTAAGGCTATCGGGCATTCCCTGAACTTTGAGAGTTATGATGGCGTATTCGTTCTTGGCGATTCGGATGAGCTTGAAAAGTTGACCGAGGCTTTCTCTGAACCTATTAAATCTTTCGCAATTCAGGTTGCAGAGGACCAGAAAAGGTTGTCTCTGGCTAGTGGGTTCTCAAAGAGAAAGGATAATATTATTACAGGGCTTTCGTTTCGGCAAGATAATGCCAAGATGTATACTGCCTTAAGAATGGCACCTTCCTTCAAACAAAAACTGTATGTAGTAGGAAAACGGTTTGAGAGTAAGGAGTACCGAGATACTATTGCACAAGCAGTTTATTTTGATTGGGGCGCGTTGAATGGTGCTAACAACCAACCGAGCGACTCCTCAAAATCAGATGTAGATGCACGTTCAGTCCCTCCCGACGCCTTCGCTGATGATGTTATTGAACACAATCTAAAGGCCGCGCTAAGCTATTCTGATACGAATAATGGAGATAGCCAGAACCCAGACATCCCGAAACTTACAAAAGAAATAAAAGAGGATTTAAAGTTCATTCTTGATAATAGCTTTATGGATATATTCTTTCCTTTAAAGGACGGTAGCCAAAGCCAAGTAAGCGTTAAATCAAATAGTGGAGAAGACGAGTTAGTTTCTACAAAAAAAATTCCATTTTATCGCACGATAGGAGCCTCCCCCCTAGCTGCACTTACTTCCAAAACAAAAAGCGAAGATGAAGAGAAAGCACTTCTTTATGCAGCAAAAATGCAAGCTTTAAGTCAGTTACAAAATACTATAACTGATGTAGAAATAACAACTTTAGGAGTGCCTGAGCTAGACCTATTACCACAAGAAATGGCAACTAGAAAAGTTGCTTTGTGGGTAGCAGAACCAAGGTCTCCTGGAGAGTATAATTGGATTACTGGAACATATACAATACAAAATCTTTCCCATAAAATTGACGAGTCTGGATACACAAGTAGTTTTACCATGTACCCGTGGAGACCTCAAATTTCTGAGGATTTAGTAAAACACCAAACAGCATTTTTGAGCGATGATTAGAGTTGGACGAGTAGTAGAATCTAAAGACCCTCTTGCTGCGGGATGTATCAGAGTAATTCCCTTGGATGCTCAAGGGACTACGGCTGATTTTGTATGCGCACCCTGCACGCCGAATCTTGGTGGTGGTACAGGATTCCTATCCGTTCCAGGTCCAGGCACCGCTGTACTATTCGTACACCTAAAGGAGTTCTCGTACACGCTTGCAGGGGGCGATAACCATAGCTACAATTATGTGTGGCTAGGTGCTCTTGGAGAACAGATTGTTAGCGAGAAAGGAAGACACCCGCACGGTGCGGATAAGAACGCGGCTGAAAATTGGGATACCTCACAAAGAACAGCCCAGCAAGGAGTCGTTTTAGATACAGGAATACCTGAGCCTGATAGAGTTTATGGAAGTAATTTCTATCCCGAGGTTGATATTTGGAAACATCGAAACGGACATAAAATTCTTTTAGCCCATAAAGTAGCCCTTGATGGAGTAAACGATGATTGCATTTTAGTGCAAGCTCGCTCAGGAAAGAGAATTCACATTGATGACCAAGCCCCTGTTTCTACGGGGGGTGGGGATAGAATTACAATATGTGACGAAAAAGCCGATAGTACGAGAAATGCAAATCGCATCGAGTTGATTACTTCGAATGATAAACTTGAAGTAGAAACGTTTAGGGACCAAGAATACATTTCTAACAAAGGACATCAAAACCATACAATCCTTCATCAGAGTTCAGGACATCAACGTCGCGATAATATGGGAAGCGGCGATATTCTTGATACTGTACACCAAGGAAATTATCAGGTTATTGCGAAAAAGAATGTAACTGATATTGCTGAGGAGGAGGATATTCTATACCAAGCCAAGAAAGGCGATATTACGATTACGGCAACCCAGGGGAGCATCCTGGAAAATGCCATGACGGAGATTAAAATTCAGGTCATGGGCACTACGATTACCGTCACCCCTACAAGCGTATCAGTAGATGCGACCGCAGACATTACTTTGAATGCTCCTTCGATTACATTAAATTCGTCGGAATTTACTGTAAACTCTCCTGCAATGTCGTTTAATGGAGTCGCATCTCTTTCGCCAACACCATATGGCACTAGTGTTCTTAACACTCACACGCACATCTCCGCGGGCTCCGGCAATTCTACGTCAGAACCTAATACCTGATATATATTATTATGAAAGATAGGAGTTTGATGGCGTGATTTCTCTTGATACTTTAAAAATGTTACCTTCGACTGCATTAGCGTCGATATCTGACCATTTCACGGCAGTAGCTCAAGATGCGGCGGCTGAACTGTCTTCGGCTAAAGCACGGGTAGACCGTCTTCTAGGCTACGTTGAAGTTGCAACTACAGAAGGCGGTATTGTTGTTACCAAACTGAAAAACTTTGCGGCTGGCGCTGCTAAATACGGGGCTTTTGCGGCAGCAGCTTACTCTGCCGTAAACACTGCCAAAACTCTTCTAGATGGCGGGCAAGACCCCTATGAGCCTGGTTCTTTACCAGACGACACCATAGCCGATGCAGAAACCTTAGACACCGCTTCAGCCGAAATCAGTACGGAGCTTCCAAAACCAAACCCTGCTCAATCCGCCATAACGCAGTTAGAATTAGACGCAGCCTCGAATAAAATTACGGCGGCCCAAAACGCGCTTGCTGAGGCGCTTCAACAGCGTGACCAAGTGAATTCAGTTCTAGCAAAAAGAGCCAGCGGAGAATTGCCAGAACCAAAAGTTAATGTTTCTAAGTTGGCTGAGGCTGTTGAAAATATTATCAATGGACTTACAGGATACTCTGAAGAAGATAAGAATGTTATTCGCCAGGCAATTGAAAATGCAGCCGCAGTAAACTTAGATAACTTTGAAAAATATGTACAGGATAGATTAGCTATTCCTTACGCTAGAAACAAAGCGGCTTTAAATATTATTAAAGCCCAGCTTCGTGGAGAAGAGGAGGAAGTAGAGCCGGACGCTATATTTGATACGGTATACGGACCTCCTATCTCGCAGTCGGGTCGCTTTATTTTATCTGAGGATGGTATTTATTATGATTCCCGTACAGGAAGTATTCCTTATATTACTGCGCAAAAAATAGATGCACGTTCTTGGGAACTTCGATACGCTGCGAACCGAGGAGGTAAGGGTCAGCTATATTCATCAGGCCGTATAAATCGCTTTGCCGATACAATTCTATCTGATGATTATAAAAATGAAACGGGAGATGTGCATTTGTTTTATGAACACGATGATGTTCTACAAAACATGGTTAGCGATAGAGACCTTCAGATTCAGGACGTTTCTGCCAAGATTCAAACCCTGATAGATGAAGGGTACGCTGCATCCTCTGCTATTATAAGAAACTATGAAGAGAGCTACGCAGCAGTCGCACATACGTATGATAGGAAAATCAAGAAAAGAAAAAAGCAGCTACAGATTGCTGCGCTTTTTGGTCCTTTCGGAATTACAAAAGAGGATGCTTTAGTAGGGCCACATAAATTCTACCGAGAGATATCTGTACAGCAAATCAATGTGCCCGATTCTTTATGTGGTTTTGAAGATAAGGTAATTGAGATTGATTTTTCAAAAGCCGAACATTTATCTTCAGTTGAATATATCCCGAGAATTCCTGTAAATGATTTTTCATATCTAAAGGACATTGGTTTAATCCCAGAGCTTGAACTTCAAAAAGAGATAACTCTAAATTCTTCGGATTTAGACGACACTACAGCACCTCTTGTTCCAACGTATATTACGGCAGGAACTCAACCTACTTATGATGCATTCCCCGAGCTTGCAGTCTCTCCTTACGGAACGGCAGACTGGATTACTACCTCTGGAGATACCGACACCTCCACGGTTGTTTCTAGTACGGTGTCTGGAATTGTACCTTACTTACGCACTCTTGATGATTCGATTGCTACAGATGGGTTAGTTGTTTGTTATAACTTTTTAGAAGCGTCAGCAGCAGTTGAGCCGAGTTCAAATATTTTTGGTATTAGGAATTATGCCGATACTGGAACTGCGCTTAATGCGAAACTCGTAGGCGCTGCTAGTGCTATTTTTATATCGGGAATTAGTATTCCTTATCTTGGAGGTACTCTCTATAAGCCAGGGCTTAAGTACGGAGCAAAATATGCTTATTTACCGCAAGGGTCTTATGTAAGGCTGCCGAATAATTATAAGAATGGCAAGGCATATCCTTCAACACAACCGTTAGATGATTTGATGTATAATCCTAACGGATGGTCTATGGAATTTTGGGCGCATGTCCCTAACTTATCAGCCAATCTGAACACCGCTCACAGGTATCGTATTGTAGCTGCAAATGAGAATTGTGGAGAGGCTTTAGACCCAACACAAACACCAGGTATTTTTGCAGACCCGGTTGCAAACAACCCTTCAATAGGTTCTCAAAAGAGGACAAAAGGAATGATTATAGGCTGGCGCGATAGAGGCGACCCAGGGACTGCGAATGCAAGCGGGTTAGAGTTTGTTGTCCTTCCAACTCTAGCACAGAATGACCAAGTATGGGGAAAGAGTATTGTGATTGCTGAGTCAGTCTCAGGGCAAGGTGCTGATGCTGGTTGTAGGCAAGAATTAGGGTTTAAAGTAGATGTAAGCCTCTCTACTAACTCTGGATTTACTATCTCGGCTGCCGATAGCAGTTTTGCTTATTATAGTATTGTATGCGACCATACATTAAATTCCATTACATTATTTGTAAACGGAGAGTTTTTAACATCCTCGGTTTGTAGTGATGCCTTTAAAGTAAAGGAAGGCAAGCCGCTACGAATTCCTTCTAAGATAGGTCCTGGGCATTACCATTCATCTTCTATTAATGGTTTATTTGAAAGTCTTTATACAGGAAATTTACCTGATACTCCTATCTTTACCCCGTGGGTTCTAGGGGGAGGGTTTTCCGATGGTATTACGGATTCTCCCTTCACATCCACTGCAAGTCTTAACACTACGCTACCTGGATTCTTAGGTACTAACACCAACACCTCCTATTATCAAGAAGGTCTTGACGCTGGGTTAGGTCCTTACGGACAGCATACTAACGGAGCCGTGCCAGGATTAGGCGGTTATGATAAAACAGGAGTTTCATACGACATCGCAAGGTCTAGTCTAGAAGGGTATATCGGAAGTTTTAAGATGTATTCAAAACCCCTATCTATAGATGAGATTACTAGAAATTATAACGCACAAAGACCATATTTTTCTGGTATCCAAGTTCCTAAAGTATTACTCTAATGTCTACCTACGGCGACCTAACCTTCGATACAATTTCTAAAACAAGTACTGTAAAAGGATTACAGTACCCTGTAGACACAGCGAATACAGGAGGAATGTTCTCTAGAAGCTTTAATGAGCGTGCAATTCGAGACGGCTTATTACAACTGCTTTTAACCCAAAGAGGAGAGAGGCCGATGCGTCTGGATTATGGAACTACCTTAAGAACAGCTTGTTTTGAGCCATTGGACGGTGCATTACTAGACTCTTTACGAAAATCAATTTTAGCTGCAATTGCAAAGTACGAGCCTAGGATTGTAGTGCGGGATTTTCAAATTAAGTCGGATGATACAAACTCGCGCATTTTTCTCAAGATGGTTTTTTCAATCAAGAATAATGTCTTCTACACAGACCAAATCGCACTTACAGTAGATTCAAAAGGAGTACAATTAAATGGTTAATAATGTTCCTGGATATAACCCCGCGTTTGATGCCATTTACAATACAAGTGGTTTTAACGGGCAAGTAACGACAGATTTTCTTCGTCTTGGTGGAATACCTGCGGCTCTGAGGAAGGACTTAATTGATTTTTCTACCGCAGACTTCGATGATTTTAAAGAAAGTTTTAATAATTATGTAAAATCAGTTTACCCTGCGGATTACACTAATTTTATTGAATCTGATTTAGGGCAAATGCTTTCCGAGTTATTTGCTTATCTGGCTGCTGTACTGTCTTATAAGGCAGACGCCCTTGCACAAGAAAATTATTTAGCAACTGCTAAAACAAGCCAAGGTCTGATTAAATTGTTAGAATTAATCGGAATTGAAATTCGAGGTCCAATCCCTTCAAAAGCAACTGCTCAACTTACCCTACCTGCGGCAAACCCCGTATCAACTGGAGATACGGTAGAAATTCTTTTTGCTGATAGAACTGTACAGACAGTCAGTACAAAAGACAATCTTCCTTTAACATACACGTTATACAAAGTTGATTCAAATGGTAATATAGACCAGACCAATTTACAAGCGTTAGAATTAACGGAGGACAATTTTACGGACGACCCTGCTAATTTAAAAAGCAATCTAGGAGACCTCGTTTTACTAGAAGGGCAGTTACAGCAAGTAACAGGAACTTTCCAAACCGGAGTTGCTAACCAGACTATCGAACTTTCATTCCCCTCGGTAGTCGAAGGTAGTATAGTTGTTTCTGGCTCAGACGGATTATATACAGAAATTGAAAATATATGGTTTGCCTCTTCTACGGCAAAGGTATTCCAAAAAAAGTACAACGATGATTATTCCTGCCGCCTGATTTTTGGTGATGGGCAAGTAGGAAAATCCCCAGTCCCAGGAACCCCTTATACCGTATATTTTAGAACAGGAGGTGGCTTGAGAGGTAATGTCGTTTCTAACACATTATCAAAAACGGTTACATGTAGATATACTCCTAGCGGTGGTTCCCTGACAGGCATTACTGCACAGTACGAGAATGTAAAAGCGGGAACTGGAGGGCAGGATGCTCAGTCATTAGAGGAGGCTCGCAGGTTTGGTCCGATGTGGTTTGCTACTCAGTACCGTGCTGTTACGGGACAAGACTATACGGCGTTTATCAATAAGTTTAGAAGCACGCTAGGGAAGACTGGTAAAGGTTTAGCGGTATTACGAGATAACGGTGCCGCAGGTAATATGATTGATTTGTATGTTCTACAAAAAGCTACAGATGCCCATTTAGAGCGAGCATCCTACGAATTCAAAAAAGAGCTTTTGGAGTATATGAATCAATATAAAATGCTTACTGATGAGCTTACCGTTGTGGATGGAATCGTGCGCACAATGGATATCGTCTCTACTTTGTATATTGACCGTACACAAAGACTGTCTTCCGAAGACATCAAGCAGCGTATTGCAGAAAAAATCGTACAATTCTTTTCACCGGATACGAGAGATTTTGGTAGCCCATTAATTCTATCCGAATTAATTAACTTTGTACTACAGGACCCGGGTGCGAGGTTCTTCTCGATTGATAACTATCCAAATGATGTTTATGTTGATTTTAATGAAATCATTCAGTTAAACAACATAGAGATTAACATTCAGTTTGTATAATGGCTTTTTCATCTACAACAAAATACGATTACATTGAAGTTATAAATCGCTTTGTTCCTGAATTTTATCGGGAACTCGATTATACAAAATATGGTTCGGAAGAGGATATCAACCTTACGTTTTTAGGGAAGCTTCTTAAAGCAGCAACCTTAAACGACCTCATTTTTAATGTAAATGACTATACAAAACAGGAGATTGCCGAGTTCTTCTTACCCGAGGGACGTACCTCCATTAATCCTAATACCTTCCAATCAAAAATTCTAGTTCTCTATGGAAAAAAGTGGAGTTCCTTTTTATCAAAAACTGATTTCAAAACTTGGCTCTCTGGAACTTTATTCCCAGACATTACTGTTAATAATCCTGTAGGGTTTCACGCATACCTTTCATCGCTTGCCTTTGGAGAGTTTTCCTCACTTAGTTCAACGCATTTATACCTAGCCGACCAACTGGGTATGTTTTATTTTATGAATGCTTCTAGCTTGAGTGGGGCTTCTTCTAATGCCTCTGCCGTAGCTATAGATTATCTCGCTGATAGAATTTACATCGGGGAAGAGGCAACAGATAAAGATGCCATTAATGCATTGTTTAGGTTCTTTTGGGATAACCGAGAATCAAGTACGTTCTATAAAAGTTTTTTCCCACCATCACATTCTAGCGGTACTGCGGATATCTCTGGTAATGAATATTTATCAGGAACGCAGATGTATGATGCTATTCGATTACAACTAGAAACGTGGACAGACCCACGACTTAAAGATAGTAGTTTTTATAAAGCTTCTTTAAATGCTCTGCTTACTGATGGTTCCGCTGAATTTCCTTCGCAGTTAAGGGATGCTGGTCCATTTCAGAGATTTTTAAAGGCTGTCAGTCTTGGTATTGCAGACATAAACTTAATTCTAGAAGAGATAGGGGATTTACTAAGTATAGATGAATGTCCTGAAAAGTTTTTAGAGCTGTTAGCTAATAATATTGGGTGGAGGTTTCTTACAGGTGATTTTGATAAATGGCGTAATCAACTACGTAATGCCGTGATGTTATATAAAACAAAAGGTAGTGTAGTTGGTTTAGAAGCCGCTTTGAAACTTGTATTCCCTGACGGTTTATTCTCAACCTCAGATATAATAGAATCGTGGGAATCTTATCTTCCAAAGTTACTTTATTACCTTATCAAGACAGATTCCTTTATCGCTAGAGAGGGTTTGCAGTTTGCTGCAAAAGAAGAAATGTTTGAGGGGGGTTGGCCTGTTGGTGTTAGGTTTAACCAAGCTCTCTCAACGTATCAAGATGCAAAAGATAGAAATTATCGGTTTTTAGTTGATGCTATTCTAGAACACTATCACAATACTTTTAAAGGGATTATTATTTCTGGGCAAGATTTCAGACAGCTACCTATGTGGACTTGCTTACCTGAAAAACCTTTATCAGATGGGGAAGGTAGAGGGAAAGGGTTTTATCATCGTAACTATCCAAATGACCCGGCAGCAGAAAGCGGCTTTTTTGTCGCTGTTCCTCCGTGGGAAAAGTACGGCTTTTATAAAGAGTGTGAGTTAGATTACGAGTCACTAGACTTCTTTTGTGATATATTATCTGGTAGCAGGGATAGCTTCGGGTTTGAGGTGTCAGAAAGCGCCGTCTCTGAATTTAAATCCCTACTCACCAGCGCTTTTGAAAGTGTATACGTCATCGAAGGTATTCCTAAATTTTCCCAAAACAATAGATTTAGATTTTTTACTGAAGGGCATCACTTACCTCCAAACTATTCGAGTTTCGTAGTTCCTGGAAGTACCGATTCCTTACAGGATTTTGATGTTTGGAGTACTAAAGCATCTTTTATGTTTGCATCTTTTGCAGCGTCTTCTATGGACTACACTTTAGATGCATACGATACGTATCGTAACCGTGCCGCCTTACAAACGTTTGTAGATGTTTTAAAAGAGACGATTCCGCTGCACGTTGCACTTAGAGTTATTTTATATAATGACTTGGAAGATGACTATGAGCCAACGCAGTCACTAGCTGTAATTTCAGACCAGTGTTTAGATTTATTTAATGTTGAATATTTAAATTCTAAACATGCGGATTTCTGGGCTGGTGCTAGTGGCACGGGGTCTTTAGGGACAACCTATGTAAACGGAGATGGTCGAGTACTTCCAAGCTATGTTTCAAGTGATAGCGGCTGGTGGCAGGTTAGTGCGACTCTAGACCGAAATACGTCTCGGAGAAGAGATTATAGGTATGCGTTAGAGTGTTATCCGTATGTTAGGTCAGGAAAAGGAATGCCTGTCGCTCTTACGCATTATAAAATTGCTACTTCGTCGGCTACGGTAGATGATAACCCGTACATTAATACGTGGGAATATATTCTTAAAGGGTTCGAATATGATAAGCAGGAGTTCCTACCAACATCTTCTACGGTATGGGATTCAAGTGGATTTTATGTCGCTACAGAAGGGTGCTACGTTTCAGGAACGTCCAACGAGTTTGACCTGTCTACCTTATATCCAGTCAGGGCAGTTCCAGAGACCGACTACGCAGCTAGTTCCGTTCTTGTGTATAGAGATACGATGAAAGGAATTCTAGAAGTAATTACTTCTAAGAAGATTCGGGAGGATAAGTTTGCGCCTTTATCAGATGATGATTATAAATCATTTGAATTTGGAAATAGTGTACATGAAGCATACACGATTTACAAAAATGAGTTTTCGGGGCTTTTAAAAAATACGTTAGGCCCCAACACGCCTTATTACGGTGGATACAACTTTATTTCTTATGCTTTTGGACCGACTATTTGGAATAGCGATTTCCGACACTTAGGAGAAATTACTAACGCCTCAATCCCAACCACGCTTCCAGGGCTTACGTTATCGAAGTATGGATATGACACTCAGTGGTCTTCTGTCGTGGGAGGCACGAACGCAGGCGGTCAGTTATATCAAAATCAGAATGGTAGAAAAGTTACTGTTGCGGAGAGAACATATTTTGGAGAAGCCCCTGATGTAATTTCAAACGAAGATATCGGCGTGACAAGAACACGGGCATTCTTGTCTACTAGAGAAATTTTATCCGGGCTAGAGCTTCGCCAAACGACATCGGACTCACAAAGCTTTATAGTGGTTAACAACCAATCGGTTACTAAAAATGAAAATACCGATTCAAAATATAGTATTACATTATTTAATCCTGACGGGAATCCGCTGTCTATCGTAGTTCCTTTTAGACCTTCAGATAGCGCCACAACACATTATAATAAGTTACGCCCACAATCACAGTTTAGTCTTGATATATTTGCTAAGACAAGCGGAGTTAAATCTCAAGAAATTAAAATTGAACTGGTAACTTCAGGGCTAACGGATGATGCAGGTAGTGATAAAGAGTGGACGTTTGATTGGTTTGAAAGAAAATGGCGTCCTACAGAAAATATTCTAGAAGATTATAGATTTACTACGCTTACTGTTTCAAAAGATGAGAACTGTATTAAACCTTATCGAGTAGATTTCCATACTGAGGATATTTTTACAGAAAAAGTGTTGCCGTGTACAACTCCTTTTAAAACGGGAGATGTACACACTTCTTCCACAAACTACCTGTTAAAGATTACCTGCCCAACAATCTCCCCCTCAAAAAGAGATGTACTTGTTGATGGGTTAACAGTTTATGAAATTTCTATTACAGATAGATTGTTAAATCAAAGTATGAATGACTTTAATGCTTCTGAAATGGATATTGTATATAATTTTTGGGATGAACTTTCAGAGGGTAAGCATTCCAGAGACGCAACCAACTCAGCAAGTTTCTTTGAGACTAACGGAGGTAGTAGGGCTGAATATGTTGAACTTTTGGGCGGCGGTCTGTATAGCGTTTCTTCTACTATAGGGGTGGGAGCCCCGTCAGGAAACGCATATATTTATAACCTAGAGGACTAAGAATGCACGGAACTGTTCGTATTTACAAAAACTTCGAAGAAAGCCCTGTTATAGAAGAACCCAACATGATTGTTGATGGGTTCAAGGAGCATATTGTAGATATGATGACTTGGATTCCTGCTCCTTCAGAAGGATATTCTTCAGTCTCGGCGGGTTATAACGTTTCAAATTTTACGATTCAGGCGATGGCTTTAGCTCCTTGCCAAGCCGCAGCGCAACGCGCAGACGCTCTTCTAGCGGTTTCTGGGTATACGGTTACTGGAGCGCCTTCAGGAATAGGGCTCTCCTCATTAAAACGTTCTGGAGAAAGTTGGACGTATATGGAGGATATACCAAATAACTTTTTCAGTTCTGTTAACTCCCGCAGCGCAAGTAGTTTTCCGAACTCCATACTAAAAAATCCGACACTTTCAGCCTATACTTCATACTTAAAAAACGGAAAATTTAAAAATTACAGCATCAATCACTTTCTATCAGGCTCTTTCATAAATGAGCTTTTAGATTTATATGAACTTCCTAATTGGTCTATTCAAAGCTACCTTAGATATGACCCAAATTCAACAGAGTATGATGATACTTATGTTGCTGGCTCCTGCGCTAGATATGCTTTAAGTTCTGTATCTGCACTATACTCGACACTATCCTCCGTTTACGCCGAAGAAGATGAAGGCGTGTTGTATATTCGTTCTTTTGCAACTAGTTCTGAAGGAGATACCTCTGGAGCCGTAAAACTCTCGCAGCAATTTTTATTTCCTACTACGGAGTTTGAGCCTTTAGAAACTGTAGCTTCTGCAACTAGTATTGCAGAGATTACGGCTCAGTTCAGTTCTGTTAGTGGGACTACTAGCCAAGCAGCGATTCACGTTAGTCTGCGAGATGTTACAACAGGTGAGTCGTATAATTTTGCTTCTGGAAGTTACACAAGACACTCTTGGCAAGGGTCTGGAACTCCATTAATTATTCCGGCTAGTGCAAGTACATCTGGAACAATCTCTACGTTTTTCAATATTCCAAACGATAAGCTTAAAAATAAGTTTGAGGTTGAGTTCGCGTTCTACTGTGATGCTTCCAGTAATCCTCTAGGAACATACTTTTGGAATGCTAACGTACAACAATGTGAGGGTTGGAAGTTCGGGAACATTTACGAAAATGCTGATATTCATAGGGTCGTTAACAATGATTTTGCTAATCCAGGAATGTACTTCTATGCGTCCAGCATAGGTAGTTCCGTTAGTGCAACGGATTTAAGCAACGTAACATATGTATCCCAGGGGGTGAGGCTTAATCCTTTAAAGAAATACTCTTTTAACCCTATGCCTTATGGTTCCTGGGCTACTAGCTCCGATAATATGAGTTATGGGCTTATTAAATGGGCAAGCTCTAATGTGCAAGAACAGTACAGATATAATTTGCTTGCTACTATCGGAGCAGAAAATCTATTAGAAACACGCTTAAATTCGGTGAGTTATGTCGTAACTCCCAACCTATCTCGTACTTCAACCTATAACGATACTACTGTTTATAAGGAAAAGATTTTACCAGAGGACTTGTTTTTAGAGATTTCCTCCCAGCAACAAAAGACAGGGACATTTAATGTTGTGGATGGAGATTCTTTTGACCTTCAATTCTCATTCCTTAACGAGTATGACAGTACTTTAAGCGCTGGAGTTTCAAAAATTAATCTCTTAACCTCTCGTTACGGTACAGACGGAAATCAGAGATTTTATGATTTCGCAAATAATGAGTGGGCAATATCCTCAACTAACTCTGATTTATATACTTCATCATTAATAGTTTCAGGTCCTGTAGGTCATTACGACGGTGCAGCAATTATAACCGATGGCCTAAACGGTATTATCGACGTTGAAAGTGATAATACTTATGAACTAATTTTAACTGTTGAAAGTGTAGGCGATACCCCCTCCTACATAAAAAATATTCGATGCAACTCGAAACCTGTTTCGGAAACTCCAACATCCTACGGATTTAAGTCTAATCTTTCTGGTGCGGGATATCTTGATGTAGCTTGGCTATCTACTAATGATAATAGGAACACGTTATTCAGCAGTCTCGGGTCTTTGTTCACTCCTGATGCTCCATTAAATTACGGTAGTCAGGCGGGGTCAATACTTATCGAAGGTATGTTTGATGACCCAAGGTATGTTCACACGGAGGAGTCTGAATATGAAATATTCCTTATGAATTCGAATGTAGATTCGGCTTCAAACTATATCAAACTTCGGGCTACTCTAACAGATGCGGCTTTAAGTCTTTGTACAGAAGAGATAGACAGTAACATTTTAACGTCTGAGGATTATATCAACAAACCACGTTTCGATATTATCGGACAACCGTTCTTTGAATATAACGGATTGAGTGGATTGTACGGACAAGGAGGATTGTTTGATATCTTTTTTAGAGCCCCTGGAGGTTCGGTAAATTATATTCCTGATACTTCGTATGAGTATTTTTCAGGGACAGGTGGATTGAATATTCACTATCCTTTCGATGCAAGTGTAGGTAGTCTTTATGGAGGTTTTGAAACGTCCCCAAAGACAAAGCTTGGGTATACTTATGCATTAAGTGATATTAGCTTGCCTGTAAGTGCAACTGAAATGGCTTTTGGGTTTGAATATAACAGTAGAGAAACCTCCTCCTACCCGTCTGTAAATTGGCAAGCCGCTGCCACTACGAAGGATGGTAATGTTTTATGGTGGGATAGCGCGGTAAATAAATGGGAGCATTACGATATTAGCGCACAACCTCTTAATGCTTTTGACCATACTCTACAACCAGGAGATTTAAGCGCGGTTGTAAAAACGGCACTTAGTACGAAAGTAGATATCACTTCTGAACGCTTTGATAGCACTACAAAAATTACCTTCTATATTGTTTGTACTGACTGGGCTTCAAATAGCGCAGCACAGCCTGTAGACGCTGTATTTATTACAAACTGGCGATTTTACATCGTCAACCAAGAACCGCCCGACCATTTACCAGGGTTTCCCAGTCCTTTAGATAGAACTTTAATACCTATCAATTATGAAACGACCCCTTACGGACACTATGGAAATGAGTTGAATTATTGGAGTAGTATATCTGGGGTTTCTTACGAGAGAATAACAGGTCGTATTAATGCAGCCCCTCATGTAAAGACAGACCCGAATGGAAATTCAATTGCTGTTAATGGTGTACAGTCTAGAAGCTTTTTGAATCAGTATAGTGGTATAAATTCAGAAGGGTATATTCTTCCTGGTAATCTGCTCGCAGGGCTGGCCGTAAAGGGTTTTGTGACAAGCGCGACGACTTCATCAATTGTACTGACCTTAGACCTTGCAAATGATTATGTCTCGAACTTTTACGACCTTGATGTACTTGAGGCTCAGGGAGGTATCGGAGCTATTGGACTGTACGTTCTTGATGTAAAAGCAACTTATAAAAAGCTTTTAGAAGGTGGTTATGATTTATCTGCTATGAATGATGATTTATTTAATACCGATACAAATCCAGTATATAAGTTAGTTGCTAAGAAAGTATTTAGACAAGCGTTAACAAATCCTAACGACGCTCTTAGTAATGACTACATTCGTATTCAGTGGGAGATTAACTTCTTATAATGACTCAAATTTTAAATTACAATAATACTGATATTCGAGGGCACTTAGAAGTTGTTAAAGTGTTTTCTGACGGTACAGAAGAAGTTCATTTTTCTGATTCAAATGTTATTACCTCTGGAATGGGCCATACCCTATTAAAAGCTTTTTCAAACCCTAGTACATACAATATCTCAAGTTATCAAATTGTATACTTTCAGTTAGGCGTCTCAGGAGATGCGAGCCTTCAAGTGTCTAGTACAGGAGAACTTTCTTCTGCGCTGGCTATTGGTGATTATGGCACAGCCAATTTTGAGATTTCAACTCATGATTTATCCTCTGGCGCAGGCGCAAGTAGCGTTCCTTTTGGTATCATCCCATTCTCCTATATAAAGAAGATTAGCCCTGCGAGGGTTATGTATCAAATATTTGTGGGGGAAAATGCTTGTAATAGCCAAACGCTCAATGAAGTGGGATTATTCAGCCGTAACCCCGATAATGCTGCAACCGAGGGTAGTTACTTATGCGCTTACCGATATTTTACTCCTTTGGAGAAGAATGACAGTTTTTCTGTTTTGTTTAGATGGGTAATTGAATTCTAATGGTTTCCTTTAGTTCAACACTGTACGAATACTTCGACGTTACAGGAGGTGATAATAACCTCTCAGGATACGCCTTCCCAGAAGTGCATAAGCATGACGCTAGTTCATTCTACAACTGGGAGCAGGATAACCTGCCGATACTTGACCTTGAAACGCGCTCAGATGTCCTGAAACAGCACTTGGGCTTAGACACGACCCTTACGGGGGTAACGCTTACAGTCTCAGCAGACGCGCTTAGAAGCGCCTCCAGCGTGGGGGTATACCAGACTGTTCAGGAAGCATTGGAAGTAGTTCCTCGTAGGTTGAGGTTTCCGGTACTGATTGAGATTTGTAGCTTTGGTGATTTAGGAGAGTTACATTTAAAAGATATTCAGTGTGAGGGTGACGGGGCTTTACAAATTAGTTGTCGTCAGTATGCAAACTCCTTTTTAATGAAGGCAGCATCGGTTAGTGCCACTCCTAAATATGGACCTTCAGCCACGCAAACTGTTGCCTTGGAGATGTCTGGCCCGTCGAACCAAATTACGACAGCCATTGGGAATGCCTCTTCTACAAAGCTAGGCATAACCTGCTCATCTGTTGATAAATGGGATAGACACGCAAGGGCCTTTTTTTCTAAGTGGCCAAATTCTCAGGATGAAGCACAGAACATAGCATTTTCTGTATTCCCTTCCCCCGATAATGGAAGTTTTAGTTCGACAACTGCGAACTTTTTCAATCTTCCTGCGTACGATACTCGTTATGATAGTACGGTTTTACAAGACGTAAATCCAAGAGAGGCAAACGGCTCAGGCGCTTCACTTATTTCGAGTCGAGAAGCCTTAGAAGTAGGTGACTATGGTACTGTTACTCTATATGGTTCTTATTTTAGTAAGGTTACTATCCATAACTGTTCTAAAATTAAATTACAAGGGGTATGTATAGATTCTGGTCGTGGTGCGGATTTCTCTTTCCCTAATAACCTTGTTCATTACTGCGATACAGGACTTGAGGTAGTTAATTCAAATATTCTGCTCGAAGATGTCGCAGTCTGTCGCATGAAAAAGACAGGAATTTCAGCGCAAAACTCTGTTATTAGCGCAAGCAAGGGCTTGGTTGTTTATCGTATTTATGATAGAACTGCTACACAAGCTCGCTCTTCAAACGGTACAGGAATTTTGCTTGTTGATTCCACTCTTGCATACAGTACAAGTTCCGTAAACGGAGATGGGCTCGAATTAAGAAATATTTCAAAATGTAAAACAGGTCTTCACGCAATAAACTCTACCGTTGAGGGTGGTTTTAATAACCAGACTAGTAATAATTTCGTTACAAAACTTGTGTTTCATGGTAACGAAATTGGTATTAAGTTAGAGCATTCTAAATACACGCCAAATGCTAGAACAGAAGTATTCTGTAATCTTGAAGGTATTCAAGCAGAGCAATCTATTATTGAGGCTGACACATTCTCAATTGATTCTAATCAAGGCGTAGGGATTTATCTTGATAAATCTACGTATACATATGGAAAACTGATAGGAACTTACTACACTGACGCTTCGAATTTTTCGGGAGGACCTGCCGCAGCTTCACCAAAACCCGCTTATACATGTGACTACAACGGTGTTAATTTATTCGTAAATAACGGTTCAACGGTTAAATATGCTGATGGTTGTACGACCGTAAGCAGTTTAGGTTTGTGGGGAGGTTCTGTACTTGAGCAGGGAGCAACTAACGAGCGTCCAATGTCTAATCACGGACAGGTGAATGGAAAAGCCCAACCTTGCATTATCGTATCCAAGAATTCAAGTGCTGAGTTTGCGCATTTATCCGTAGGTGCTTCTCAAACTAGACAAGGTGTAGCTGGCGCGTGCGTACTGGCCGAAAAAGATTCTACAGTAATCTTCCGAGGAAGTGGACAATCAAACACATGTCTTGGAGGTACTGGAGGTGTTACAACAACAACTTTAAAAAGTCTTTGGACTAATGCGGGCGTCGCAGCGGTTGATAATTCAAAAGTTATTTTCACTGGACCCACTAAAATCGCTGGGTTTGGGGTAGGCGTTCTTGCTCAAGGACGTTCAAAAATGTCTTTCGGTCCTCCTACGACTGACTACACAACATGGCTTCCTGATTCAACGAAGTTCTCTTTAGACGCATCCTCTAACCACTCTTTCTTAGATATTCATTCTGCGAGAGCTTGTTTGGTTGCAACCGATAAATCAACAATTGAATTAATGGCACTCGGAGGGTCTGCCCTAGACGCCGATAATTCAGTTGATATGAATCAGAATTATAATTCCTCCGCAATATTCGCCAGCGCTACGTCTGGAAGTTATGTAAGATTTTCTCCTAATGGTTTTACGGAGCGAGTTAATACTACCAAAGCCGCTGGAGGAGCGTTCGATGTTTTTTCACGAACTGCGGCGGCCTTTGCGGATGATGCTCAATCAGATGTAACTACAGGAGGGATGTGCGTAAGGGCAATTGGCTCTAGCCAAGTAAATGCAAATCTCGTAAATTTTAAAATAGATAACGCTCTTTCAAATTCATTATCAGGCGTTTGTTATAATTATGACGGAAATGGTTGTGAGTTTGATGATACGATAACATCTGGAATTGTTACCTCTCTAACCTCTAATGTTTGTGATTTAGTTTCTAGTTGCTGTACTGTTGTAACTACTATTGCTAGTACAACTACAACCACAACTACAACCACAACTACAACCACAACTACAACCGGCATTACAACCATAACACTTCCAAGCACCATAACATTTCCACCCCCTCCAACTGAATACAATATAAACGCAGCTATTACTTATAATGTGGACGGCGCGAGCGGCGGCGTAGATGATTTTTATACAACGCAGGGGGGTATCGAGTTCTCTTGTGTTGGTACGCAGATTCATCTATGGAATATTGCTGACACTTCCCGTCTACATGCAGCTAACTTGCTTATAAACGGTACGAATCCGAAGACTGAGTGTGTAAATAATAACCTTCATGGACCTACTGGTCGTTGGTACAATGGTGCTGCATGTGATTATTATGGGAAGTATGGATATGCTGCGTCTGCATTAAGTGCGGCAGGAATCGACACTGGTGGAGAGACTGGTGATGGTTTTAGAAACTTAGGGATTTTCCGACTAGTTGGCTCTCACCGTGGTTTCCTTAAAACTTACTCCGAAGTTGACTATGGCGGGATAGGCATTTTCTCTCAAACATTTGGAGGAGGCTCTCCTTTAGACCAGATTAACTGCCAAGGATATCAAACTATGTTTGATGCTGCGATTTACACATTTGGAGCAGAAGATGAAGTTTCTTATCACTTAGGTCTTGAGCCTGGACTTACGCCAGGAACCGAGCCTGTATTTGGTCGTGGACTAGCAGGGTCTCCTAACATGCCAGGAAAAATGAATGGAGTGGTTACTCACGCTATGATGACAGAAGGTATTGGAATGCTTTGGGATGCAGGACAACTACACCCCTCATTCCCAGTCCCTCCATTACACTTGGATTGGCAGGGTTATATAAGAAATTGGGTTGATGAATCTGCGGCTAGTGTATTTGCAAATGCGCGTCATGGGGCAAATAAAAAAGTTAACTTACTTTCGATTTACCGCGCAACTACAGACGCCTCTCAAGGTGGCGAAGGCAGAGATATGACCACAGGCTCGCCTACCTTTGGCGTTGGAGTTCGCTCATTAAATATGTTTGATTTAGATAGGCTTTTATAATGAACCGTCTGTTTGAGTATTATGAGGTTTCTGGAGGGTCAGATGTTATTACTTCTGGCTATCCTGACGTATTTCATTTTGACCCAAGTACCTATTACAATTATACTACAGATAATTACTCTACAACAAGCCTTGAAGAGCGCTTTGATTATTTAGCGCAAGGGTTAGGGTTTCCCGGTACTTCTACATATTCAGGCATTACATACCTTATATCCTCGACAGCCACTCCCGATTCTGATTCTGGTATCTTTTCTAGCGTTCAAGATGCCGTCGATTTTCTACCTAGAATATTAGACTATCCTGTCAATATTGAAATTGCAGATTACGGTGCGTTAGGAGCGTTAAACCTTCAAGGGCTTCGCTGTGAAGGAGACGGTGCTATTCAAATTCATTGTCTTAACTATGCCTCCGATAACCAAGCAGTCGTCAGCGGTATCAGCGTGTATGGCGATATTAGCGCAGTAAGCTCCGTTAAATCTGATGTTATTCTTGATTCCCTTACAGGGATTACCGACTTCCGAACATCCACTTCGCTTTTTGATGCTACAAGCTGGAAGGATAATGGCAGGGCATTTGGGCAAGTAAGTCCCGATTCGCAGCACGAAACGCAGGTATTATCATTTGCTTCACAAGCGTCAGCCACTCAGTACGCATTTAGTTCCGCCTCTAACGTGTTTATTGTTGAGCAATATACTCAATACTCGGCAACCTATGATAAGAGTCTGTCAATCGACGTAGACCCAGAGAATACTTCAGATAGTACAAAACTTCTTACAAACAGACGGGCTCCCGAAACTAGCGGTATTGCAACTGCTGTACTTTATGGCGCTTATTTCTCTTCAATTAATATTCAGGACTGTAACAAAGTTAAGTTAAAAGGGGTTTTAATTGATGGGGTTGGAACAGATACGTTTGCAACATACGACGCTTCTGTTGGGCTGTTATTACGTAATTCAAATGTACTATTAGAAGATGTTGCCATAACACGATGCAGCGATTACGGTCTTAAATCTCTCAACAGTAAAATTAGCGTTACGAAATCATTTATCGTTAATCGTGTTTTTGAGAAATCTTCCGATACCGTTACAGAGGTATATGGAACAAGGGGATACGGCGTTTATCTTAAAAACTCAAATTTAATTTTCGATACGAGTTCAATAGATTACTCAGGCCGTTATATCCGTATAATTACCGGAGGGTGTAGGTACGGTATTTATGCGGATAATTCCTACATTTTAGGAGGGTCACGTTCTACACAGACTGGACTCACTATTATTAAGAATGCAGGAGGCTCTGACACAAGAACTACCCACTTGCAGTCTAGCCGTAATTTGGTAGGATTTGAGCTTATTAATAGCTTCTTTGATTTCGAAGGTCGGCTTGATTCCTTTCTGAATATTCAAGGGTTTAATGCAGCAAACTCTCATATTTCTATTCCACAGTTTAGTATAGATGATAATGAAGAACATGGAATTAATTTAGACCATTCAGTTTTATACTACGGAAAGTATTCTGATTTCGTCTACGACAACGGGGGTGTGAGCAGTAATACATATGGAATCCCTTTCTTTCATAACGATTTTAATGGGATAAACCTCATCGCCCGAAATAATTCTGTTGTCGATGTTCACCCATCTGTTAAATCATATCCTAAAGTAGGTGCTTGGGGAGGCAATACCGCTCTAAGCGCTGGAGAGACCGAGGTATCTGCAAATAGTATAGGTAGAAACTTTGGTGTTCGCGTTGGGGGTGTAATGGAGCCTTCTATAATTATTGATAATAACTCTTCTGCAAAACTCACTAGATTAGGGTATACCGGAGATGTTGGCGATTATGTTCGCCGTGGCGCGTGTGCTTTGGTAACAAAAAACTCTTCTTTACAGTTGTACGGGTTTGGAGAGCAAAGAACTGTCATAACCTCCAACGGTAGTTTTGCATCTGATGACGCAAAACGTAAGAAAGCTTGGTCCTCGACGGCATTTTTAGTTTCTGATAATTCTCGCCTTTCTTTTCACGGTCCTGTGAAAATTTCTAGGTATGGAGTGAACGCAGTATGTGATAACGGCTCCGAAGTATATTTTGGTATTCCAGAAGACGAAGGGCGGGCTTCTATTGCAACCATAAAATATGGTTTAGAAACAAGTTCAAACCATACTCAAGCAGACCTACATTCAGTTCGAGCATGTCTTGTTGCAAACGATAGCTCAAGAATTAGATTCTATGGAATGGGTGCATCAAGCCTAGATGACACTTCTATCCACACTGAGGGAGATGTTCTCGATAAATATTCAAAAGGCGGGTATCTACAGTTCTACCCAAATGGATTTACTAGTGAACTTTCAACGGTTGTCGCGATTGCTCAAGGTACTGATATTGATAGATGGACGCGCACGACGAGTTTGGATGGAGGTAATTTAGAGCTGCACCCTTCTGGAAGTACGGGAGGTATGTGTGTTCGGGCGGCAAACAACAGTGATGTTATCGTAGATTCTGTCAACTTTAGATTCGGGATGGATGCTTCCAGCGTATCCGGAACTTTCTACAACTGGCACGGTACTGGCTCAGAGTTTATTGATAGTTTAGATTATTATTCTGAGCTATCGCAAACGACAGAAACTTGTTGGATTGCGAAGCTTTGTTGTGAGTGCGCCGCGCCCACTACTTCAACCACAACTACAACCACAACTACAACCACAACTACAACCACAACTACAACCACTACTTCAACCACTACTTCAACCACAACTACAACCACTACTTCAACCACAACTACAACCACTACTTCAACCACTACTTCAACCACAACTACAACCACTACTTCAACCACTACTTCAACCACAACTACAACCACTACTTCAACCACAACTACAACCACTACTTCAACCACTACTCCAAGCACCATCAGTACAGCCCCGCCGCCTAGCACTATTACTATTAACCCTCCTTTCGACCCTTGGGAAGACCAACGTGCGGCTATTCCTGGAAATGCTTTTGATGGCGGTGGAGAGGCAATAGTCTTGAATGATGAGTTCACTTTTAGTTCTTTTGGAACAAAAATTCATATATGGAATATTTGTGATACCTCTCGGATACGAGTTAGTAATGTACTATTAAACTCACAAGACCCTTTTAGAAACTCGGTAAATAACGACTATCACGGCCCGACAGGTCGATGGTATAATGGCGCAGCCTGTGATTATTACGGAAAATACGGATATGCCGCGCATAATAAGTATGAAGTACCTGGATTTCAAAACCAGGGTGTTTTCCGATTAATTGTTGGGGGTGACGGACATCTAAAAACTTTAGAGGAGGCTGAGTATATTGATTTTGATACGTACGGCACTTCTGTTAGTTCAGTTGCACAGCTTACTGCTGGGTATGGCTCTCCTTATGACCAAGTAAATGGTCAAGGATATCAAATGCCTTCTGATATTGCTTATACAGTAAGTGACCTTACCTATGAAGCCTCTATCGGTGAAAATGATATTGTAGACACTACAGGGGGTCCTCAATGGGCAAACCAAGCTGTTACAGGCGTTGTCCACGCATACGGACGAGGACTTGCAGGGTACTATACGCTTCCAGGGCAAAATAATGGAATGTGGACTGGGGCTATTATGTCCGAAGGAAATCTTCTTAGATTTCAACACGGACAACTCCACCCTTCGTTTACACCGCCCCCACTGCGAATGAAGTGGTTTGGATTTTTGGATAATCACTTTGATGAATCCGCTGCATCACTATTTGCAAACGCACGACACGCAGCAAATAAAAAGGTTAACTTAGTTTCAATTTATAAACCAGTAACATCTGTTGGGGGTGCTGGTCGAGATGTAAATATTGCTGGCGCGTCTTTCGGAGTAGGCGTTAGGTCCCTAGATATATTTGAACTTACTCAGTTAGTATAATGACGAACATTAATAAGAACATACGGTTTTATCAACCAAACGACCCTTACTATTATCAGGTCGATAATTTACCGTTGGTAGACTTACTCAATAACGATATCACACTAGAAAATAGGCTTTCAGAACTTGAGCAGTCTGTTAATGCGGTTATTACTGGAGGGACTCAAGGAACAATTACTTTAGGTTCTATAAGCGATTTAAAAGCTTATGTGGAGCCTTTGGATGGAGACATTGATAACTTTGGACGTATTTACGTTCGGCCAGGTAAGTTTAATTGTCGTATGCAGTTACCCGCAACCAGAGAAAGCGGTTGGCGAATGATGCGTGATGACGATAACTTTTTTAATAACACAAACTTCAACGGTACTGGAGGTTTGATTTCTACTAACACCGAAGCGGATTTTGTTAGAGAAACGAAAGGTTTAGCACGTACAGCAATTGTTGAGTTCTACCAAACATCTACAGGAACCGACAAATTTATTGAAGTTCCTAGTTTTGATGCTTCCGAATTTAATAGTGCATCACCTCCCGCAGAGCGCTTAGACCTTATTTATATTAAGGGTTCTAAATCCCTAGACACTCGGTATGAATCCACAAATATCCCAGAGGCTTCTCTCGGTATTATTAGAGGCGCTTATTTCAGAACCGATGCTGCTGCGGGCTTGAAAGGTAACGGTCCTAGATTCGATAACCCTGTAGCTCGTCTATCGGGAAAAGTGACAGGAATGTCGAATGCTCAAATCCCAGCGGGAACTAACCTGCCTAACTTTGGCTCGGTGCCGTTGCCTGACGACTTAGTAAATTTTGCCTGGCACAAAACTACGCTAGACACGCTTGATAGTACGTTGATGAATCAGCAGGTAGAAACACAAGCTGCTTTCTGTCTGCCTGTAGCCTATGTTCGTGTACCCGCAGGGTATACCCAAGGACAGTCTATTGACCCTTCCAATGTAGTTGATATCCGTCCTTTCTTTCGTACAGCGGAGCTTACATATAATGAACGGGCTGCTATTGCGAGCGCGGTTAGGCCAAACGGTAGTAATCCGTTTGTTACTCGAACTGCTCTCGATGCTGAGTTAGCTGCCTTAACAAACGGCTCAAGCGAGAATTCAAACCGAATTGAAATTTTAACAGGACAAGTGGAAGTTGTTCAGGTAGAGGTTAATGATATTAAAAACGACCTTTATGGGACTGGAACTTTAGAAACCCCCACTAGCAAAAATTTTGAAGGTCGGATTATAAACCTTGAGGCGGGGTCTACAGGCGGCGGAGGTTCGGGGGCAGGGCATAAAGTTCACATGTTTTCATTTCCTGTTGCGATTGCAGGAGGTTCAACAGCTATTTTCGGAACAAATTTTCCGGCTTATCATAGTATTGGGCCACTAGTTTTACCCTCTCACCAAAATAAAGTAGTTGCTGGATTATTTACAGTAAGGTCGGAGCCTTTAGCTGGTTTAGCACAATCTCTTGCGTTACGTATTGGAGCAACCTCTACAGATTTTCTAATATCCGAAGCTATAGCTATCCCAAACATGTCTTTCCAACCAAAACACTACCACTCCTTTCAGTGTGCGGTGGATGAAGGTGGTTCAGGCTCTTCTTATTATGCTGTTTTCCGCACAACAACGGCAGGCGTAGACGGGCATGTGTTTACATTGTGGTGTACTGGGTATATTTATGAAGGCTAAGTTTCTGCTACTTTCTTTTCTGCTTTTATCAAGCTGTTCATCTCTTAGAACTATAGGGTTCGCAGCGGGAGGCGCGGCTGGAGGAGCATTACTTGGTCCTGGGGGTGCTGCTGCTGGTGCTGCTGTTGGCGTGGCGGGGTCTGAACTTCTTGAAAAGGATAGCGTAGAAAAGGAACTTCAAGAAGCTAGAGCCACTGTTCCTAAATCAACAGGCGAATCTTTTATTGATAGCACTACTGATTTATTACATACCGTGGGTTGGTGGTATTTGATTATCTTTATCCTCATACCTCTACTTACAAAGAAAGGTAGGAGTTGGATTGCTAATTTAGCTACTCTTCATAATACAGCAACTAAAAAAGACGTTGATGAATATTCTTCACGACTAAATAAACTAGAGGGAATGATTTCCTCGTTACAGGATATAAAAAAATGAAGTACTTAAACAATGAGTCGCAGTTCACTCGTATTTCTGATGACCATGCTCGCGCTATGATGGAGAGCCTTGGTTACACCATTCCCTCGCAAGAAGAACAAAAGCCTGAGCAGGTTCACGTTGATGTTTATGCTTTCGGGGACCACCGCTTTGCTCTTAGCGAAGAAGTTGTCGAAGCTACGGATGGGCACTACATTCGTCTTGATGAACTTGATGAGAACTTTACTGTTCAGCTTGACGAGAGCGGTGAAGAAATTCTTATCGAAGCTGTCATGTTCGATGACGGTGATTACATTCTAGAAGGCGTTTATGAGGACGAAGAAGGTAATCTCTTTGCTCGAATGATTTCTGAGGCTGACCTTGTTGACGAAGACGAAGACGATACTGACGACGAAGAAGTTGACGAGGCGATGGATAAAGAAGAGATGATGGCTAAGATGAAAGACAAGGCCAAAAAAACTAAGAAGAAAAAGTCTGCCGCTAAAAAGTCCGATATGGAAGACGAGTCCTGCGAGGACGAAGAAGAAATGGAGTGAAGTGATGGAAAAGAGTATCATGTCTTTAGCTGATGATATTCTTGGAGGCGCTCTTACTAGCCCTGCCAAGGCCAAATCAGCGGTTTCAAACCCTTACAACGAGCCTGAACTTCCTGAAGTTTTGGACGAGCAACGCGAGAGTATAATTATGGAATCTATAAACGAAAAACTTGGTCCTGAGCTTAAGAAGTTTGCAAAAAAAACTTCGCGAGACCATTACCCTGGTGATAAAGGTGTGGAGACTAGAATTGACCCGAGCGCAAGGAAGGCCAGCCTGTCTGCGAAGGCAAAGTCAAAGTTAAGTCGCCATGACGTACGCAAAACATCCAGAGATGATGAAGCAACTTCGTGGGCAGTTGACCGTAGAACGGATAGACAAAAAGCTAATTGGCAAGCTACCCGCGACAGTCAGAAGGCGCACCGTCAAGCTCGCGGTGTACAAACTCGCGGTGCCAAACCCTCCGCAACGGGTGTTGATAAAGAGGCTTTGCTGAAGAAGAAGCGTGAGGCTGAAGAAAAACGTAGGCGCTCTCAAGGTATTCAGGCACGTAAGCCTGGAATGGAAAACTCTAACCTTCAAATCTTACTTCAAGCCCGTGACATTCTTCGTGAAATGACTTCCGTAGGTGCTATCGGTACTGGCCCTCAAATGACAGCTTCCCGTGCATACAGCACTCATGGAGCGAACATGGGCAAAGATACAGTACCCGTAAAGCCCGTAGATAAGTCCATGCGCAAGGTTGAGAAGGGTAAGGCATCAAAGAAAAAAGCTAAGAAGGTAAAGAAGGAGTCCTTTGAGCTATTCTTAGACCGTATTCTTAATGAACACTTAGGAGACAAGTAATGCTTATTCGAGATATCTTTTCTTTCGGTGAAGTTTCCCTGATTTCTGAAGGACGTTCTGGTGGACCTATTCGATTTAAAGGTATCTTCTCTGAAGCCGAACGTCCAAACGGTAATAAAAGGGTTTACAGTAAAAGACTTTTAGAGCGTGAAGTAAAGAAGCTTCAAGGCCAGATTAATGACCGTAGACTTCTTGGGGAGCTAGACCACCCTTCGGATGAAATTGTTCACCTTGGTAATGTATCCCATGTTATTACGAATCTTTCTATACAAGGTAATCATGTTATGGGAGAGGGCGAGGTTCTTAACACTCCCGCTGGCAAAGTTCTTGCAGAGCTTCTTCGTGCTGGCGTAAAACTAGGAATCTCCTCTCGCGGTACAGGCTCAGTTGATTTAGATGAGTCAGGGGCACACTATGTCGTAGGAGAGAACTACAACATGATTACCTTTGATATGGTTTCTGAGCCCTCTAGCCAGGATGCCTTTCCTGCTCTTGCGGAGCACAAACAACTAAATGAAGTACGTGGGCCGATTATTGAGGAACTTCAACACTTTCACAATGACCGGATTTATCTTACGGCGTTAAAGAGACGTTTAAGCAAACTTTAAAAATAAAACGCTTTTTCTTTCGCCGTATAATACATAATCATAGCAACCGAAATTTATTATGGAAACAAATCTCGATAAGTTAGTAGAAGCTCTTCCCAAAGGTCTTACCGAGGCTGGGATTGAAGAAGTGGCTTCTCTAATTGATGAAGTCGTTGAAGAGCGCGTTGCAGACGAAGTTAAGATTATCGAAACTAAGGTTAAGGCTTTTCTTCGTACTAAGCTTGACGAGCTAAAAGAGTCCGCACGTGAGGAGCTTGCTGCTGAGGATAACTTGGTACGAGCCTTCAAAGCGTTTGAAGCGGTAAAGATGATTGTTGCTTCTGAACTTGATAGTGTTGATTTTGATAACGCTATTTCTGTGCATGAAGCTGCAAACACTAAACTACAAGAACAGCTTGACGCTACTCGACAGCAACTCAACGAATCCCTTAAAACAGTTAATCTCCTTGAATCCAAGCTGGACCACCAGGAGGTTGAACTTAGCCAACTCTCAGAGGCGCTAATTGACGAACGGGAAAAGGCTGAAATTCCCTTCAAGTCCTCAGAGTCGGCGGTCATGATAACCAATGAAAATCATGAAACCCAAGGTCTGCCCGATTCAGCCCGGGAGAATTACTTCCTGAATGAGGACGTTATTCGTTTGTCCCAAACTTATAGGAGCTAAAAAATGCTAAATAAACAAACATCGAAAACTCTAGTTGATAAGTGGAGTCCGATTCTTGAAGGTGTTAATGACTCGTACACTCGCGAGACAACTGCCGTCCTCCTTGAGAACCAAGCTCGTCATATCTTGAACGAGGCTCAAAAGGATGGTATGCTCTCCGAGGCTACTCCCGGTCAGGGTCCAACCACAGTTGGTTCCATTGGTACTTTCCAGAAGTTCGCCTTCCCTCTCGTTCGTCGGGTTTTTCCCGAATTAATTGCTAACAGGGTTGTTGGCGTTCAGCCCATGCAAGGGCCTGTCTCGCAAATCTTCTACCTAGGCTACGACCGTCTTACCGACTCGCGCCGTGAGACCGTCTACGGTAAGTATGACCTTACCTACGGCCAGAATGCTTATGGAGACGCCTCTGCTCAGTGGGCTGGTGCTTCTAGCCTCGACACAATGGTTGCTAACTCAAGCCTTTCTACCGTAACTGTTGATGCTCCCAGCGCAACTCTCGGTGGTGAGATTGCTGGGTTCCCGACTTCTGGTATCCACGTTGGCTTTGATGTCTCCACTGGTGAGGTTCTTGGTAAGGTTGTCAGTCCAAATTTCTCTGACGCTACTGCTATCGGTGACATTACTGGGTTTGATGCTACTCCAAACGGCGTCATTCCTGAGATTAACTTCCACATCGAGCAGCAGCCCGTAACCGCACAGACTCGTAAGTTCCGTGCCCTTTGGACTCTTGAAGCTGCTCAAGACCTTCGTGCTTATCACAACCTTGACCTTGAGCGTGAACTTACTGACCTTCTTGGTAAGGAAGTTGCTCTTGAGATTGACCGTGAGCTTATCGAAGATATGCGCGGCATCGCTTATGATTCCTCTGGTGCGGTTTGGCAGCGCAAGATGATGGACATGCCTAACAGCAACAACTTTACTGGTGCTGGTCGCAACGGTGCTTTTGACCCAGGCCAATTCCTGTATGATGTAACTGGTTCCACGTCTGTAACCGGACAAGGCGGCGGTCAATGGGGTACTCGTAGTAACGTTTACTTCGTAGACTTCGCTTCGACTGCTCTTAACCTTGCTCCTCGCCACGTTGGTCAGGCTTACGCAAACCTCCTTGCTACCCTGAACTTCGCTTCGCAGGATATCTACAAGACGACCTACCGTGGTGCTGGTAACTACCTTATCACCTCGCCCTTCATGGCCGCTATTCTTAACTCGGCTTCGAAGCTCGAAGGCGGTGTGAAGGCTGGTAACTGGGAAGGTCAGCTTGGCGCTAACATCAACTACGCTGGTAAACTCCAGGGCATGTTCGATGTTTACGTTGACCCGCTCTATCCTGACGATGAGATTCTCATGGGTTACAAGGGCAGCTCGCCTATGGACGCTGGCTTCGTGTACGCCCCGTACATCCCGCTCCAGATGCTTCCCACTGTTACCGACCCTGAGACCTTCCAGCCCCGTAAGGGTCTGCTTACCCGCTACGGCAAGGCTGCTGTGTCTCCCGAGTCCCGCTTCTTCCGTGTCATCCGAGTTGTCGGTGCTGGTAGCAACTTCCTCTTCCGTCCTGGTGCTGTTGGGCGAGCTAACGCCTGATAAATAACCTAAATTAAATAAGAGAGCCGTGCTTTTTCGAGTGCGGCTCTCTTTGTTTGTCTATATACATTAGAGGTGATATTATGCTTTTAAAGAATACAGGACATAGTTCCGTTTTTGTTCAATTTACTGGTAGTCGAATTATTTTAGGTCCCGGCCAAACTGCCGAGGTAGACGCTAAGGCGATTGTAGGTCTTCCTCCTGGAGTTGTGGAGGTAGTTGAATCTGTTGAAGTTACTACTACTACCATTATGTGTAGTACAGAGGCCGAAACAACCGTCACAGAAGAACAAGAAGTTACAACTACAAAAAAACGACACATAAAAAAAACTACTTCAGAGGAGTAAGTTAAATGTCATTCAGGGCAGTAAAACCTCAAACACGGTACGGTAACACTTTCGGCTCTGTCAGCGGAAGTTATGCAGTATTAGAGGACTGGGATTATCCCGGCGATATAGAATACGGCCAACTTAATCGACGTAGATTCCGAAATCAAACTTACTTTACTGAGTTTTATGAGATTGTAAAAGATTTTGTTCTTGCTCGTCTTGGATTTCCTGTTGTTCGTGTAGAGCTTACAGACTTTCAAATTCAGACTGCTATTGATGAGGCAGTATCAAAGTTAGATTATCATGCTCCTGACTGGTGCTCTCAGTTCTGCACCTTTGCAACATCTGCTGGAATTTCTCTTTATGAGTTACCTCAAGTTGTCGCAAATAACTTTAGGGGTGCTGTGTATCGTAAAAACCTTCTTAGTGTTGCGCAGTCAAACGGAACACTAGAATTTGATTTCTTCATCAAATACTTTCAAGATAACTTCTTGTTTAGAGACTTTTCTATTGGAGATTATTACCTTACTATCTCTCATTTAGAAATGGTACGAAAGATACTTGGAAATGACGGAACCTTTAATTTAATTAACGGCAACTTACTTAATATTTCCCCTACACCAACTGCTGTTTATGATGAAGTTGTTGTTGAGTTCAAAGCAATTGACACAAATACGCTTCATCCTTACTTTGTAAGCTGGATTCAAAAATATAGCCTTGCCATATGTAAAGTTATTCTAGGACAAATTCGCGGGAAGTATCAGACACTCCCCTCCCCTGGAGGCGGCGCTCAACTAAACGGAGAGGCTCTGATTACACAAGGAACTGATGAACAAGAAAAACTTGTTGAAGCCTTGTTAACCGAAATTGAAGAGCCGCCTGCATTTAGTACCTTCTAATGGCTGACCGTAAACAGTTCAGAACTTCTCATAAGATTGTAGGCGATACGGCTGAGCAGTTTAATGATTTGCTAAATCTTTATGATTTAGATAATCCTGATATTGAACTGTTTAATTTGGTTGACGATGAACTTATTCGCTTAGGCGGCTCTAAAATTTTACTATACAAATTTTTTCGTACAGACGGTATGGCTGATGATTTGTATGGAGAGGCGTCTCAAAAAGTTATATCGAATGAGCCGATTGTTCTTCAAGGCCACTACGAGCCTCAAGCCCTCGAAGAAAATTTAACTGAATTTGGTATTGAAATTACCAGCGAGCAGATATTTACATTCAATAAGAGTTATTTAGAAAAGCTCGTTGGCCGTCCTCTTATTCCTGGAGATATTCTTCAACCAGACTTTCAAAATCTAAAGTACGAGGTTTTTGAGGTTCAAGAAGACCAGTTCGATGTATACGGTGTTTACCACCTAACCTGTGCCGCCAGAGTCCTTCGCGATGATGAGGATATTACAAGAGCAGAGGAGTCCTTTCCTCAAGATGAGGTGTTCTGATGGCTGGGGCATTATGGACAATTGATGATATTCGACGCGAGATTGAAAAGCTCGAATCATCCGCAAGTTTTCAAAAACCTGATTTCTATCGTATCTTTACTAGACGACTGAAAGAAATATTTAGTAGCTTTAAAGTTCTAAAGGGAGATGATACAGTACGGGAGGTAGAGATTATCTACGCTAATCCAGAGCGAGCAGTTGCTAAAATTGTCGAGGGTAAAACGCAGAATCTACCGTTGCTGTCGTTGCAGCTAGATGGAGTTTCTATTGATACTGCTAGACAGAAACCGATGGAGGCTCTTGTAGAGCGCAAGTTTTGGATACCTGAAAAACAACGAGCTATTCGATACATGGCTCTTGCACCTGTAGCAGCAAATCTAGGGTTTGTTTTAAACGTTTGGGGTAAGTACGTAGAGGAGGTTAACCAGCTTACAGAGCAGATTATACTTCAGTTCCGCCCTAATCTAAGAGTTGATATTCGTGAGGATGAAGTTTATCAAGCTTACCTTAAAGATGTTTCAGACTCCTCTAACATGTCTGTAGGCGACCGTCAGGACAGGATTATTAAACGACAACTCAGATTTGAAGTTCAATCGTATATTCCCAGTAAAGTATTTAGATTTACTAATACTGGTGAGATACAGCTTATGAATTTTGAAGTGTACTTAGATGAAACTGCCGGTCTTGTACCTTTGGAAAGCTATCTTGCTGGGGGTGGCAGAGATTTTCAGTTAAATCAGATACCAAATAGGGGTTCGGGTATTACAACGATTACTGAAGAATCTTAACAAACAACTTCAAAAAAACTAATGGTTTTACGCTGCACCCTGTCTAAATACAATAGAGAGGATTAATCCATTGACCGCTTATAAAAGAATTAAAAATCTGACCCACCAAGGTCTTGAAATTATCACGAAACTTCCTTCGGGGCAATATGACCATATTTGGTTGGCCTCAAAGAAATCGGTTATTGTACCTGCTGACTCGATTACCGACCTTATTCGCGTTGCCGAGCAGCGACAAATGGTAAAAATCTCGAACGCCTAATAGGAGAATAAAACATGCCCGCATATGTAAGCCCCGGAGTATATGTAATTGAAAAGGACTGGTCTGATTATACGCCGTCCCTCAACGCAACCAACGTTGGTATTATGGGATTCGCATCTCAAGGACCAGCAGGGGTAGCTACTCTAATCACAAACGCCGACCAACTTATTCAAACCTTTGGCCGTCCTGAAGATGCTGAAGGTGGTCAAGGTTTAATCGGCGCTTATCACATTCTTGACCGTACAAATACGGTATACTTTACGAGAGTTGTTACCTCTAGTGCAACGGTAGCTGATGCTGCGGTTAAGATTGGTACATGTCCCGATGTGTCCCCATCCGCAGGACTTAGCGAGAATAATCACTATCTTTTCATGGCAACTGTTAAAAATTCGGCTGGTGTTACGGTCACAACCGACCCGCTGATTTTTAACGTAACTCCCGCTTCTGCTAACGCCTTATGGATTGGTGGTGCGGATGCCGTGCTGGCTACTGTCAACTCAAGGACAACTCCAAGCTCACCAATCTCTTTCCTTCGCGATACCTCGTCTACAGGGCGGTTTATAGGTTCTTACGCAGGTTCGGGTGCGGAACTTACCATGTACGCATGGTCTTCGACATCAAGCTTCCCGACTCTTCCTATAGGAACCACGAATGTAGATGTTACTGCTTTTTCTGGCTCTAATGCAGCTTTATCGGCTACTGGGGGTAATGTTACTTTAAAGCCGTCTACTGGTAGTGGTTATGGTACTCCGGGGTCTGGTGTTACTGCCTCTGCCGTAACTATGGACTCGACAAGTCTAAGCGGCGGGGCTTATGTAACACGAACACTTTATCCCGGCGCTGGATACAATTACTCTGCAAGTATAGAAACTTACGGATTAAAGACTACAGGGCTTCAAGATGTTGTTACGGCGAATCAAGCAGATAGGACTGAGTTTGTACTGAATAAAGGTGGCGGTGCCGAAGAAAGCTATGTTGTAAACTTAGTTAGCCCCGCCGCAGGTACGGACATTAGCCCTTCAAGCGTTATCAATAGTACGACTGACGCAACAAACAAAACTTCTGATTACATTGTGGGTGAGTTTGCTATTGACAACGCCGATAGAGATGATGTTGCCTGGACTCTACCTCCTAGATGGGGTAATGCTATGGCCGGTGATACTCTAAGTGCTGGAACCTTTATCGACTCGGCTGGAGCCTCTGCTAGTCTCGACTTTTCCGCTGTTAAGCTTATTAAACTTGTTGATGGTACTTACAACTTTGCAGGTGGTGTAAATGGAGACCTTGGAGATGGCTCTAAAACTTTCTCTGATGCCGAAGTAAAAGCTGCATTCATCGGTAATGCTGCTGACGGAAACGGTGTCTACTCCTACCTGAAAGAAGATGTTGATATCTCTCTACTTGCTATTCCTGGAGTTACAGAACAAAATATTGTGAACAATGCAATCTCGATTGCAGCAGATTCACAAGAGTTCTTGGTTGTAACTAACCCTCCAATTGGTATTACCAACCCTCAAACTGCTATCGCCTGGTCGAATGGTACTGCCGAAGGTAGAACAGCCGCCCTCAACAACTCATACGCTTGTGTGTACTGGCCTTGGGTAAAGCTCTTCAACCCTTTCACTCAGATTGACGAGTACGTCTCACCAGACATCTTCGCTATTCGCCAGATGGCTTTTACAGACGCTACTTTCGACGCTTGGTTTGCTCCTGCTGGCCTTGTGCGAGGTAGACTTACCAAGCCTGTCGATGTTGAAGTTGTCCTTACCAAAGGTGATAGAGACGCTCTCTATGGCCCAGGAAACGTAATCAACCCCGTTCAAAAATTCCTCACGGACGGTATCGTCCTGTGGGGCCAGCGAACTACTCAAAGAACCGCCACGGCTCTTGATAGAATCAACGTTCGCCGTCTTATGATTGTAATTCGCAAGATGCTTCTGGCTTCTACTCGCCAGTTCGTCTTCGAGCCCAACGACGCTGCAACCTGGAAGCGAATCACGAACGCTGTCGAGCCTCTCATGGCTGACATCAAGAGTCGTAGAGGGGTTGTGGATTTCAAGGTTATCTGTGATTCGAGTACCAACACACCAATTCGTATCGACCGAAACGAGCTTTGGTGCAAGGTAATTCTTCAGCCTACAAAGGCTGCGGAAGTTATCGTCTTCGAACTTAACCTAACAAGCGCAACCTTGGGAACTGACCTACCCACTGCTTAATGCTATATAAAATAGGAGAACATAAAACCAATGGTTAATGTAGACTTACAAGACTTCTTTGGCGAAACAGGGCGTGTCCTTGATGTCGCTGGCGTTACCGGGGGTACGGAACTGTTTCACAGATACGACTCCTACCGAGCTTACAGTTGGCTCATTCGTATCAACGGTCTCGGCGGTGTTGTAGGCAGTATCTTATCGAATACTGGTCTTACAAGCCCTGATAACGTGCTAACTCTCGCGGCCAAACAAGTTGGTCAGATTGGTTACAACGTTGAAGATATCATGGTAGACCGTGTGAACGATAAGTTTTACTACCCAGGTAGACCTTCAACTGAGGAGACAGTAATTACGTTCGACAACCTTCTTAAAGGTGATGCTGCTAAGGCTCTTTTTAACTGGATGCGAACCACTTACGACCCGATTACTGGTACTCACTCTTCTTCGGTTCAATCTAATATCGCTGGGCAGATTATCTCTGGTGGTGGCGGTTTCAAGCGTACAATTGATGTTGTTCTTCTAGACAACAACCGCAAGCCACAGTTTGTCGCTCGAATGTACGGCGCTTACTGTAAGAACTGGCGACTTGCAGAATTCAACTACTCGGCTAACGAATTCCACTCTATCGAGTGTACGGTTCGTTACGACATGGTTGGTTACTTCCGCAACGGTGATAACGCCTTCGAAGATATCCTGAACCCAGTCGGCTGATTTTTTAACTGAATAGACTATAAGATAGCTCCTAAATATAATAGGAGCTATCTTTTTTTGTAATGTCTGTAAGCGTATTTGAAAAGCTTCTCGGGTCATACTCGGGAATGAGAAAAAGAACATGGACCCCTTCTGTGATTTCAGAGGCGTCCGAAAAGTGGTGGGCGCAACAGTTTAGTTTGGGAGATGAGATTGACGCCCAGACTAAAATTTCGCAGTATCAGATGGCGAAAGCGAATATCCAGAAGGCTGGGAGTGAACAAGGAAACCTAACGCCTGACCAAGCAGCTCAACAGTTACAAACTTACGGTCAAGCTGCTGCAACAGTTAAAGGGGTGCAGGTAGTTAACCGTCAGGGACAAAAGCCAATGGCTCTGAAAAAGGATAATATTCCTGTTGTTATCCAAGCTCTAGATTCACTTATTCAAAAAGCAGGAACAGAAAAGTCAAAAAAACCGGACTCAGATAAAAGCGAAAAAGACAAAAAAAAGGAACGTGAAGGGCTAAGCCCTATGCAGCGAGCGGAATTTTCTCCTTCAGAAAGAATAGAAATATCTCGCACTGTAGAACGTGCTTTGGGTATTGGTCCAGAAGAGGCTATGAAAATAATTGATGGTATTGAACAAACCATTAATACGCCAAGAAAAAAGACCAAGGTGGCAAAACTCTTAAGCTTAATAGGGATTGAAAAGCCAGAGTTAGTAGAAGAAGCAAAACAACAGTTAAAGAATGGTACTGGGGCTTTATTCTCTGTAATGTCCAAAGTACAACAAACCTCAGACGGTGGTTTAGTTCTCAAAGCATCAGACCTAACGAGCGCTGAGCGCGATGCTTTAAAAATCCTCACAATTCGCAACAATGGAAATATTTTTATCGGGCGTCCAGGAGAGTATGTTGAAGAGTATAAAACTCTACAGGAAAGTGCGCAGTATGGTGATTCAAATTACGGATTTACTTTAGGCGCTCAGTTATCTCAGTTTGGTCCACTCTTACAGGAAGTTCGCTTACTTGAAGGTGATTTAGATGTAGAGAGTATGTCTAAAGAAGAGATTGAGGGTCTTCCTAAAGCCTTTCAAAGTTCAAAGTCGGGTACTGGTTCGGGTAGTAATGATGCTGTCGGTAAATTTAAAGAATATGTCGCGGAGTTAGACCTCGCGCTGAAGAGTGGAGATAAAGCAGCTATCAAAGAGGCTCGCGAAAAAGTCAAAAATGGGTTAGAAAAATTTGGCTCAATCCCTGCCGATATTACCGTGTTAGAAACTCCGTTAGATGATGAAGACTACGACGTTTTAGAATACCTAGTAAATCAAGTTAGCGAGTCCGGGGGTTTACCCGTGTTTATTAAAAATATGGTTAGAGAGCAAGTTGCGTCTGCACAAAAATTTAATGAGTCTCTCGGTATTCAACAAGGTGATGTAGTTAAGGTTGGAGCGCCTTCGCAAAGTAGCTTAATGGGAGAACGCCCAGACATTATCGCATTTGTAAGACCTGAAGCAAAACTAAACACAAACGCGCTTGGTAAAGGCGTTAAGCTACATGTTGTAACCCCTGAAGATACTGATTTAATTTCTGAGTATGGAGAAGAGATTATCGGTACTACAATGGTTAACACCAGCATTAAAGTCAAAAAAGAAGAAAACTCTTTAACTCGGGCAGGGTCTGGCGCTGTTGCAAAAATGCTTGGAAGCGACACGGCAGAGTATGATGAGTTAAGAAATAATACATTAGATATGCTTGTTGCTGATGGAGCGTTTACACCGGAACAGAGACGTATCTCTGATAAAGCCCTTGAAAGAGATAGAGCAATCTATGAGAAGATTGACGGTAGATTATCTCGCCTAAACCCTAAAAATACAAGGGATGTTGTTTCTTTTTTACGGTCTATGGAGATTGACGAAACTACAATATCTGGACGAGAGAAGTTTCAAGCTGAAGCAAAATCAATTGCAGAGGGTTTATCTTCTGATGACCCTGAAATGAAAAGATTAGCTACAATCAAAGTCTTCCAGCTTTATAAGATTAGAAAAGCTGCAACCTCTAGTGCTGGCAGTGATTATGCTAGGGGTGCTGTACTAAATGATGCTATTCTATCCTTCGCTGCACGCAGAGAAGAACCTCTACATATTCAATCCCCCACTAGAGATTCTATAGGAAGTAATCATACACTTATGAAAGCTTTTGCAAAAGAAGCCTTTAATCCGGATAATAATATTCGTGTAGACCCTGCTAGAAGTAATGTTACTACCCCTGATGGTAGAGTATTATTTGGTCTTAGAAGAGTTGCACGAAAGGGCAAAAATGCTGCTATTGAGTTTGAGTTAGGACACGAATCTGAACTTCGCTATATGAAATCTATTTAAACCAGTAATCATCTGGTTTACTTAGAACATCTTTTAGAAGATAAATGTAACAACAATTGTTGTAATAGATGTAGTTTTTTAATGAAGGAATCTTTTCTTCTACTACTACTATTTCTTTTCTTCTATTCTTCTTATAGATTACCATCCAATCTCTATTACCTGCTCTTCTAGCATCGTTCTTAGCTTGCTCGATGAACTTATGAAAGTCGCTGGAGTCCTTGAAAATATCATCAATCTCCAGGTTGTACCCATTTTTACACTCGATAGTAAATCTAAAATTTTGTGGTGTAATCAGGTCTCCGTGGACTATAAGATGTTGTGGGAGTTGGTGGGTTGACCCGAAGGCTCCCGACCCAGGAGTTCTACTAAACTCGTTAGTTTGAAATCGCTCATTAAGAGTTTGAGCAATCTTTCTTTCGAATGTAGCTCCTTTCCTCTTACTATTAACTCTTGGCTTCTTGCCAAATTCACCGTCGTTCAGGATTTTATTCAGGTTCGACATATTCTATGAAAGTCCAAAAAAAACAATTTAAACTGAAAACTGAAGATTGGGTTTTCAAAACTAAGTCCGAAGGTAGACGAATGAAGATTTACATTAAACTAAGCAAAGATGAATCAAACCAATGGGCAGCGATTAAGAACGCTGTAATTGGAGCGGGCAATATGTCTGATGGCGAGTTCGCTAAGATTATGTTATTCCGTGGTTTGAATGGCTTTATGAACGACCTAAACAAAGCTATGGATGAAATGTCCGAGCAAGAAAAACAGGAAGTTCTTCGTGAGGCTGGAATGGAGACGGAACTTGAACTTGATGTTCCGGTAACTGAAGATGAGAACTCTACGAGTACTGTCGCAGAAGAATGAGCGTGTTGTAAACCGCCTTATTCGAGATAAAAAAACTTCTTCCTTCCTGCTCTTATACCATTCCGAATGGGATAAGTATTCTCAGGTAGTTGTAGACCGCGCTACTGAGTGGGCAAAAGAAGAAGGAGATGAGGTATGCTACATTATTTCTAGTTGGGAGCTTCCTCATGTATTTTCAGCCTTTGGAGTTACCTCAGCCCCTTGCCTAGTGGAAGTGGTGAAGGGTGATGTAAAAGTGTTTGTTGAATACCCAAAGGTTTATGACTACTTCGCTCTCAAAAGCGAAGCCTCTTAAATCTTCCCGCTACTAGAAAAGTCTTCCGCCTCTCTGGTAATCGACATTTCACCAGTAACCATCTCTTTGTAGTCCTGAAGCTTCTTGACGTATTTTTTGTCTTTCGTATAGAGCAGCTTCAGATTATTTACGATGACGGTGGTAAAATAGTTGAATGCCGAACCACTTGAGGGGCGGAAGTTCTTTAATGTCTTGAAGGCGAGCATGAAGCACTCCTGCTTCGCGTCGTCATGGTCAACACGAAACTTAAACGACATGAGGATATTTGTGATTAGTCTATCAAGTAACTCAACCAACTCTTGTTCGTGAGTTGAGCTGTCTTTTATGTATAAAGAGATTACTTCTTCGAATCTCTTGTTGTCAATATAATGTCCATTCTTTTTTGCCATAAGCTGTTATAGAAAATGAGTATAGATGAAATTCTAAAAAGTTTTGAAAATGCTGAAAAAACCCATAAACAAGAAGTGGGTTCGGAGCCTATCATTTTTATTCACGACTCCTGCGTCAAGCAACGCGGGCAAGTTTATTCATTTCGTGATGATGAATATGAGACTTTAGTAGGTCTTCTGGAGAAGACAAAACTCTCACGGGATGAGTATCAATTTCTGGCAGCGCTTCAAACTCTGGACGTTTCCGAGAAAGATGTTACTACGAAGATGATTCAAGACAATCGCCCAGCGCTTGAAGAGAGTCTAAAGACTGCTCAACCAAAGCTAGTTTTTGTTCTTGGCAACCTCGCTATGAAAACGCTTCTTCGCAAGTCTGGTATTACAAACAAGCGTGGGAAAGAGTTCTGGGTTGATATCGACGGATTTAAGATTCCGGTTGTTCCAGTATATCATCCGTTCTCGCTATACTCTGAGCCCAAGCTTCGAGGAATGTTCGTGCAGGATATTGATAATGCCTACGACAAGTTCATTCTCAAGAAGAACAAGCTCGCGGATTCTACTTACGAACTTTGCAACGAAGTTTCGAAAGCTGTGGAATATCTTGAGAACGCTGCTGAGAAAGAAGTTCTCGCAGTTGATATTGAAACCACGGGGCTTGATTACAAAAAGGATAAAATTACGAGCATTGGGTTCGCCACTGGCGAGCTTGAGGCGTTCGTTATTCCCATCCACCACAGAGAATCTCAGCTATCGGACGCCGATTTAGAAGCGGTTCGCACTATAATATCCCGTGTGATGGGCGACTCCACCATCGCTAAGGTCTTTCACAACTGTAAGTTCGACCTGAAGTTTTTGAAGAATTGGGGTATTCCTACATTTACAAACATTCACGACACTCAAATTATGCACTCACTAGTCGATGAGAATAAGCCTCACGGACTGATGGATATCGTAAAAGAATACTGGCCTAATGAGCTAGAGGAATTCTAATGAAAACGGACACTCAAGGACAGAGAGCAGTTACTAACGGAGCTACTTTTGAAAATATTATTGAGCGATACTTGTGCGGTGCTCTCGATATCCCCTCGGTTAAGTATGACCCAGACCATAGCGTACACGACCAAATATTATGGAAAAACGCTCCGTATGAGAGTATCTACGGAACTAAGTGTCGTAGCGAGTTTCTTCTACAATTAAAAGAGAGAAAGATTCGCATAGAGTGCAAGTATCAGTCTGTAGCTGGAAGCGTTGATGAAAAGTTACCTTATCTTATGATGAACTTTACCTCGCAAGTCCCCGAAGATGAGACTATTATCATTATAGACGGGGACGGTTGGCGTCCTGGCGCGGTTCAATGGCTTCGAACTGCTTGCAAAGGGACCAAGTGTAAGGTTTTTTCCGCTATCGAATTTCTATTTTATATTGCTACAGAGTTTGTAGATGCTGACAGTAAACAAGAACAAGCCGAAGGATGAAAACTTTTGGGCTAACATGCCGCTCGACGACCTCGCGTTTGGCAACGCGATGGACTGCGACTTTACTCTTCGGGCGTTTCATGTTCTCCGCAAGGAGATGGAGGAAAAGCAGGTAAACTTTGTTTACGATAACCTGCTTAAAGACATTCTTGTAATTCTCGGAATGGTTGAGAACTTTGGTATTAGTGTTGATACTCAATACTTAAAGGTTCTCGACCAAAAGCTACAGGAGGAGATTGCGGGTCTAGATGACCGTTTACAAGAACTTATCGACTCGAAGAAGGGGAGAGACGACCGTATCAATCCAAACTCGACTATCGAGATGGCGTCTATTCTATTTACCTCAGAAGGGTTTGGCTTAATACCTTCAATGTTTTCCGATAAGACGAAGACACCTCGAATTAGTGAGGAGCATCTGACGGAGGTAATGAAAACTACAAAAAACAAAGATGCGATTGAATTCATTCAGACACTATTGAAGTATAAGTACCGCGCCAAGCAACACAAGACTTATGTGAAAGGTGTTGAGGCTGCACTAGCGTACAATGAGGACGGTCGCATCTATTCTCAATACAACTTCGCTACAGTTGTAACTGGTCGTTTGTCTTGCTCTACTTATTCTGCTGGAAAGAAAAAGAAGGGCGTATCGTTCCATACGCTCCCACGGGAGTCTCAGAATGATGCCGTGAATATTCGCAAGCTGATGAAAGCAGATGATAAAAAGGTTTTCCTTGCAGCCGACTTTTCTCAAGCTGAACTGCGAGTATTGGCACAATGCTGTAAGGATAAGAATCTTATCGAAGCATTCAACTCAGGACAAGACCTTCACAGATATACGGCTTCTCTTGTATTCGGGAAGAAGCCAGAGGATGTAACAAAAGAGGAGCGTCAGATTGCAAAGTCTGTAAGCTTCCTTATTGTATATGGAGGAGGTCCAAACAAGCTCGCGCAGCAAATTGGCAAAAGCGTTCGTTACTGCCAAGGTATCTTTTCTGCGTATGAGCAGTCTTTTCCGAAAGTTTTCAAGTGGATTGAATCAGTTCACAAGATGGTTCGGAAAAATGGATATGCAGTTAGTCTATTTGGTAGACGACGACACCTACCTAATATAAAGAGCCCGATTAGGAAGTATCAGTTCCGAGCGCTACGCCAGGGTATGAACTTCGTAATTCAAAGCTCTGCCTCAGACTTGATGCTGCACTCCATCAAACGACTGCACAGATATCGCGACCTGGCAAGGTTGGACTTTGATATTCTGGCAACCGTACATGACTCCGTAGAAGTTCAATGTAATGCAAAGGACGCCGAGAAAGTCGCGACCTTGCTAAAAGTCGTTTTGCCTATGACGGACGATTTCCAGAAGATGTATGGAATCAAGTTCGTTGTTCCCTTTGAGGTGGATGTAGAAGTTGGTACTTCATTCGGCCATTTAACTGAGGCGAAGTTCTCTAACAAAGGAAACCTACTGAATGGCAAGGAAATTCAATCATTCCTCCAAGATGCATAGAGTAGTTGTATTAACTGATTTACACTTACGAGCTGATTACCTTCCAGGCTACCTTGATAAACAGGTAGAAACATTAACCCGTCTGGTTAATAAGAAACCGCCTGATACGGTAGTTATTAATGGTGATATCTTCCATCGGCGCAATCCGAAGGGAGCAGAGCTTCTTGCATTCCGTAGACTGCTAGAAGGGCTTCACACAAAGAACATTTATATCAACCGGGGTAATCATGATACGATTGCAAAAGACGGCAGCACAGAAACAACGCTTAGTTTGTTTTCGGATATTGCTACTGTAATTACCGAGACACGAACGATTCGTCTTGGGGATGTTGATTTTGATTTCATTCCGCACTATGAGGATGAGAACATTATTATCAATGACCTAGGTAAAACCGACAATCATGTCTTTGGTCACTTCGGCTTTGATGGGTGTGTCGCAAACGGCGCGTACCTTTATGAATCGTATGTAAAGAAATCCCATTTCAAAGGAAAAGAGAAGAAGCGCCTCGCATTTCTCGGTCATATTCATAAACCCAAGGTATACGACAAGTCGATTTATGTTCTCGGCACTCAGTACTCTACCTCATTCGGAGAAGCGAATGCCCAGAAGTATATTCATGAATTGATTATTCGTGGTGGTCGGGTAGAGGTTGTAAGAAAGCCTATTAATTTTGGTATTAGACACATCACGACAACGCTCGCTTCTCTTGAGGATGATGCAAAGAAGTATAACTTTGATTCTTTCTACACTATCCTCCGTATCAAGATGGATACTCTAGACCAGGGTACGGAAAAAGAATTGATGAAAGCTCTTCTAGACAAACACAAGGTAAAGCACATTGAAATTGTATTTGATGATGTGCTGCCGAAGTACGAAGCATCTCATGTCGATTACGATAATATCCTTACAATTGATGATAAGATTGTAGAGGAGTATATTGACAATGCAGATGTCATCTTCTCAAAATCTGAACTACTAAAGGCGCTGGAAGAGATTAAAACATATGAAACTTAATCACATTAAGATTGAAAATTTCCTGTCTGTCAAAGAGGCAGAAATTGATTTCGAAGATTTCTCTGAACTAGTTCAGGTAGTCGGAGTTAATACTGACACGAATCCTCATTCTTCTAACGGTGCGGGAAAGAGTACGATTATCGAAGCGATTGCCTTTGCCCTTTTTGGCAAAACAATTCGTAAGACAACTGAGAAAAGTATTCGAAACTTGCATTCCCTGGGGAAGTGTAAGGTAACTCTCACCGTCAATGATAATGTCGTCATAGAGCGCGTTAAGAAGCCGCCTATGCTCACCGTGACGGTAGACGGGGAGAAGTGTACTAAGGAGAGTATAAACGAAACACAGAAGTTCCTAGAGGGCTTCCTGAACACGAACCAGTCGGTGTTCCTCGCTTCCATTATCTTCGGACAGGGAAACGCGACAAATTTCCTTACAGCCAGCGCAGATGAGAAGCGAACGATTATTCAAAACTTTCTATCTGTTTCAGAGCTATTTGCAAACCGCAACAAGATTAAAGCGCTTAAATCTAATCACAATAACACCAAGAAAATATGTAGCACGCTTTTAGATGAGGCGAACGATAAGCTTACTAAATTAAAGAAAAGGCGTGATACTTTAGTTAAACTCTGTAAAGAGGCAGACTCTTTCTTAAGTTCTAAGAAAGCTACATTCATTCGCCAACACTCTATTTCTGAAATTCAGGAACTTGAGCGAAGGCATCATGAGCTAGACTTGGAACGCGCACAACAAGAGCATGTTCGATATGAGAAGTCCGGTATTCTTTCTCGCACCAAGCAACGGCTAAAAAAGCTAAAGGATGCGGTTTGCGAGCATTGTGGGAAAGTTTCTAAGCAATCCTACGAGCTTATTCAAGAAGACTTGAATACTGTTGAGTCTTGCGAAAGAGAACTTAAATTAGCTGAGAAGAATATTAAACGACTTCAAGCAGAGCTGAAGGAGACAGAAGTTCCTATCAGTCTTCAAGACTTCGAGCTTATAGAGAAAGTCAAAACATTTGAGGCGGAACTAGCTGTTATTAATAAACAGATTGATGAGCAGCAAAAAATTTGCGAAACCCGTTTAAATGAGATGGGAATAGCTGCTAAAGGGTATGACCTTATGCGGTTCTGGGAAACTGCTTTCTCTGAACAGGGTTTAGTCAAATATGTAATTAGGAATATCCTGTCGTTCTTCAACGAAAGAGCGAACTACTATCTTGGATTCCTTACTAGCGGAAACTTTGCGATTGAGTTTGACGACTCCTTACACGACACAATTCTAAATAGAGGTAAATTAGCTTTCTTTGATACGCTTTCTGGTGGTGAGAAGAAGAAACTATCGCTATCTGTTATGTTAGCATTAAATGATTTACTACTGCTGACTGGAAAAGACAGGTCGAATGTTGTTTTCTTTGATGAGATTGCAGACTCTCTAGACGAAGAAGGAATTCGAGGGCTGTACGAACTTATTGTTCAGATTACTCAGACCAAAAGACTATTTATTATTACACACAATGATTACCTTGCATCCCTAATTGAAGATTGGGCTGATGTTTTGGAAGTAAAAAAGAAGGACTATATTACAACTGTGAGGAAACGTTAATGCCTATTTATGACCATGTATGCCAAAAATGTAAAACGCATATCGAAGTTAATTTAACTATTAAAGAGTACGAGGAAGTTGAGGAAAAGTATGGACGGCATGAAAATGAGAGCGTTCAAATCCCATGTCCTGAGTGTGGTGACTGGGCTCTTCGTGATTATAGCTTTGGCTGCGCTGCTGGAATCGTAAAAGGCGGTTATAAGTATCAGTATGATATGAAATACCGTGCTGGAGCAGAAGAAGAGTTTATTCGAAATGAGATTTATAGCGGCAAAGAACGTCTTAAAAAGGGAGGTTCTAGTCAACACCGAACCTACTCGAACTATTATATCTCGGACCCTGAAGCCGCTGGGTTCAAGAAGGTCGATAGCAAGACAGCTAAGGACCGTTCAGAAGCGGCAAAAAAAAGTTCTGGAGAACAACACCACAAAGTAGAGCAAGCAAGGAAGAAATGATTCCCGTTAAAGTTTTGAATCAATCACCGTTCGTATTTCTTGGATATGCAACCCCAGGTTCAGCAGGGTTTGATATCTGTATTTCAGAGGATGTATCCATTCGTCCAGGAGCAACGGTACTAGCACATACAGGTATTAGCCTTATTATTCCTAAAGGGTATGAAGGACAGCTTCGTCTTCGTAGTTCTATGAGTAAGTCTGGTCTTATCATGCCAAATGCGCCAGGAACGATTGATAGTGATTATCGCGGAGAGATTAAGATTCCGCTTCGAAATGTTCAACAATGGGATATTGTCGAGCTTAAAGCTGGAGCTAAGGTAGCTCAAATGGTAATTAACCAAATTCCAGAAGTACATTTTGAGTTTCTGGAAAAGTTTGATTTTGATGCGTATTGCCCCACCGCACGCGGCGATGGAGGTTTTGGAAGTACCGGGCAAAATTCTGACGGCGCGAGCCTATAATATATCATGGCTTACCAATTTCAAGATTCAATCCAGCGTGGCATTATCTACCTGCTGAAGTCTGACGAGAGCTTTCTACTTCAAGTAATGCCGATGATTCGGGAGGAGTATTTCGAGTTTCCGTCGCACCAGAAGATGTACGCGATTACCGTACAATTCTTTCTGAGCTACAAAAAACTGCCTACAGATGACCAGCTCCTTGAAGAGGTAAAGAAGGTCATGTCTTCTAGTGAACGTTTCGGAGATTATCGAGACGAGCTAGATGCAATTAATGGGCTAGACGAGAAATCTATTTCAAACCAAGAATATCTTTTAGACTTGGTTGAAGAGTTTGCGAAAGAGCAAGCAGTAAAAGATGCGATTCTCAAGTCGGTTGATTACCTAAAGAAGAAGAATTTTCCAGCTATTGAGGAGGAGGTGCGTAATGCGTTCTCGATAAACAGAAATGTGGACTTGGGAACTGATTACTTCTCGGGTATTCGTGAGCGTTGGGACAGGTTAAACAGCGCGTCTCTAGTTCCGAAGTTCCGTACACCGTTTGAGACGCTTAACGAAGCTCTGGAAGGCGGTCTAGCGCATAAAGAGATGGCTATGGTTGTAGCCCCTCCTGGCGTTGGCAAGTCGCTATTCCTTGCAAACCAAGCTGCTCGCTCTGTGCTAGACGGCCACAATGTTCTATATATCTCTCTGGAGATGGCTGAAGACCGCGTAGCACAACGCCTAGACAGCATCTTTACTCGTATTCGACAGCGAGAGCTATCGAACCGAGTTGATGATATTGAAGAGCGCCTTGAGATTATCAACAAACAATGGCAAGATAGGGGTCGGCTTGTTGTAAAAGAATTCCCTACAAAGCGTCTTTCTGTAACCGCGCTTCGTGCCTTCCTCAATCAGTTAAAAAATTATGAAGATTTTTCACCTGATGTTCTTATCGTGGATTATCTAGAATTGATGAAAACTGAGCGAGATATGGCTGAATATCAAGGCCAGGAGCGTCTTGCACAGGAGTTGCGCGGTATCGCGAGCGAATACGGGTGTCTTGTTTGGACAGCTACACAAACGAACCGAGAAGGTAAGAAGGTAAATATTATTACAGACGCCGAACTTGCCGATTCTTATGGCAAAATCCGTGTCTGCGACCTAGTGTTCTCGATTAACCAGACTGAGCAGGAGTTTGACCAAGGAAATGCAAGGCTTTATCTGATGAAGTCTCGTAACGGTCGAGCACGGTTTATTGTTCCTATTAAGATTGATTATTCGAGGCTGGTCGTTAGCCAATCCCAATCAAATGACTCGAAAACAGCAGATACCTGAACATCCGCAAGAAGTTAATGTTGGTCACAAGAAGTTTACCATCGTTAGAAAATCTCTAGGTAAAGAGGGGCTTTATGGGTGTGTAGAGTTTAATAAGAATGAAATTATTATCGACTCTACACTCTCGTTAGCCGATTACAAGTCTACGCTCCTGCATGAAATTACTCATGTGGGGCTGGACTTGTTTGGTTTGGGGGATGACGATGAAATTCCCCTTATGTCGAATGAGTTTCTGACGAGCATAACTTCGAATATGTTTATTCTTTTAGCCTCTCTAAATCCTGAACTATTTGCTTTTATAATAAGTGATGAATGATATATATGAAACCTACGACAATCTAGAAAAAACATATCTAGATATAACAAAGAAATACCTACGCCTGGACGAGTCTTCCGTAGACCGTGCGCTTCTACAGCACACAGGAGTATATTCTTTCTTTGGCGCAGTTCTTGCACATGCAAAGATGCGTATGGACTCTGCTTCTACGGACCTAGAAAGGACTGAAGCGCGAGTTCGAGAAACCCGACGAGAAGAGCTACTAGACTCTGGCAAGAAGGCGACTGACCGCGCTCTCGATGCGTATGTTCGAATTGTAGACGAGGTACAAGCTGCTGAGGATTCTTATAAGGAGTGTTCTCATAAGTACCACCTCGCCAAAAATATTATGAATTCTCTTGACCACCAGAAGGATATGCTGGTGCAAATCTCTGCTAACAAGCGAGCAGAAACAAAATTAATTGGAGAGACTTACTCCTAATCGACTATTATACACCGTGGGAATAGCCCCACGCTAACCAATACTAACTTATAATAACATGGTAAGAAACCGAAACAAACTTAGTGCAACGCGAAGCCAAATCCAAAAAGCGCAAGGAGGCGGCGGCGGCAACGACGACTTCCTCAAAAAGTTCTTTATGATGGATGAGGGTACTTCGATTATTCGAGTTCTGCCCGAACCCGAGGGCTCGGAGGAGGAGTTCTATTCCGAAACGGCAATTCACCGCATCAACGAAAAGAACTATCATTGTCCGCGTGTGAAGGGGCATGACTGCCCTATGTGCGATTTGTATTACCGTCTGTGGAAGATTGAAGGTCCGATGGCTGATGAAGCCCGAGACCTTGCTCGTCAAATCAAGCCACGCAAACGGTACTACATGAATGTTGTTGACCGACGAGACGAAAGCGTGAAGATTCTTTCGACGGGCATGAAGCTCTTTGGTAAGATTCTTGATTGCTTCTTCGATGAGGACTATGGCGATATCACTAACCTTGAAGAAGGTTGGGACTTCAAGGTAGTTAAAGATACTCAAGGACAATGGCCGAACTATGATAAGTCGGCTCCGAAACCCAAGCCCTCGGCTGCTGGCTCTGGTAAGCAGATTGCGGAGTGGATGGATGAGCTGCACGATATTCACGGTCTTGTAAAACTTCCTGAGTATGACGAACTCAAGAAGCTGGCTATGGAATTGGAGGGTACCGTTCTCGGTCGCCCGACTGGAAACACTTCCGACAGTTCTTCTGATGATGATGATGGTGATGATGATAGTTATATCGCCCACCTTAAGAATCTGAAAGCTGATTAATTTATAAAAAGCGTAAATAATTGAGGTGCTATGTCTTTAATGATATAGCACCTCTTATTTTTTATGACTAAGAAACTGAAGATACTGGCTTGTCCCGCAAACGAGGGAGGGTGTGCATATTATCGTATTATCCTGCCCGCAAACAAACTTATAGAACACCACTCTGATGAGGTCGAGGTTCGTATAGACATGAACCCTTTAGGTTGGGACCTAGAAGAGATGCAGCGGCAGGGTAAGAAAGGTATTACGCACAAAGACTATACTGGAGAAAACTTGGAATGGGCTGATGTCGTGTGGACCCAGAACATCCATAACTTTGGAGGTGAGTATACTTTTGAGTTGATGAGGAAAGCGGCAGAAATGAACAAGCTTACTCACTACGATAATGATGATTTACTGACTGACCTATACGAAGGGCATCGCCTATTTGATGCGTATAAACAAAACAGACTAGAAGAATGTGCGAAAGCAGTCTACTCTTTCGTTGATATTGTTTCTGTAACTCAGAGAAAGTTTGCCGAGAGAATTTCACCGTATGTTGGCCGCGCTCTCGTCATTATTAAAAACTCTATTGATTACAATCTACCCTGCTGGAATCAACCTAAACTCCCTGCCCCGAGAAAAGGAAAAACATGTCGCGTAGGGTGGGTTGGAGGCATTCACCACGAAGAGGATGTAAAGGAGTTCCCAGGCGTTGCGATGGCTGTAAACGCCCGTGTAGGTCCAGAGAACGTTCATTGGGGCTGGTACGGAAGACCTCCGATGCCAATGGAAAATGGAAAGCCGAACCCTGACTGGCAGCAAGAGGTTTGGGATAACTACACCAAACACTTATCAAGGGGTATTCGTCACAAGAATTTTCAGGTATATCAGGCACTTCCCGCAGAGCACTACGGAAGCATGTATACGAATATTGATGTCGCAATAGCACCCCTACAGTTTAATAATTTTAATGATAGTAAATCTGAGATTAAAGTTGCTGAGTGTGGAAGATACGGCGTTCCCTTAATTGCAACAAATTGTGGGTGCTACGACGAGACAATCATTAACGGAGTTACAGGCTATTTAATTGACCCTTCAAATCCGAAGAATGACTGGCGTGATAAACTTTCGAAAGTAATCAAGGATAAGAAGCACCGAGAAGAGATGGGTCAGAATCTAAAAGAGATTACAGACAAGCATTTCGATATCAATAAAAATGTTCACGGTCGTATTGAATTGTATTATGAGATTCTAAAAGTTAAGGGGGAGGTCCAGAAGAGAAATGAAGAAACTACAGTATGATACCGCACGATTACCTTTTAAAGAGGCTGTGCAAAAAGCTTTAGATGTTGATTATCCCTTAGAAGATTTACATAAGTTCTTTTCTTGGGAGCTTAAGAATAGAGAAACAGACCAATTCACACCTTTACACAAACAGTATTACGATAACTTTGAATTGGTAGTTGCGCCTTTATGGGAGCGGTTTGTCTCAGAGGTGATTGCTCCTAAAATGCAAGGCGATTTTCTGTACCAGAAGATTCCAACCTTTAGAGTTCAGCTTCCGAATAACGTAGCCGTTGGTGAATTTCATAAAGATTCTAAATACGGACATCAAGACGGGGCTGTAAATTTGTATATTCCTGTTACTGAGTTAAACAAATATAATACTATTCAAGTAGAGACGAAGGAGGGTAGTAATGAATATACCCCCATGATTTGTAGGTATGGTGAATTTTTTGAATGGGATGGTATTACTAGGAATCATGGAAATCTGGTAAATGAAAGCAATATTACTCGCGTAAGTATTGATGCTAGGATTGTTTTAGTAAGCGTGGCAAGAGAAATGCCTCCTGCAAAGTCTATTAACATGAACACCCCCCTTGTAGAAGGAGGGTACTATAAGAGGTTTGTTAGATAATAACTAAAGTAATAGCGAAGTGGCCGGATACGCCTTCAGCTTGAACTGTATCATGAAAACATTAAAATTAAATCGAATGTCAAACGAGAACACCAGCCCGCAGCCCTATAAGTTGGTTTATGGCGTACCTAAAGTAACTTGCCTTTGCGCGACTAAAGGTAGATATCAGCTACTTCGCTCTGCGGTGTCTTACTTTATGTTGCAAGACTACCCGAACAAAGAGCTTATTATTTTTAACAATCATGAAGTTGATATAGAGCTATCAGACTTTGTTAAAAACCAAGGCAATATTCATCTTGTAAATGCGGGCGAGTTTAGTTCGATTTCCGATGTGTATAATACAGCATATACTTATGTGGATAGTTTTGGAGGGCAATCCTCTGAGTTTATTGCCATATGGGATGATGATGATATTTATTTCCCGTGGCATTTATCGATAGCAGTAAGGCATTTATCTAAAAGTACTACGCATACACACTGTGGTCCTCAAGAGCAGTTGCAAATTAATCACGGTGAAGATTGTTTTCCAAAACTAGGAGCTATTAGAAGTAGCTGTGAGGGGAGGCTACTGGTTAGAAAATGTCATTTAGATACCTACGGATTTGGTCCCGACACGGAGGACCCTGCCGCACAACAACATCCACATCCAGCATGGCTGTGGAAAGGTTCTATATTAGAATATCCCTGGCAAGAGAACAGTTTCGTGTATTTTTGGGGCGATGAGAATAGGGTAAAACCCTACCCGCATTTACAATGCGGTGACGGGAAAGCATGTACGGATACTGGAGGAGGTAAACCGCTATACCCAGGACCCACTTATTACAAGTTTATTCAAGATAACTTATATTTAAAGAAACATGATGAGGAATACACAGAACAAGAAAAGAAAGAGGTAGTAGATAGACTTAACTCTTACGACTGGCAGTTCTTCGAAGAGCGGAAGCTATTCACTTTTTGGGAAGGTGAAAAACCCTACTTCATCGAAAAATGCTTAGAGTCTATGAAGAAAAACTCTAATTGTGTTTTTGAAATTTGGGATTCAGACAAGCTAAAGAAAGCTTTTGATATTCCTGCGGAGTACGATAGCCTCACTGTAGAATCTAAGTCGGATTATGTAAGGCAACGTGTGCTGGCCGAGCAGGGAGGTTTGTGGTTGGATGCTGATACTATTGTTATCTCAGATATGTACGAACCTATTCTCAAATATACTTGGGAATACGACCAAGTAACTCCTTGTGAAAGTAACCATCATCGCGGTGTTATATGTGGTGCCATGGCTTGTAGACCAAAATCACAAGTATTTCAAAGAGTTATGAAATCTGTGAATGCTGTGATGCCTTTAAATCTTGGGTGGGCTGATTTAATAAACACGCCTGTAAAAAATACAATTAGAGAATATACATCTAGGAACATGGTTAAATATGTTGATGAGTCTGTAATGTCTCTTAAACTAGTTCAAAACCCTAAAGGAGGTTTTGGAGAACTTTACTGCTCTCCTACCATGTCCATTTCTGATATTGTAATGGATAATACAGCAGGTATTGTTCTGTACGGCTCAAACATCAGGGGAAAGGAAAAACACAGGATGCCGGATGATTACTTGTTGCAGCGATTGATTGATAAGTACCTAGATAGTCCTGACGTACAGCAAGTAACTGATAAAATGAATGAACTTAATACGATTAGCGAAGGTGCTTTAGTGGATATTGTTAAGGAGTCGATTAGCGATTCGATGAGGCATATGTCTAAATTAAGTCCCGATGGAATGTTGCCGAATGGGTGTCCTCAAGGTATGACCTCCCCTAAAATTAGACATCTTGTTAATTCCCTACTCTCACGAATGCCAAACAATACAAACTACCTAGAGATTGGCACCTGGCAAGGGGGTGTCCTTATCCCAGGTCTTTACGGTAATGACCATATTAACGTTTCTGTTATTGATATTTTTACAGACCCCAATGCTCGTAATTATGGAAGTGCGGGATTGGATGGCTGGGAGCATCATACGTCTACGAAAGAAGCTTTTTTTAGGAATTTGGATGTATATCTTCCTGGTAGAGAATCATTAGAGGTTTATGTTAACGATTGTTTCGAAGATAATATCTTGCCTAACAACCGCACTTATAAAGTTTACTTTTTTGATGGACCCCACGACAAGGAATCTCAAAAGAAAGCCTTAGTGCAATACGCTGAGTATATGGATGATGTGTTTGTTTACCTCGTTGATGATTTTTTGGAGGCTTCCGTACAAGAAGGCACGGAAGAGGGCATAGCTGCTTGTAATCTTGAGGTTCTGTATAAACAGGAGCTATTTTCTAGGTGGAATGGCGATACTGAAAATTATTGGAATGGGTTTGGAGTATTTGTCTTAAAAAGACTATAATAGGGCATGAGCTTCCTAGATGACATCTGCAAGCGCCTCGAAGGTGCAGCCCTCCTTTCCGAAGAAGACCAGATTCATGGATTCGTAGATTCAGGTTCCTATGCCTTGAACAAAGTCCTTTCTGGTCGCTACGATGGTGGATATCCTATCGGTTCCATCACCGAAATATTCGGAGAGAGCAGCACGGCGAAGACTGTCTTTCTTACACACGCCTTCGTAGGCGCACAAAAGAAAGGCTACTACACCTTGATGATTGATAATGAACACGCTTACTCTCCTACGTTCGCTAGAACTCTAGGAGTTGACCCAGAAAGATTAATCTATTTAATGCCAGAGTCTATGGAAGAGTGCTTTCTGGCAATCGAAAATGCTATCCTAGCTATCCGTGAAAAAGACAAAGAAACCCCAATTATTATTGGTTACGACTCCATTGGTGTATCCCCGACCAAGAAAGAGATGGAGGACGATTTCGGCAAGAACTCAGAAATGGCAGGAGCCCTTCGCGCAAAGGTTGCTGGCCAATGTCTCCGCAGGATTAACCCGCTTCTACGCAAACACAAAGCGGCGCTGCTTATCATTAATCAGGTTCGTAGTAAAGTCGGCGTAATGTTTGGCGACCCTCGTACAAAAGCAGGGGGCGGAAAGGCTCTTCTATACTACTGTGGAGTCTCAATCGAAACCTCTTCAAATAAGAGTGATGTTTTATACGATGATGTAAAGAACCCTCTTGGTATTAAAGGCAACATCAAGTGCGTCAAGAATAAAGTTACGGTTCCCTACCAAGACTGCGAGTTTAAATTGCTGTACGATAAAGGTTTAGAGAAAGACTACGGGCTTACTACATATGCCTATAAGAAAGGCCAGGTAACTTGTCCTGCAAAAGGGTGGTACTCTCTTGATGGGGAATCAAAGCACCGCGCTATTGACCTGAACGCTCTTATTGCTGAAAAGATTGTGTCTGGAGAGCTAGAGTAATGTTGTATGAGATAATAGGAATTGTGATAGCAGTTGTAGGGCTTAGTATTACCTTTCTGTCTGCAATCCTATTACCGTTTGCTTTTATACGGTGTATCTTCTCGCTTTTCTCCGCAGGAGAAGCGATTGAGGATTACTTTGACGAGGTTGATGGTGTGAAACCAGAGAAACCAGAGAAACCCAAGAAAAAATCTTCCAAGCAATCGTCCAAACCCGTTATTGATGCTTATGACGAGAAATTTAAACTACCAGCGAATCCGTTCGCGTAACTAAATACTGTAAGAGGTAATACTTATGGTAAATTTATTCAACGGTTGGAACCTTAATCTGGACGAAAAGAAGAAAACGGGCTTTAAAGAGACTGACAAAGAGGGTAAGAAAGCTGAGTTCGACCCACGTAAGACTCGAATCCCGTCCTTCGATAAGATTGCAGATGCTCTTAGTAAGGCAAGTTATGGGCAAATCTTTACTACTCCACAGTCCAATAACATTTATGTAATCACTCGCGGTACATGGGGTGAGAAGTCCAAAGATAAGGTTGTTAAAAGTTTCCCCGCAGGAACCCCCTACCAGGAAATCAAAGCCTACTCTGAGCGTACAAAAGCGAAGCACGGGGGCAAGGCTGTGAAGAAAGGTGAGGCAGGTCGTGAGGAAGCTGGATACGCCACTAAAAAGAACAAAGACCGTGTAAAGAACTTCAAACCTGTAAACTGATATGGTTAGAAACTATGTGCCCAAAAAAAGTTTCTTCGAGCCGTCTCGAATTCATAAACTTGCAAAGGATGTTCTGTCCGATTGCAAGGATGACCGCGAGCGTGCGTTAGAAACTTTTACTTACTTTAAAGACTTGGTTTCGTCTAATCCAGAGGACGACAAAGCCAAGGCTGAAATGATTCATGCTCTAGGACTTTCACAAGATGCGAATGATAAGATTGTGAAAGTTCTGGACATGATGATTAAAATGACGCAGGCTGAGAAAAAAATCGCTGCGGATAAAACTCCTAAAACCGAATCGTTGTCCTTTGAAGATTTAAGAAAGAATGGCTGAATCAGATGTGTATGTCGTATACAACCCTCATATTGATGAGTTTGTAAGGATTAAGAAGTTTTCCGAAGATGAAGTATTAGAACTCATTAAGAAGTTCGGTACAATCATCAATCAACCGAATGCCAAGATTACAGAGTATGTAAAAACTGTACTGGCTTCTACTATTTGTGATTACTGCGCTTCGAAAGCCTCAAAATCCTTAGAGTCCCTGTTTGAGTGCGTTGTCGAGGTTTATCCCATCTTTCAAATTGATTTCGTTTGCAAGGCACTTAATGACCTGTCGGACGATGAATCAGAAAACAACGAGAAAGTATCTATTACCCGCTCTCTCGACCAGATTGAGAAGCTAACAGTCAAGCTGAAATCAAAGCTAGTAGGACAGCCTACCGCAGTTGACGAATGTATCAAATCTATCAAGCTAATGAGTTCTGGGCTTGGTAAGTTTGTATCTATGTTCTTCGTTGGTCCTACTGGTGTAGGTAAGACTGAGCTTGCACGCCTTCTTGCCTCTGAGCATCTAGGAAACTCTAAGAAGCTGCTTAAGATTAACTGTGGAGAATACTCTACAGGACATGAGTACGCTAAACTAATTGGCTCTCCTCCAGGTTATGTTGGCCACAACGAGAAAGGCATTCTGTCTGAGAAGGCAGAGGAGTCTTCTGAGTGGGTAATTCTTTTTGATGAAATCGAGAAGGCTCACCCTAAGCTAATGAACCTTCTTCTTGGTTTTCTTGATGATGGAAAGATTACAGATAGCCGTGGAACAGAGCTAGATTTTAGCGACTCTATAATCTGCTTCACAAGTAACATTGGCATTAAGAACAATGTAGGGAAGAGACTTGTAGGATTCGGTAAAAGCGTTCAAACATACGAAGGAGCCAAGGAAAACATTGAGAAGGATTTCAAGAATCACTTTAGCCCAGAATTCATCAACCGTTTAGATAGTGTAATCTACTTCAACCAGCTTACCAAAGAAGATGCGGCTGAAATTACAAAAATTCAGCTAAAAAAATTACCAATTAAAATTACCAAGCGTCTTGTTGATTTTGTTGTCGAGGGTGCGTTTTCTCCTGAATATGGAGCGCGTAACATTAAACGATTTATTCGCAACAATATAACCATTTGTTTGGCAGATACGATTCTTAAGGATGGTAGAAAAGAACTGTATAAATGCAGCTTCAAAGATAATGCTTTGTGCGTATCTGCTATTGAATAAATCGTAGGGGTGTCTACCCACGTACACTATATAATGTATCATGGATACTGCCCCTGACTCCACATTAACCACGCACATGGAACCTCAAAAAACTGCCTCTAGTTGGATTGGACATATTATTACTCTTTTGCTTGCAGGGACTGCTGGTGGGGTTGGATACGGCAGCGTTGAGTCTAGACTGGCTACTCTTGAAGCCCGTGTAAACACGATGGATAGTCAAGTAGTGCTAGAGCTTCGTGATATGAAACAGGATTTAGGCGACCTACGAGTGAACATCGCAGAGATGGGTCAGGACATCCGCTGGCTTAAGGAAAAATCTAGAAATTAGCCTCAAATCTCGCCCGGGGTGACTATAACATAGTGTGGGCAAGGTCGCCCACCTAACCCTAACCAAGCGAGATAATATGAAGCAAGTTAATTTCCGTTACTCGAACGCGCAAAACGACCCGACCCCGAGTGTTCTGGTCACTACGCAGAACCAGCACATGATTCGCGGTTTCAACACCAACTATCTGACCAAGGGGCAAGCGACCCGAATTCAGAACGAATGGCGTAAGATTCAGAATCAGCGTTGGAGCACTTCTACGAAGGAGCGCGTTCTCATCAACCGCGTCGGCAGTCCTGCCCGAAACTCGTTCCGCATGTACCGAACTGAGGGCGTGCAGAACATCGACTGAGCCTAAAATCCTGTTGTAACCGCCCGAGGCGGTTGGGTGAGAGAGACTTCTTTCGAAGTCTCTCTTTTTTTTTTTTGTATAGGCTATTGTTCTAATAACAACCTATATAATTTTGTTATGAGTAATCCTTTTACAGCCACAGGTAGCGCCGAGACGAGAGCCGAACAAGCAATAAATTCTTTTGTCCAGACCGTTTGTATTTCAAATGCTAGTACTGATTTTCCTGGCACATGGACCGCTGGGTCGGACCATTTAGGATTAGGGGCTTCGGGAGTAACCGCGATAACTTGCCCTGAAGGAAAATCTATTATTTTGTTAGAAGTAATCGCATCTGTAACAAGCGTAGCTACCGCATCAACTCCCTTTGGGTTTACTTTAGCGGAGCAAGACTCAAGTGACGATATTATCCGTATGTCTGTTAATGGAGGTTCTACTGGTCGTTGGGAAGGTCCGGTAAAACTTACCAAAGAAAAGTCTTTAATATACTATAAAGGAACCTGTCAGAACACCGCAGTTGGAACTATTGTACTTTCATATTTAATAACATGATACCTACAAAATCCAACCAATATGTAGACACGGCTCACGTTACTTTTTTTGAAGGAAACTGGACAATAGACGGAACGAGTCGTGATGTAGATTACCCTGGGGTGAGCGCTACCGGAGCGCATTTGCAAGCATCCTCTTCTGCTAACTCTTTTCAAACTATAATCGAGAATGACGACCCCTCTAAGTCTATTTTGATTTCTCGTATAACAGTTTTTCACGGGGCGAGAGAACCAAACCCAATAGACCCGTATGTAGGCACTTTTGCCTGCGCGGGGGCTGGCAACGACTTTTTTCGATATAGCGTAAACTCTTTTGGAAACGATTGCATATCCAATACTTTAATCGCATTACCTCCAGCTACAAGTCTACTTCATTATTCTGTTCTCGGTCCTACAAGCAATAAAACTTATAGTATTGTTATTAATTACAGACTTGTATCTGCCGTAGAAGGTGTTTCGACCGAAACCACAACTACAGTAGCCGCTGGGGGTGGGGGTCGATAAAAAAATCACTTTTTTCCTCAGAACCCATACTACTCTGTCTATTACAAGGCATGAGACATATCAAAGCCGAGTATTTCGCGGAGGCTGGCGATGAGAAGACCGCAGGAACTATTATTATCCGTGGGGATGTGATTGTTTCTGTGTATAGTCTTCCTGGCTATTCCAAGCGAACTATGATTTTGACCGAACAGGGTCTTAAATTTTGCCTCAAAGGAAAGCCAGATGAGTTTATGCCTTCTGAGGAACTACTAACCGAGGCACTTGCCTAAAGAAAATACCATGACTGAAAACCCACAAGATAAATTTCTCTCCCAAATGCTAGAGGGTTACGAGAAGGGGCTGGAGGGCATCTCCAATTACATTGAGGAAACTCAAACCCAACTAGAGCAGGCAATTGCTCGTCGCGAAGAAATGATTCGTGATGTTGACGAGCTTAAGGCACTTCTTAGTCTTGAAGAAGAAGTGGCTGTTGCTGACTGATAAACCAGTAATTCTGGATGTGCCTGCCATCGTTCGTGCGACGGCAGGCTTTTTTTATAGATACAGCGTTCGAATCGCCTCGCCCAGAGCTATAATAGACTGTCGCAAGAAGGGCTGCCCGAGAGGGTAGCTGCTCCGAATAAGACGCGGCTTCTTGTGGTATATGCGCCCATAGCTCAATTGGTCAGAGCACTCGTCTTATATGCGATAGGTTCTAGGTTCAAGTCCTAGTGGGCGTACCAAAAACATCTAGAGGCAGGATTTAGAGACATCTCTTCGTTCTTCGTGGTTGGCTCAATCCATAAGACCTCTTCTTACAAGCCTGGATGGTGGAATTGGTATACACATCAGACTTAAAATCTGACGCCGCGAGGCATACGGGTTCGACTCCCGTTCTAGGCACCAAAACAACGCACTTCATAGAACATAATTAAACATAAAATAAAAACGGAGGGAAGGGATTGATTGAAGCCCCTTCTTACGGTATAATACTCACATGGAAGAAATCATCGAGCACCCGCTGTTTCTATTTCTATTACTAGGTTTCCCTTTTTGGGGGGGCATCGTTGCTATGATTGGAATTTGGTCCTTTGAGGGAGTATCCAGCATCTTTAAGGCAGTATACAACAAAGTATACAACAAAGTACGGGAAGATGTCTGGAAAGTACGGGAAGATATCTGGAAGGAAAAAGAAAGGGAGTATGAAAAAAAAGAAAGGGAGTATGAAAAAAAAGAAAGGGAGTATGAAAGAAGCTATCGAGAAAGATTACACCAACTGGAATCAAAATATATTGGAAAAGGGGATTTTGAAAATCTAACTGACGGTAGTTGGAATTTCATAGTTAATGCCTTGAAGAAGGACGGGATTATTCAGCCCCCTTATAAGTTTCAACAATACTTGGACCGTTATGCTTGGACCCGAAAAAGGTTTATCGAAGCCTGCGATGAGAAGAAAAAGACCTTAGCCTTCACCGACTCTGAGTATCGAGCAGCATTTGAATCAATCGAGGAAGCAAAAAACACTCCCTTTCTTATTTCCGAGTATCATAAATCCCTAGAAAAAATTGATGGGAGTGATATTTCAAAGACCGTTAGTAAGTTCTTTGGTGGGTTTAGGAGTGAATTGAAAGAAGTTTCTCTTATTCGTGTTATTGATGGTGATACTTATGTATTTGATTTGGATGGGCACAGCATTAAGGTTCGTGGAATCGGCTTTGATTGTCCTGAACTAAATACTACTAATCACTCTTTTGTGGAGGCTTATGCTGAAGAAGCTACGGAATATGCTAGACAAATCCTATCTGATGCTAAAATCATGATTCGTATGGACAAACAAGCTCTAGACTTTGAAGACGGTCCCTTCGTCTTTGACCGATATGGAAGATTGCTTTGCCATATTTATGTTGATGGTAGCCTTCTTTCTGAGTCTTTGATTGGTGGGGGTCTTGCGAGAGTGGTTGGTAGTTTCCCTATCGAAAAAGATATCAAAAAATCTCTAAACAAGGCTCAGGTTGGAGCAAAATCAGAACGATTGAATTTGTGGTCGCTTCAATCTAACAACCCTGATAAACTGAATCCTATTGAGCTTGTGGATTCGCTTTCTAGCTCTAAAGAGGAAATGGGTATGTTGCTTCTGCGGGCTTTTCTTTCCTCGGTTGTCATGTCTAAAAATAGTAACATTATACACGCCCCTGGCTGTACCTTTTCTGATAGAATTCTAGACCAAAATAAGCTCTCGGATGCAGAGGTGATTCAAATAATTAAAGACGTTTCTAATGCCCGAGCATGTAAGAAGTGTGGGGGTGATGAAGTAGTTCAGGAAATGATTAACGAGGAACTTCAAGACCTAGAATAATACGGCTGAGAGAAGGAGTATATCAATGACTGAATCTAAAGTAGAACTTTTAAACTATACCCCACAAGGAGACCTACTTGTTGTAAATGCAGCAAGATGTTCATTCGATAAACAGCATGATACATTCGATGAAGAAAAAGATACTCGCCTTATCAACTATCTGGCAAGAGAGAAGCACCTTCTCCCGTTTCGCCATCCTTCTGCTACTCTACGAATTTATGCTCCTATTTTCGTATTCCGTCAGCTCGGTAAGCACCAAGTAGGCTTTTCGTGGAGCGAGGTGAGTCGTAGATACATTTCTTCTGAACCTGAGTTCTGGGTTCCCAAAGAAGTTCGTAAAAAAGCAGACAATGTAAAGCAAGGTTCATCTGAGGAAACACTTCCTAATTCTTGGATTGTAGACTTTCAACAACAAAATAAATCATGTCTTCATACCTACAATACTCTTCTTAGGGCTGGGGCATCACCAGAGCAAGCCCGTGCTGTTCTGCCACAATCCATGTATACGACCTGTGTGGTTACAGGAACGCTTCTGGGATGGCACCACCTCTATACTCAGAGGACGGAAGAACACACGCAGAGAGAGACGCAGGAGTACGCTCAGGAGATAGGGGATGTGATGTCTGAACTATTTCCTAGAAGTTGGAAGGCTTTAAATGAAAATATTTAGATTCTGTAAAGCAGTTATCAAATGGGCGTTGTCTGGCTTTAAGTTATCAAACCTGCATGATAAGAGGATGGAGACTTGTTTTATCTGTACCCACTATAACAAAGGTAGGTGTGATATTTGTGGATGTGTATTACGAGCCAAGACGAGGATGTTTACTGAGGAATGCCCAATAAAGAAATGGTAAAAGGCAGTATCCTTTTGAGACTGCCGAATGGCTGAGATTGAACAAGGGAAGAGATTGGTAAGGGATTGAGGTTCGATTCCTCTTTAGTATGGTACATGAACAGGCGACGGCCACCCGAAGGTTCGAGTCCTTCCTCTTCCACCTTACAACGCACCCATAGCTCAATTGGATAGATTTAGTATTCCATTATCAAACTCCCAATGGCAGTTTCTACATAATTGAATAACATTGTCTGGATGATTTACTTCTTCCAATAGAGCAGAGTCTGGGAACGACGAAACTGCTTTGATGTGGCAAAGTTCAACATGCTTATTATACCCACAGTTGGCGCAAGGTTTTGTTATAAGGTCTTTATTCCAACTACGACAAAAATTCCTTACATGAGAATGAACCCAAGAGGGGTGCTTCCCTTTTACTGATGTTTTTTCTCTGTATTCACCTAGAGTTTTCTTTTTAATCGCTGGTTGACAAGCATCACACCAAGTTTTTCTAGTACTAATACCAACCCCACAAGTTCTACAAGAACCTTCTGGTTGACGATAGGAGTCTTTACCCCTTTGTTTGTTGGTATACTGTGCTGAACATGACCGAGAACAAAATTTTGGATTATCAGTTTTCTGGTTACAGTTTATACAAGTCTTATCTATCATAATATATGGGGGTATGGTGTAACAGATAGCACATGACTCTTCTAAAGTCAGAGTGAGGGTGCAATTCCTTCTACCCCTACCATATATTTATATAGGTGAGTCGAACCTCTAACCTAATAAAAAAATAAAGCTTTCTGGTTCGAGTCCAGATGGGTGTACCATCTACATAATACACAGCCAGCAACCTTGGCAAGAAGGAGATAAAATGCAACCAAATATTGAAATTAGTTTAACGGTAAGAGGAGGTATGGAGTCTAAAATCTCCGTTCCTCAGAATCTAAAATGGATTAACGAAGGACATCTTCGTTATATTGAGTATTGTGAAAACCTTTTGGGGAGTCTTGTCCATGTGTTTATGATTAGGCACACTGGTTTTGATGCTACCGAAGTTATCGTCAATCTTTCTAATGGAGTCGTTGAAAATGGTATTATATACTTTACTGACTACATGGTGAAAGTAGATGACCAGATGGAAAGGTATACTGGCCGTCATGTAATCCGACCCCGAGGAATGTTTGCTGACCGATTTGTGGTTGGACCTGATGCAGAAAAGGTCCGCAACTACCAGCATATTCCCACTAAAAAAGAGCCTTCTTGGGCATCGAGCCAAGCCCATGACCTTATTGTACAATATCGTGATAGGAGAGAAGATTCTTATGGTCCTTATAAGCCTTTTTGGAATAAGTTCCATTCCCTCTCGGATTCCCACGGAGGGGCTGGAGTCTCTCCTTACTCGAACTGGCTGGGTTCCCCTCTAGGATACCAAATTCGTGCTCTTGAATTCTATGGAGAGGTTTGTCGTTCTCCTCTAGCCTGCATGAATAGCCGAGGACAAACTCTTCGTCTGGATGAGCAATACTGGCTGGGAAGAACCCCTCAGCACGAACTTCCTCAATTCAATTACAGAGATGAATATGATGGTTGGTGTCCTTATGAGGAGTGGCTTCTTCGTTATGAGGCTCACGACTACACCCACCTCTGGAGAACAATTCGTGCTGCATCTGAACTAGCCCACTGGAACCCTTTTGCTAGAAAGTTCCTTCTTTGGGTTTGGAATGATTGTACGATGTGGTTACTTGGAAAGAAAGGAAATACTTCTACCAATTCTCTTTTCTGGTCACTAACGAAACTTGCAAGAACTACTGCCCCCAACCAAACCGCATCTTGGGGTGGTCGAGGACTATATCATGTAATTCGATGCTTCCTCACCGTGAAGCAGTATCTTTCAGTTCGTGAACAGAACTATTTCACAAACCAGTTCCAAAAGACTCTTCGGCATATTGCGAATGAGTATGGTGTGTGCCACGGAACTAAGTCTGCTGGTGCTTGGGGTCAGGCTGTTTGGGACCACTTCGGAGACACAGAGGTCGCTAGAGGATTTGAAACCCAACTGCTTGCTAGTGTGTATGAACCTCTAGGACTAATGGACCTCCTAGACAAGTACAACACGACATTCCCAGAGGAAGTTCCTAACTGGTTTGAAGCAAATAATCCTGTAAACAATTACGGTGGAGAACTCTATCCTCCTTACCGTGCTCTTTATGTAAATCGAGTAAGTGGATATCCAAGTGCTGAAAAGCTGGTAGAGATGTCTGCTGGCAGAAATATTAACGGGTCTTCTCAAGATTTAGACTGTCATATGAATACAGCATATCAAAATGAACTATGAGGCTCTATAATAAAATATGGCAAACCAAGAAAGACTAGACGAGACTTACATGGCGATGGCTGAGAAGCTTTCCGAGCTTTCTCACGCAGAACGAGCAAAAGTAGGTGCTTTGATTGTAAAGGACACTCATATTATTGCAGAGGGCTATAATGGAACCCCAGCAAGGTTCCCAAACAGATGTGAGGATTATGATTTCTTGGGATACTATCGTACGAAACCAGAAGTGCTTCATGCGGAGTCTAATGCTATTGCTAAAATCGCTAAGTCTACAAATAGTTCTCTTGGTGCCACTTTGTATACTACTTTGGCTCCTTGCGTAGAGTGTTCTAAGTTAATCATTCAGGCAGGAATTTTCAGAGTAGTTTACAAAAATACTTACCACAGTACTGGAATAGCTTTGCTAAAAAAAGCAGGTATTCAAGTTGATTTCCTTACTAGAGAATCTAAGGGGCCAGCATAGCTCAATTGGCAGAGCAATTGACCTGTAATCAATAGGTTTTCGGTTCGAGTCCGAATGCTGGCTCCACTTTTACCCTACATAAAATAGTAAAAGTCAAAAGAAGGTAGACCTCTTCTAACAAAAGTCAAAAGATGCCTCTCAAATCCGGTAAAGGTAAAAAGGCTGTATCAGCCAATATCAGCAAGCTAAGTGATGAGGGATATCCTCACAAACAAGCTATTGCTATTGCTCTTGATAAGGCGGGTAAATCCCGCAAGAAGATGCGTAAGAAAGTCAAAGAGAGTTATGTAACTCAAGGAGCCAAACCTAGTGAGTTTGGTCGCACCTTTGATAACGCATGGAAACCGGATTTGAATGTAGGATTTAAGGTTCCTACAAAAGTCAAGAGCATGAATGATGTTTCTGAAAAGTATAAACCAGTTTCAAATAAACCACGAATGCGAAAATCTAAAAAGAGATTTTCAAAAACATAAAGTGGTAAATGAGAAAAGCCAGTTGATTTTTCACAAACATAAAGTCAAAAGACTGACCACTCTATTATAGTCCTGCAACGCCCAAAATGTTCCTGTAATCTCAAAAATGGAAAAAAATAACTACATCCTCAAAATCCGTATGGACGAAAAGGAGGTTGAGACATTTGCAAAGTTGACGCCCCTAATCAATCTTTCTATTAGTGAAATCGAAGCAAACATGGTTTCCAATCTTCTTGGTTATCAAACTGCAAGAGAGTTAGTTCTTCGTGGGTTTAAGAAGAATCCGTATCTACAAAATGCTTTTATTGCTCTTTCCTTTTTGTATATCACAAGAGAGGATAAAGAGACATTTGAAGATTTCTGGAGTAGAATCGTTTTTACAGATAAAGATGTTGAGCGCAGAGTGAAAAAGATTTTCAACATTAGCATAGATGAGGTAGAAGGATTGAGTAAACTTCAACTCGAACTAATGTGGATGTTGGAGACAGAAAAGGACGAATGGGACGATACCGTGAGTGGTAAGTAGCTATTATAGTCCTGTACGACCATAATACTACCGACGAGCCGCGCCTCAACGCTAAACCCATGTAGGACAAGGACTTACGACAACTTGTAAAAATCGCTGGAAAACCGCTTCTAGGGTCTTGACCTGGGGGCGGTTCTGTGGTATAATACGGCTTCCCTTCGGGGGATTCTACTTCTTCCCTGTTCCCTGCGCTGGAGGCGCGACCTATGTTTGTAATCGACGAAACCAAAAAGGAAATGCTCACCGCCCTTATTCAGTCTGGTAAGAACTGTCTTCTTACTGGTGCGACTGGATGCGGTAAAACTACTCTTTGCTTTGAGATTGCTAAAGAGCTTGGCATGAACCCTGTTGTTATCAACATGGGTTCGACGCAAGATGCCCGTACTTCGCTTGTCGGGTATCATGTTCTTGAGAACGGCAATACCCGTTTCCAAGTTTCCGATTTCATCAACGCGATTCAGACGCCTAACACGCTCATCATTCTTGACGAGCTTTCTCGCGCTTCTGATGATGCGTTCAACATCGTGTTCCCGCTTCTCGATTTCCGCAAGGACATTCGTGTTGAGGAGCTTTCCAATGGTAACGGTGAGACGATTCATGTTGACCCGACTGTGCGTTTTGTCGCTACGGCAAACATCGGTCTGGATTACTCGTCTGCCCGTTCGCTTGACCGCGCTCTGAAAGACCGCTTTATTCCTTTCCACCTCGACTACATTCCTGGCAAGGAACTCAAGAAGTATATCACCGCTCTGTATGATGGTGAAACCTCGAAAGCGGTGAAACCCCTTCTTGATGTTTACGATTACTCGCACCAACAATACAAGGAGAGCAAGATTTCTTCTATGATTTCTACTCGTATGGTTCTTGAGTGTGTTCCGCTTCTCAAGCAGTTCCCGCTCAAAGCTATTCTGAACAATGTTCTTCTGTCCATGTACGAAGAGGATTCGTGCAGCATTGTGAATGATGCGAACATCATTCGTGAGTACGCCGATTCGCTTGGTCTGTTCGAGGTGAAACCGTGATGAAAAAGCAAACCTACGCTATCATGGTTCTTTCTGATGGAGAAACCTACACCGCTGCTAAAGATTGTGAGATTCTCATTCTGAACGATGAGGGTATGGACCTTCTCGAAGAGGGAGGAAGCCCTTTGGACCTTCTCGAAGAACACCTTGTTCATACTATCAAGTTTGACGCATACGATGACTGATAAGATTGAGATTGATGCGGAATACATGAACCGCTGGCTTGGAGAAAATAGTTCTATTCAAACGCTTTCTCCGAAGACTATGTACGATGTCCAGGCGCTACTTGAGTATTATCGTGATATTATTGTTCCTGGGTCTAAGGTTTCCATTTCCTTTCCTGTAGAAAAGGGTAACACTTCTCCGCGTGCTTCTATCGAGCATAACGAAGTTATCATTCCCTTGTACCTGCTACAAGAAGGACGGGTTGACCATACCATCGGTGCGATGATTCACGAACTGCACCACATCAAACTTAGTCCTAGTGAGCGGTTTATCCAAAACACCGCTTTCAGGTTTCTGCGTGGATTGATGGAGAATATCGAGTGTGGAGGAATGTCTCTTGCAGAGCGTGTCTTCTCTGATTCTAGCGTCTCTCGCAAGGTTATCTTTTCCGACGAGCAGAATGTAAGTAACGATGTTCTCTTTCTTCGTCAGGCGATTAGCGATTTGCTTTTCCTGATGAACGCTGTTGAGGATGTTCGTATTGATGCAAACACTCCTCCGAACCTGCGAAAGTATATCGACAAGGTTGATGCTTCTGCTAGGGAAAGGTTGAAAGAAATGTTCGAAGATGGTAGTTTGGATATGGAAGACCTTTCTTCTATTGGACTGCTGCTTCTTGGACATCACAAAGGTATGTTCGAGTCTGAGTTTGTCGCAGAACGATTCGGTGATATCGACCGTATCGTAAATGGCGACCCGCTCTCTCTGTCGAAGGAACTCTTCATCGCGTTCCAGAAAGAGATTGCTGCTCATGTTCGAGAACTTTACTTCAAGTATTGTGGAGTTCCTAAAAGCACTAACACGCAATCCGGTTTGGATGTTAGCTTTGACCTAGATGCCTACTTCGGTAGTAAGGTTCAAGGTACTGTCGGTGAGGGTATTGAGAACGAGTTTTCTTCAATGCCTGTTGCGGAATCGCAAGATACGCAAGATGCGATGTCGGAAGACCATGCGCTGTCTTCTGATTCCGAAGAGCTGAAAGAGCTTGGCAAACAAGCGGCAAAAGCACTTCAAGAAGCTGATGCCGAGAAAGCTGATGTAACTCCCACCAAACCGATTTCTGTTGCTGGGGATGTTACGAACAAAAATCCAATGTCCGCTGCGGAGGCTTACCGTATTGAGATTGAAGATAAGAAAAAAGATGTTTTCATGGACACTGCTACCTCGATGCAGGTAAAATCGTTCCGAGATGTTCAGGTTTTCACCGCTACTGAACACTTCAATGATAACAAAGTGGTGTTCGATGCTGTTCTCTACGATACCGTAAACCAGTAACCAACCTATACAGATGAAACTTTACTACATTCAACATCCTCTTACCGAACTCAACAACCTTTCTGACGATGTTTGTGCAACCTTTACTGACGACCAGATTTCGGAATATTCTTCTCTGTACGATGAGTATTTGACGGTACAACGAAAAGCAGCAAGTGACGGTGTAGATATTGCGAACCAGCTTCGTGACCTTATCCGAAAGCTATTCAATGACCCGAATAGTCCGTACAGCACTTCGAAGCAGTCGAAATACTTTGAGCGTATGATTCGAAACGGCGAAACCATTGTCGATATTCACTCTCGCCGTTATCCGAAACCGTCTGCTGTTCGTACACGCATCGAAGCTGCTCGTGAGCGGTTTCCTGCCACTACGGATTCGTCTCCGACGCACAGCCAAGAGACTCTACAGGAAATCAACAATGCCGTTGCGTATCTTCTTGAGCAGGGCATGGAACTCAATCGAGACTTTACTGTGTCTAACGCTCTTGCAGTTGCTAGTGTGTTTGCGGAAACTAAACTAGTTGAGTTCGGTGCTAAAAAGTCCCAGGTCGAAGGGTTCGATATGATGATTGAAGGCGTCCCTCGCCCGATTTCTCGACTGGAAGTGTTTGGAACTACTTACTATGTTCACGGAGACGATTTCATTTCAGAACGGATTCTTAAGCTCAACATTTCATTCAAGCAAGGTAAGACCCCTACCCTTCTCAAGTAATGACTCAGCCTAGCTACACTTTCTCTAGCCAACACCTATTTCACGAAACCGCTGTTGGTCTAACTACGCACTACCGCGACTTCATGTATGAGAAGTTTCGTCGGCACATCACGCTTCTTCTCGAACAGAAGAAGAGCCGCAAAGTTCCTTCGCGTAAAGGACTGCTGAATCCTCGCCATCTTCACCGATACCAGTATTCTGATAACATCTTTGAGAAGACTATTCGTACCACGACTACCGACACTACGATTGTATTTCTCATTGACGGTTCTGGTAGTATGGATGCCAAGGTAAGCACTCCGCTCGGAACCGAAATCTCTGCGATGCGAATGTGTGGTGCAGTAGCCTCTGCTTTTGCAAAAGCTAATGCTACGGTTCTAAAAAATAGTCTACCCCTTGAAGTGTTTGTAAAGTCCGCTCCTCCTGTTGAGAGTTTGGATGCTACAGGAACGAATAACGGTGGTATGGTTACTCTCACTCGCGTATTCTCTTCGAACGCAAAGAAGCAAGACTACAACCGTTTGTGTACGCTCAGACCTTACTCTCCTCTGGTAAGTAGTGAGGGTCGTCTAGTTGGTAGTTTTACTTCTGAGTATGCTGTTCTTCCCGCTCTAAGCAAGTGGATGAAGAAGAATATTCGAACCAAACAGTGTATTGTCTTCAACCTTACTGATGGTGAGACTTACTGCCTGGTTGGCAATCAGTATCAGTTCCGAAATAGAGATACGAAAGCTATGCGTATGAAATACCTTCGTGGGATTCCGAATGTTACTCTAATGATTGATTCAAACTACGGTTATGGGGGTTCAAACATGGAGTCTCTTCGTGATACTTACGGAGACAATATGTTGCTTGCTTCTGAGGACTTCACGGGCGCACTCTTCCGTGTTTTTGCGGGGTTCTTGAACTGATGCTTACTAACGACCAATGGAAAAAGATTCAGTCCAAATACAAACGACTAATGTACGCAATCGCTCACCGCATTGGAGGTGATAAGGTCGCACATGACTTTGATGATTCGCAGCAAGACCTTTCGATTATTGCGATGGATGCTGTGGATGCGTATGCTCGTAAGACTGGAAAAGAGTTTGACGAGTTCTTTGGCACCGTAGAGTTTGATAAGTATATCAAGACCTGTCTGTGGAACAAGAAGAACAATACAGGTAACAAAATCAAGAAGAAATACGGTGTTCGAAACTGTGTTTCTCTCTCTGAAAACCCTGAAATGTTCTCCACGCAAACGGGAACTACTTACGGTAGCAACTCGTTGGAGGTAGAAGCTCATTCGCTATCCGCGTTTGACGATGCTCCGCTCGATACTCTGTCCCGCCGTGTTGTAGATGCGGTAGCTGATGATATGCGAATCATCAAGCCTGATGGTTCTCTCAATGTTTCAAAACTAGCGCGTATTCTTGATACGCCTAAAGCAGAAGTTCGCAACGCAATCGACCGCCTCAAGTTTCAACTACAGGATTATAACGATGAAAGTCTCTAAAAATCTTCCCCCCATTTTCGCATACAACATTGTTAAGGCGCTGTCTGTGATTTCCACTTATGTAAAGTCTTTGTGGCCGGAAAAAGGGGATGCGTGTGGCACGATTCTAGCTGCGTTCAAGGATTCGGGAATGGACCTCCGACCTCCCATGTCGGGTTTTGTTGCGATTTTCAACAATCCCGAAAAGCGTGTAAAGTATAACAGCACCAACGGTTTGAGCTTTGTTATTTCTACGGGTCTGATTCGCGCTGCTCTCAATGAGTACATTCTTTGCTGTAGTGTTGAACGTCGTGATTTCGTTGCCGGGTTTGTTGTTCTTGATATGCTGCGCTACTTAGAAGAAACCAACTTGAATGTTATTGAGTTTACTCTCGGTGCGCCTCTAGTGTCTCGGCGTTTCCATGAGTACGATAAACAGCCTGTACAGTTCCCTCTTTGTGACCGTTACCAAGAACATTCTTGGAATACTGTGCTAAAAACTACCTATCCAAGCTATGATACTAGTGCAGACGCCCTTAAAACCATTTTTCAAGCAGAATACAACATTCTATGAAAGAACAAGACGATTACGAAGCAATCAATCACCCTGCACATTACAACATCGGAATCGAAACCACGGAGTATATTCAGTCTTGGGGAATGTCTTTTGTTGAAGGTAACATCATCAAGTATGTGTCTCGATACAAATGGAAACGTGGTCTTCAAGACCTGAAAAAAGCCCAATGGTATCTCAACTACCTGATTTCCAAAGTTCAATCTGAGTCTTCCGAGACTAAAAAAGAGGAAGATTATAGTTGACGCACGGCGTCCTTTATGGTATAATGACGGCATGAATATTTTTGCAATCGAGAATGATGTCCAAGGCAACATCGACTGGTATCAGTCTGCTTTGTCGCACGACAACTTCCGCGTCAACAAAATGATTATCGAATCATGCCAAATGCTCTCTACCAATGCACAGTTGATGGGTGAGACTACGCGATACCGTATGTCGTTTCAGAATCACCCATCAACTATATGGTCCCGAGAGTCTTCTACCAACTTCCGCGACCTTGTAACGCTCGCTAAGTCTTTGCGCGATGAGTTTTGTCGTCGGTACAACCGCGATAAGCACGGCTGCGATGATGTAATCGAGCAGATGCAAACTCTCATCACTACTCCGTCGTTCGTCAATCGCTTTTCCCAGCACACACCTACGCAGCTTCCTCTGTGTATGCCTGACGAATATAAGACTGCTAGTGTTGTCGAGTCTTACCGTAACTACTTTGCCAACAAACCTAACTTGCGTTACTTTGTTGGACAAGTCCCTGAATGGGTTTCGCAGTACCGTACTGTTGATACTCCGATTGCTATTCAAGAATGATTGAACACGCAAAGAAGGCGGCTCGAAATGGCCACGGCAAGTTTCGTCTTGGCGCGGCTATTTACGACAAGAAAGGAAAGCTGATTTCGGTCGGCTGGAATAAACCAAAGACGCACCCGAAGTATGGTTCTCATCTTTTCAATAAGATTCATGCGGAAGGTGATGCGCTCATCAAAGCACTCAGGAAGACCAAGACTTTGAAAGGCGCTTACATTGTTGTCTATCGGCATCGTGGGAACATGGCAAAGCCTTGTCCGTGCTGCGAGAATATGCTGCGCGAAGCAGGGATTGAGCGTGTTTACTATACCGATGGAAAAGATAATCTACAGCAAATGAGGTTAAACTAATGCCCCAAAGAACCAAGTTCCGTAACCACAAATCATTCTCGTCCCAGAAAGATGCACAAGACTTTCTGGAAAAGCTGCAAGCCGCAAACCCCCACATCGTTTACAACATCAAAAAGCGAGAGTTTCCTGGCAAGATAAAGGTCCGCTTTATGGTGCGTAGCATTGTAAAAAGGGGGTTCAAGTGAAGCTGAAAGACGCAGTTCGTTTCGCCTATCAGTTCATCGAGAAGGAGATTGATATTCTCGAAACAACGCTTCCCGACAATGAATGGGGGGATTCTAAACTCAACCCCCTGTACGATACAAAAGACAGGCTTTTGAAGTTCCTTGCTGCTGAGTATTGGACTCCAGAGGTGGTTCAATGTCTCTCCTCTGCTGCTGATTACCTACAAGCAGCTATGGACAATGAAGACATCTCAAAACAAGTGCCTGACTGGTTTCTTCCCGCACAGAACTCTGTGCAATCTCTCCGCAAACACGCTTTCCAAGCACAACACTACTTTGATTGATATGAATAAATACATCGTTTGTAAAAAAGTTTTCGCCACCGAGCTTATCTGGGTTGAAGCAGACTCGAAAGAAGAAGCAGTCAACCTCGTTTCAGAAGGTGACGGTGTTCCCGCCCGACTTGAGTTTGAGTGGGATGGAGATATGCCGCCGCACTTTTGGACTGCCCATGAAGTAGAAATCACGGGCGAGGATGTTCAAAGTCTTCAAAAATACACCACGGCTCTTGCTTTCGAGGAGTAACCATGTCTGATATTCGTAAATACCAAGTAATTATTCCAGTCACCACTTACGAGAAGCGTACCGTCTATGCTCGCAGCGAATGGCAAGCGAAAGAACTCGCTTCCGTAGAAGCTCCTGAGAACGCCTCCTATAGCTGTGACTGGATGGTAAGTGAGGTTGTGGAGCAGAACACTCCCGAGCGTCAGAAAGTCTACTACACGCCACTACAGAACATTCCTGGCAAGCTGGCGCACCTTCGACTGGAAGACGCCATTCGATTTGCTAAACTCAACAACACGATTGTTCTTGACGAAGAAGGATATGTGATTGAATATGAAGATTGAACTAAACAAAGACCAGTACGACCGTCTCGTTTGTTGGATGGCAGACTACGAAGCACCTGAGCTACTTGAGGAGAGCTTTCCCGATATGCCAGACTACAGAGACTTTCTTCTGGAAGAAGCCTTTGAACTGTTCCACGGAATGTATCAGAACACTTATGAAGTTACTAAAGATTGACGCGAACGACTGCCGAATCAGCATGACGCTACCCGAGATTGAGATGCTCAAGAATGGTCTGTTCTATCTTTCTCATATCACGAACAACGCCTTTTCAGATGAAGCCCTGCAAGAAGCAGCTAACTTTCTGAAAGACGCTGAACGACAGATTAGAAACCTATAGCATGATGAATAAACAAGAAGTTATCAAAAGCCTTGAAGCCTTTATCGAGGCTTTGAAGGCTGAGGAGCAAGAAGAGGTTACTACCTTTGATTTCGGTAATGGACCTGTTCCTGCTCATCGACATAAGAACCCTGATGGTTCTCTTGGTGGTTGGGTAGCTAATACTGCTACTGTTGCTGATACTGCCTACATTGGGGAAAATGCCAAGGTGTTTGGTGATGCTGGGGTGTATGGTCATGCCAAGGTGTCT